GCACACACCTTATAAGACAGATATGTAAGGCGAGAATGCCAAATTCATATTGGCCGTGGGCGTGCTACAATTTTTCAACCGGTGCTAGGTTAGATAAGGTTTATGTTGGAAAGTATCCTGCAGGCACGACCCTGACGGGTGGTACGAAGTTAAACAGCTTGCCGAACGAATATCCATTGATAAACAAGAACATCGTCGAATTTAGAACCTACGCAGAAGCCAACGGTACTGGGTATCAGCAATTAGACATTCACGTGTATGATATGCTCCAGGTTTTGTTCACGGTGGAATTTGCAAAGCTGGATAGCCAGGCGATTATGACTGGGTGGACTGCTGGAAATTATGCAGCGACTGAAGTATTGACAGCGGACACATCAGCGGCTAACACAATTGTTGTAGCAAATACTATTGGTGCTAAATTCGCTGTTGGGCAACCCGTTGGATTGGGAACAGCGGCTGGTAATACGTCTGTATTTTATGGACGCAATATTACGCTTATTCAAGTTGATACTCCAGGTGCAGGATCAACAACAATAACTGTAGACGGGGCTGCTTTTAACGCTTCAACGGGTAACGTGCTTTGGAACTGTGGCTGGAAAAGTGGATTTTCAAGTGGGATTTCTGCGAGCAGTGGATCATTAGCGCATAATACGAACGGTAAAAATCCATTTATGTATCGAGGGATTGAAAATCTGTATGGAAATGTCTGGCAGTTTGTGGATGGCCTTAATATTAACGCACGGCAAGCCTGGTTTTGCAAAGACGCAGATGATTATGCCAGTAATGTTTTTGCGAGCCCCTACGAACAAATTGGATATGTTAATAAAGACGCAAGTGGATACGTGAAGTATATGGGTTTTGATGCTGCTAATCCAATGATTGAGCTACCTGTGGATGTTAGTGCAAATTTCTACAAAGATTACTATTATCAAAGCACTGCTCAATATATTGCCGTCGTCGGCGGGCGCTGGGGCCTCGGTGGGTTTGCTGGTCTCTGGTATTGGTATCTGCTTTATTCCTCCGCGAACACGTACGTGTTTATCGGTGGTCGCTTATGCAAGAAAGGATAAAACTATGAAATACGTAGATATTCCAGCCTTCGGGCAACTTATCGAATACATCATACAGGCAGAACCAGCACTTGTAAACGGTGAGATGGTAGCAGACGTGATTATTAATCAGGTTGATTTATCAGACCAACCAATCATTGAAGCAGCCGAAACAATCAAAGCAGATTATTAAAAGGTATCAGCATTACGCACAATACCAAAACTTACAGCGGACAAGGTTGAAAAGATAAAACTCAAGATTGAGGAAGCGTATTGTTTCGATGTAGCGACACTTGTCACATGGACTGACGAACCGCTTTCATTAGTGGGAACACTTGTAGAGGTCAAGAGTAAAGCCGATTGGAAAGTGGGCGTTTTATATCCGGTTAATATGGTTGTTCTGTATGCGAAAAACTTATTCAAATGTTTAGTACAGCATACATCAACCCTATTAACAGCACCCGACAAGGACAAAACAAAATGGGCGAAATACTACGATGCAGCAGCAACGGTGGCAGAATGGGCGGTAGGTGTTTCGTACTCTGTTGATGATATGGCGACATATAAATCCAAAGTATATCGGTGTTTGATTGCTCATGTTTCGACATTGGCGTTTGATCCTGAAAAAGCTAAGACATATTGGGTTGAGGTGAAGTGAAAAAATGGATAACCGATTATAAACCACTAACACGCAACCCGAACAAGGAGAGTGTCATGACCAACCTTGACTATGCTCTCATGATGCTTGAGATATACGAAGCCGATGATCCGCTGAACTTTGATGCGATTGTGCACTACAAGGAATTAGCGAATCGGGAACGAGAACGAATACAGAATGATGATTGAGACGGTTTTTAATTAAGGTTTTTTTTACATAATATTCTGGTTAGAGAAAGTGAATCGAGAGATGGCAACTCAAATAATAAGATTCAGCCAAGCATATATGGTAGATCACCCCTTTTAGCCAAAAGGTTGTCCGTATTTTTATTATTATAATTATTTTTGAGACGTAAAATATATATGTCAGAATATTATTTTTATATTATTGTTTAAAAGGAGGCAGATGTGCCTATAAGTAATGATCACGAAACCAAACTAAACAGAATGAATCGAGCCTCCCAAAATGTAAATTTAGGAACAATTTTAAAGCAATTAGATAATGTGGTAAATTCTGGAAGTCCCATAAGTTTATTAAATATTTCTGGTTCTTCTGGATCTCCTTTATTAAATGTTTTTCAAAACGGATCTGGTTCAGTGGTAAAAATAGGAAGTGAAAATGATTTCTTATCTGTAAATAATCGTGGAGAACTTAGATTAACTGGATCTGCTGTAACATGGGAAGATTTAAGATATCCCGCATCTGGTATCAATCCTCCTGGAGGACTTTCGGATGCATCAAAAGACACATTGGACACTCCTTTTATCGGAACTTTTTTATTTGATCCTGCATCAATTGAAATATGTGCAGGACAGGCTCAAATGCCTCATAGATGGAAAGAAGGAAGTTTTGTTCATCCTCATATCCATTGGAGTCCAACATCTACTTCTACAGGAAGTATTGTATGGCAGTTAGATTGTGATGTCGCAAACGTAGGAGAGGCATATAGTGGAAGTTATACATATACCAGTGCCATTTCTGTTTATGCTGATGGAACTTTAAATGAACATAATGCTTCAAATTTTTCTGTTTTGGAAATGTCTGAAAAAGTTTTATCTACCATAATTTTATGGAGAATTTCGAGAATTGGATCAAGTGGATCGGACACGTATCCTCAAGATGTAAGATTTTTGGAATTTGACATTCATTATCAAATAGATTCTTTGGGAAGTAATGAAGAGTGGATAAAGAACGGATAAAATAATAAAACAGAGATTTTATTATAAGGAAATAAAAATTATTAAACAAGGAGCAAACTTTTGAAAGATCATATTTTCAAAGAATGTTACAAGTATTATTTAAATAAAATACCTAGATATTGGGATATATTAATGGAAAAATATCCCAATGAATATGTTAGTAAAGAAGCAATGCGCTCCGCATTTAAAAAAGAAAGATATAAAAAGGGCATTCTTACAAAAATGGTTTCTAATAATAATGTAAAAGATTTGGATCAAAGTATTGATGCAGATGAAGTAATATATAATGAGGCTTCAGAATTGAAACAAGATGGAACTTATTATTCTGATAAGCTTGTTGAAATGAGCGAAGAAGATAAACGAAGTCCTAAAAGAATGTTAGAATTGCATAATCTTGACCCTGATTTATGGGAAGTTTATTTAGTAAGAAATAACCTATGGAATTCTCAAAGAAAAAATGATCAAGGAAGGTTACTACTTTATCAATCTCGTCTTACCGCAAAACCAAAACAAAATAAATCTATTACCTTTGAAGATGTTGATAATTTTTTTGAGAATCATAAATATCAATCAAAGATAAACTTAAAAAAATATAAAGATGTTAATGAGAAGGTTTTAGAAATAGATATAGCTGATTTACATAATGGAAAACTGCCTTATCTAAACGATGATACTGTACAGGATGATTTTTATTATACTTTATCTGAAATTATAAATCGAACAAAAGACAAAAATATAAGTAAAATTTATTTTACTCCTATGGGCGATACAAGTAATTTTGATAGTATTAATGGAGCTACTACAAGTGGAACTCCTGTTTCTAATAATAAAACACTTCAAACCGTTTTTGATGAAACAACAACCATGTTTATAGATGCAATTGAACAATTGTCAAATATTGCTGAAGTAGAAGTTTTACATATTCCTGGAAATCATGATTTAGGATTTTCTTATTATCTTGTAAAATCATTGGAGATGTATTTCAGAAAACATAATGGTGTTAAAATTGATACGGATCATAAAATTAGAAAATTTAGAGTTATAGGAAATACACTTTTAGGAATTTCACACGGAAATCTATCTAAAGCTAACTCTAGTGGCTGGTTACAGGTAGAGGCAAGAGAAGAGTGGGGAAAAACAAAATATTCTGAGGTACACATGGGTCACATACACTCTCAGCATACCGTTGAGAAGAGTGGAACAATTTGCCGATATTTACCAAGTATGTCTCCAACGGATAATTGGCATTATGAAAAAGGATTTGTTGGTGCTGTTAGAAGTACCTGTTGTTTTCTTTGGGATTTGGAAAAAGGTCTTGAAGAACAATGGTATATAAATATTCCAAATTAAAAAAGGTTAAAAAATAAATGGAAAAGAAACAATTTATAATTCAAGAAGATTTAGCAAATGCAGTTTTACAATATTTAGCGTCTAAACCTTATGCTGAAGTTTTTCAGTTAATAGGCGGTTTACAACAACTTAGAATATTTGAGAGTCCTAAACTGCAAGAAGAAAAACTAAAACCAGAAAAATCAAAAGAAGAAATGTAATAAAAGGGAGATTTTATTTTATTATGGAAAAAGGATATGTTTATAATCTTTATATAAATAATGTTCCTTCATCTTGGGACATTGTGTGGATTGAAGCAGTAAAGTCAAATGTAATTAATCCTCAGTTTTTTGATAACTGGAACAAAATAAAAGATGCTAAAAAAGGATTGGTTCATAAGTTAGGTCTTACGACAACTGCTGGAATTAATGAAAACGGAACTGTGATGCACTCCGTTCTTAATGATTTACAGGAAAATAATTGGAATAATGAAGTTCCTATTCTTTTAGATATTTATGATTCAACTGCCGGAGATACTTTTCAACTATATCATATTCGAGCTTATTTAGAATATTTATATGCTAGAGTAAATCTAAAAACAAAACCCATATTGCGTATTTTATCTGGAACATGGAATTCATGGTTTGATGGTTCTTATTCGGAATTAAAAAAGGTTGTTGAATTAGCTGATCCTTTGGTTATTGGTTGGGGAGGAAATAAACCTAATTCAGTTAAAACAGGATTAGTAAAATGGTTTGAATATGGATTGCCCATTGATGCAAGTAAAGCTACAATTGCTTATATTGCACAGGATGAAACCGGTATGTGGGAAAAAAGTCCCCAAGAACCAGTTGTGATTCCTCCTTCAGAAGATCCTATTGATGAGGATGAATATGATGATGATGTTTTATTGGAATTTGATCCCATCAAAAAATGGAATGTCAATTTAGAATTTAAATTATTAGGATTTTTAAAGGGTTCTATAAAGGGTTCTATTGATGCCGTTTTTGAGGATGAAGAAGAAGAATAACTGAGATTGATTGAGGGGGATTTTAAATAAAGGTGTAGTCGAGTCTGGTTAAGGCGCTACTTTTGGGAAGTAGATATCACTGGTTCAAATCCAGTCACCTTTACTGATGCATCTTGGGATGCAAATTTTTAAATAAAAAAGATCTTTTATTGGTATTGGAGTTTAAAAATATGGAAAATGAACAGCCTAAAAAGGCAACTCGGAGCAGAAGAAAAATATTAAAATCAAGTGTTTTATCTTCTGATGCTAGTGGACTATCTTCAAATTATTGTAGAAAATGTCAAAGATTACTTTCAGAAGGACAGTTTTACAAAGCAACAGATTTAGTTTTAGATACAAATGGAAGAATGTCTGTTTGCAAGTCTTGTTGTGATGGATTGTATAACACTTTTTATGGCGTTGAAGGAACACTTGATAAAGCTGTATATAGAGTGTGTAAAACCATAAATGTTGTTTATAGTGAAGTTGCTCTTGATAAATTAAAAACTCATTTGGACACAACTATGAAAAAAGGAAGAGTTATCAATAATCCTTTTGGTTTTTATATTAGCAAAATTCAAAGTTCAGTTAATAATGATGATTTAATAAATTTAACATTTATGGATAATATAATAGAAAATAGAAAATTCGAAGAAGATATCACAGATACAGAGTATGATATTGAGGAAATAGATAGATTAAGAAAAAAATGGGGAAATAAGTATTCAGTCGATGAATTGGCTTATTTAGAAGATAAATTATCAAAATGGGATGGATCTCATGGTATAAATACTTATGCCGATGAAGTCTCTTTAATAAATGTTTGTCGAAAACAATTAGAAATAGATATATCAAATGAGCAACCTGGTTCAGATACAAGTAATTTAGTAAAACAACTTTCAGATTTAATGAAATTAGCAGGGGTTGATCCAAAAGAAACAAAAACAGCGGTTGTTGGTAAAAGTAAAGAAACCTTTTCTAATTTTATTAGAATTATTGAAGAAACAGAACCAGCAGAATATTACAAAGATAAAAACTTATTTAAAGATTTCGATAATTTAAATTTTTATTTTAAAAAATATGTTACTAGACCATTGGGGAATTTTCTTAGGGTTACAAGAGATTTTGATGTATCGGAAGTTGAAGATGATAATGATGATTTCGATGTTCTAGATCAAGCAGTTGATGAATAGGAGAACTAATCATGCCAACTTCTCCTAGACCATATCAAAATGAAAGAATTAAAAATAAAAATAGTAAAGATATTTTCAAAAGACAAAAATCTTTTATTACTCAAGAGATTTTAGAAGAAGAACGAAAAGAAAAATTGAAAAAATGGATTACTTTTTTTAGAAGAAATCCCCATAGATTTATCATGGATTATTTTGGAATTCATTTACATGTCTATCAAATATTAATGATATGGGTTCTTCAAAGAAGTAGTTTGGCTTATATCGTTGCTAGTCGTGCTTCTGCTAAAACGTGGATTATTGCTGTTTGGTCTTGTGCTTTGGCTGTTTTATATCCAGGTATAAAAATAATTGTTTGTGCTAAAACATTAAAACAAGGTGGAATTATAATTTCTGAAAAGATTATGCAGCTTAGAAAAGAGCATCCTAATCTTGAAAGAGAAATTGAAAGTATAACAGCTAATCCTAATACATATGATTGTATTTTTCATAATGGATCAACAATAAGAGTTGTTCCCAGTTCAGAATCGGCTAGAGGTAATCGTGCTAATTATATCATTGTAGAAGAAAGTCGTCTTGTTCCTAAAGAAATTTTAGAGGGAGTTATTAAGCCGTTTTTAGAAACACGCAATCCTCCTTATAAAAACAATCCTAAATATGCTAATGATAAAAGACTTCAAGAAGAAGGAACTATATCATATATTACATCTTCTTGGTACACAATGGAATATTGGTACACTTATGTTCAAACATGTATAAAAAGAATGAATTCTGGTGATGAAACGGCAAACTTTTTAGCCTTTGATTATTTAATTTCGTTGCATCATGGTATTAAAACAAAATCCATGCTTAAGAATGAAATGGAAGATGCCGATCCATTGACCGTTCAAATGGAGTATTTAAATATTCCAAGTGGTTCTAGTGGAAAAAGTTACTTTAAATCTACTTTATTTAAAAGAAATATAAAACAGGCTTTCTATCCTCAAAAAGAAGATAATTTTAATACTAAAAAAAATCCTTATGGATTGCTAAAAACAACAGGAGAGATAAGGTTTGTAAGTTGTGATATTGCTACAAGAGCGAATAAAGCAAATGACAATTCCATTATTGAATGTGTTAGAGCTTTACCTTTAATCGGGGTTGGTTATCGAAGACAACTTGTTTATGCGGAATCACATAAGGGATCTCATGCTGGAGAACAGGCTAAAAGATTAAAAAGAGTATTTTATGATTTTGAAGCTGATTATTTGGTTTTAGATGTTCAATCAGCAGGTATTGGTATCTTTGACTTTCTTAGTGAAGAAACCATCGATGAGGAAAGAGGAATTGTTTATCCAGCAATGACAGTTGTCGATGAATATTTTGATATTATAAAACAAGATGCCAGAGAAGATCTTAGAAGAAATCATACCAGGGGTTTGGAAGCAAAACCAATTATATTTCCAATTACTGCCAGTCAAGCATTGAATAGTGATATTGCTGTTTCATTTAGGTCTTTACTTCAAAGAAGAATGTGGGAATTTTTAATTCCTGAATCCGAAGGTGAAGAATACTTATTAAAAAAGAATAAGGAATTTCTTTCTGATCCAGATGATTCATATTTAAGAGGGTTCTTTTTGAACCCATATGTTCAAACAGGTTTATTAATTGGAGAATGTATCAATTTGGATATGAAACCTGTTAATGGATTAATTAAATTAGTTGAAAAGCCTGGTTCATATAAGGATAGATATTCTGCAATATCTTATGTAAACTATGTTATATCAAAGGAATTTGATATTGAATTAGTTAAACAAAAAGATAATAAAGATGATTTAGAGGCTATGGTTGCACTTAGTTATTGGTAAAATAATACTAAAAGAAAGGAGAGTGCATGACTGAAGAAAATAAAAATGATGAAATTCTTCTTTCTAAAGAAGAGGTTTTTGATGTAATAAAATTTGCACAAACAATGTATAATGCAAGTTATAATTTATTGACTCCTGATTTATTGAATCAAAGAATAAAAGAAATTTCATTCAATCCTCTTTCTCCAACTGAGAGAAATATTACGGATGCATTAGGTAATGCAAAAAATTCAGAAGAGCAATTAAGAGATTATATTGAATTTTTTGAAATATTGTCTATGCCTTTGAAGAGAATATTTTCGTATATGGCAAGTCATTTAGCTTTTGATTTACAATATACCGTAAGAAATTCAATGAAAGATAAAGAATATGAAAGTAATAATTATATAAAAGATAAAGAAGTTTTATATGAATATTTTGATAAATTTGATTATCGATCATTTTTTAGAAATATTTCAAAACAGTTGTTGAGAAATGAAATATGTGTTGTTACTCCAAGAGAAAATAAAGATACAATTGTTTTACAGGAACTTCCTTTACTATATTGTAAAATTACAGCCAAAGGAAGTAGAGCACCTTTAATATCTTTTAATTTTTATTATTTTATTCAACCTGGAGTTGATATAAATTTATATCCCGATTTCTTTAAAAAGAAATACGTTGAATTATTTGGCGGTAAAACTAGTGCTCAAATATATAACCCGTCTCTTCCTCCTGAGTTGAGAGGAAATTCAGAATACAATTTTTGGGTTGATTTACCTCCATCTGAGGGTTGGGTATTTAAGTTAGATACATCTTTAATGACTGCTATTCCGTATTTTTCTGCCATGTTGCCTTTACTTATTAATGATCAAACCATGATTGCCTTACAGAAAAACATTAATATGGCTGCTGCTGCAAAAATATTGTTTGGTGAAGTTCCCATGAGAAAAGATGATAAAGGTGCTTCGGTTGCAGATATGGTGGCATTAAATCCTGTTCAATTAGGACAGTTTATGGCTTTGGCTAAATCTGCGGTTGGAGAAGCCGTTAAAGTTTCTGCCGCTCCATTAGAGAATATGCAAGCATTTTCTTTTGAAGGCGATACAGATGTTTTGAGTAAATGGATTCAAACTTCTATGTCTATGTCTGGAATGGATACTGCTTTGATTTATTCGATGCAAACAAAAGCAAATTTAGTAGATTCTCAATTATCATTTGAATCTGATTCTAAGATAATGGAACAACAATTATATCCTCAGTTTGTTTCATTTCTTAATTATTGGGTAAATTTAAGAACAAATAAATATAAATATAGATTTAGATTAGAAGGCAATGATTACTATTTAAATAGAACTCAAAGATATGAAAGAGCTATGGGGATGGCAGATAAAGGAATAGTTCTTCCACAATTGATTTCTAGTGCTATAGGTTTGTTACCACAAGAGTTAGAAAGAATGCTTCAAGAAGCTAGAGGAAGTGGCTTTGTTGATAAACTTACTCCAATTATTTCTGGCTTTCAAATGAGTGGAAAAGATAGTGATAAAAGTGGTAGACCGAAATCATCGGATAGCGAATTGGGAGAGGCTGGTGCTCAAACAAGAGAAACAGGCTCAAATGATGCTAAAAAATTAAAATGAAAGTATAACGAATATTTTTTCGAACAAAATATTTGGCTTCCGTATTTTCAATATATAGATAAAAAATGGAGGAATAAATTATTATGATTACTGCAACACAAAAATCAAAATTAAATAAAATGAATCGTGCATCTCAAGATGTTTCATTGGGAACTTTGGTTCAGGGATTTCAGGGTGTATCTGCCACTACTGTTTCTTCTGCTCAAGCGAGTGCTTCAAGCGTAGCAATTGATAGCGGACTAGATTCTGTTACAGGATATATTTTTCAACAATTTCGCTCATCTGGTTCTTTGGTTATTCCCACAAGTGGTTCACAGTATTATGTCAAAAATACTTCAGGAACAGTTACAATTTCAAGTCCTGCCGCTAATGTAATTCAAACAGGCGATATTATTAATCTTGTCACTTTCCAATAAAACATACCTTTTATTTAATTTTTTAGAAAGGAGGTAGAATGGGGATAAAATTAATTAGTGATAATTTGATTGATTCTTTGTTGGCACAATGGGCGCATGAAAAATATAATGCACATTTATATTTATATATATCTTCCTTCTTAAAAAATAAAGGATTGAATCATTTGGGGAGTAAGTTTTATAATCAATATAAAGAGGAAAACGAACATTCTGAAATGATTATAAATTTATTAACTGATATCAACGCAGATGTTACGCTTTCTGAAATTGAGGAAATAAATATTCCAATTAATTCGATTATGGATGTTGCCGATAAATATTTGTTAAGAGAATATGAAACAACTGCGAGTCTTGATGAAATTAAAAAAATATCAATTGATGAATCAAATCCGGTTGTAGAAGAATTTATAAGAAAAATGATAGAAATACAAAGACACGAATATGAAGAAGCAACTGATTTTATGGATAAAGCTGAATTAACTGGAAATAATTGGTTCAATGTATTCCTTTGGGATTTAGGAGAAAAATAATGTATGTTATTAATCCTACTCAAGAGCAATTAGATTCGTGGTTTTCTTGTAATAAAAGAATGGGGGAATATTTAATTCAAGAATTAGGGGCTGTTCCAATCCATAGAAAAAAAAATAGGGATTATTTTGTAAGCACAGTTTCATTTAAAGAAAAATTAAAAAAAGTTCCTGTTTATATAAGGTTACTTAATAAATTATAAAAATTGAGAAGAGATTTTATTAATCCTTCTGGAAAGGAGGAACAATGTGAGTTCTAATAAGCATTTATTATTTGATATTGAAAGTGGAGAAATCATAGAGGAAAACGAGTCTTCTCAGTTTGCGACAATAAAGATTTTTGCTTTTAATAGTGGCTGGAATAGACATGACATGTATTGTTCATTAGACACATTAAAAAACACAGCTCAATCAATTTATGATAAACCAGTTATTTATTCTTTTTCTAAACTGTTTCGTGATTTTGATTCTCATACAGATCCAGAAAAATCTTTTATTGCAGGATTTATTGTTCGTGATTCTGCTGAATTTATTGAACTTGAAGATGGAAGAACATCCTTATCTGTTTTAGCGAAAATATGGAAAATGTATGCTCCTCAATTTATGCAACTATTAAAAGAATCAGAAAATCATGAAAAAAAAGTTTCTGTTGAAATGGAGTTAAAAGATTATTCCGAAATGGAAAACGGAGAAGAAATGCTTGATTTTGAATATTCTGCCGTTTGTGTATTGGGAGATCTTATTACTGAAGCTAGTCCTGGTGCTCATTTAGAGGTTCTTAGTTTTGCAAAAAAAGAATATGAGAAGGCGTTACATTTAGAATTTTCAAGAATGTATGATGAAATTGATTTTTCCATTCCAGAAGAAGTGAAAAATAATGCTATAAAAAGTCTTGAACTTTATAAAAAATATGGCGGTGGAACTTCTGTTGGACTAGCAATTGCAAGATATATAATAAAAAACCAATTTGTAACTCCAGAAAAAATAAGAAGTATAGAGAAATATTTTTTCAGACATGCAAAAGACAATCTTACCAATAAAACATCTAATGAATGGATATCCTGGTTAAACAGAGGTGGCAATGAGGGAAAAAATTGGTCATCGAGTATTGTCGAAAAGATGAATGAAATAGATAAAAGAGAAATGACTTATTTTTCTGATATTGAAAATTTTGAAAAAGTTACTTTTCTGTATAAAGATAAATCGGAAATGAGTCCTGCTTTAAAGGAAATAAATCCTCCTATTTCTGTTTCTCAAGCAAATACAATAGCGAGACAAGCTGATACCCTTGGTTCAGATAAAGAAAAAAATGGTTGGGCTATTGCTATTTCTAATTTTAAAAAAACTCATAAAGTTGAGAATGGAAAATGGGTGAGAAAGGAGAAGTCGAAAAATATGGAAGAAGAAAAAAAGGATTTTGAACAAGAAACCAAAGAAGAAGACAAAGAAAAAATGGCTGAAAAGCCAAAGGAAGAAAACATGTCTGATGAAAAAGAAAATGAAGAACCCAAAGATGAAAAACCAGAAGAGGAAGAGGAATCTGAAAAAGAAGATATGTCTTTGGATGCCAATTTAGATGTTAAGGCTGTTTTAGCGTTTCTTCAGGAAGAAACTCAAGATTATAAATCTTTGGCTGCTGAATTTTCCGATGAAAAAGAAACTAAAAATTTTGCGAAAATGGCTAATTATATGTTTGAAAAAATGAAGAAAATGTCAGAGCAATTAAAAGAAAAAGAATCTGAAGCAAGTTCTTATATGGCGGAAAATGAAAATTTGAAAAAATATAAGAAAGAAAAAGAAGATGAACAATTTAATTTTTCTGTTGATTCTATTTTAAAGAAAATTGAAGAAAAAACTGAAATTCCAAAAGATGAGTTGAATATTTTAAAAGAAAAATCTAAAGATTTTAGTTTAGAGAATATTTCTGTTTGGGAAAATTTGGCGAAGGCTAGAGCATTAGATTTTGCAATTAAGAAAGATTCAAAGCAAGAGGATGAAGAACCTCGTTATGCTTGGGATTCAGAAAATAAAAACAAACCAGTCACTACAAGTTTCTGGAAATAATAGGAGGTAAATATGGCATATGCAGTTATTGAATTAAATCAAGTTGCCGCTACCGATGTGGCGATTTACAATCGAACAGCAACGAGTGGTAGTGATTTGGAACAGGCTTCTCTGTTTCGTTTAGATTCACTTTCAAGTGGTTCTGGACAGGGAGAGGTGTTTGCCGCAACTCAAATTGCAACTGGCAGTTTGGTTGACGTATGGATGGCTGTTGGACAGGTTATTCCTTTCTTAGAGTCCGCAGATGGTGAAATTTTTAATCAGGGTTCAGAAGATCCTCGTAATTTCTACAATCCTGCAAATCGTGTGTTTGATGCTTTTAAACCACAACCAGGTGATATTGTAACTTTAAGTGAAGATTGTTTCACTGCCGCAAAATCTACTAATACTTATGCTAATGCTACAACTGGTTTATGGCAATTGGTTTGGGGATCAGCACATGCCGCAAATGCTTTATCATTTAAATATCTGGCTACAAAATGGATATCTATTGGTAATCCTGCGGTTGCAAGTGGTAGAGTTACAGCTTATCGAATGATTTGTCTTTCTAACTAATGTTGGGTTTTCCACATTATATAGTAAATAAAAAAAAATAAGGAGGAAATGATATGCAAATTCCGAATAATATTGTTCATTTCGCTGTTGGGAATCCCACATTATATGATAAAATGATCCCTGACTGGTGGAATCACTACAAGTCTTCACAGGACAAAACTCGAAATTATGAATTCGCTAAAGTTAATGATAAAGGGGAATTGATTACTTTTGAGGAAAAAGAAAAACAAATTACTGATGCAATTATTAAAGAAGCAATGAAACGAACTAACGTTCCTTATCTTGCTGAAGCTCCGGCTGATCAAATCTTTAATCATCAGGGTTTACGCAATGAGATTTTTGCTGTTGTGGCAAGCATCGTTGATATGATTATTCCACAGACTTTGATTGACTCTATTAGCTTATATTCTGATGTTCGTACTATTGGGTTTGGTGATAGTGCTCAGTTTGATGTTGAATCTAATGACCTGTTTTCTGTTTCTCAAATTGGTCGTGGTCAGAGAAATTCTTTTGCCTACAAACAATTTATGGGAACAAAAACCGTTACTCCAGTAAATCATGCTTTGACTGTTTACGCTGATTTATATCGTGTTTTATCTGGAAAAGAATCTCTTGCTAAATTAGTTGTAAAAGTTATTCGTTCTATGGAAGCAGCTATGCGTAATGATGTTTACGATGCTTTTGCCGCTATGGCTGCTGCTTTACCAACTACAGCTACAACTGGTTTACAAGTTGCTGGTTATTCACAAGATTCATTGATGCGCTTATGCGAACAGGTTACTGCTTGGAATAACGGTAATAAAGCAATGATCGTTGGTACTGCACGTGCGTTAGTAAATGTTTTACCCAATGATGCTAATTATCGCTATACTTTAGACGATCCCTATATGACTCTCGGTCATGTTCGTACCGCATTTGGATACGATGTAATGGAACTTCCCCAAGTTGCCAATAACGATACCGAATGGTCTTTGAAAATTGACACAGATCGTCTCTGGATTTTATCACCAGCTTCTCAGAAATTTGTTAAATTAGTATTAGAAGGTTCAACCCTTTCTATTACTGATTCTGTTTATGAGAATCGTAATTTAATTCAGCGTGCTACTATGCACAAGTCTTGGGGAACGGCTGTAGCCTCCAATTCTGTCCTGGGACTAATTACGATCTAGTATTTTAAATAAATAAAATTATCTAGTATGGGAAATTTTCTCATACTAGATAATTGATTGGACTTGATAATGGAAAGAGCCAAAAGATTTAGAACGCCTTCAATAACTCAAGAAGAAGTACAAAAAAGAATTGATATCGCACATAATAAAACCATTGTTTTTTATAATTATGTAAATACAATAACGGAATGTGATTTTGAATGTTTGGTTTGTGGACATAAGTGGAAATCCATTCCACGATTAATTTATGCCAAACATTCTTCTTGCCAACAATGTGGTTATAAAAAATCTGCTTCTAAAAACAAACTTTCTTATGAATATGTTAAAAAATATATTGAAGATAGAAATTGTGAATTAATTTCAAAAGAATATGTTAATCATTCAAGTCTTTTAAAAATAAAGTTTGAATGCGGAAACATACATAATATGTCTTTTTCAGCATTTCAATCAGGAGAAAGAGATCCTTGCAACGCCATTAAAAGACAACAGGAATCTGTTTCTAAAAAAACAGAAAAAAAAATGATGGAATTTTTTGATTCTATAGGATTTCAATTTATATCTTTTGAAGGAGATCTTCTTAAATTTAAAAGTATTGTTACTTATTCTTGTCCAAATGGTCATATTGAAACAAGAAGGTATCCTGGTTTACACAGAGATAAAAACTGTACAATATGTACAAAAGAAGAAAATAAAATTAAATATTCAAAAGAAAATTCAAGTAATTGGCAAGGTGGATTAACTGAACTAAAAGCATATTTATCTAAGTTCATTGTTCAATGGAAAAAAGACAGTATGGAAAATTCTAATTATAAATGTGTCATTAGTGGAAAAAGATTTGAAGATATTCATCACGTTCAATCGTTTAATTCACTATTAAAAGAGTCATTAAAAGAATTGGGATTTGAATTAAAAAATACAATTGGTGAATATGATGGTGATCAAATCGCGCTGCTTATCAATAAATTAGTTGAAGTTCATTACCGCTATCCATTAGGAATACCATTAACTAAAAAATGCCACGTTAAATTTCATAAAATTTATGGAATGGGAGACAATACTCCCGAACAATGGAATGACTTTATGGATAAAATAAAGTCTGGAAAAATAAAAATAAAAAATTAATTATATAATATAAAAAAGGAAAATTTGCAATGGCAACAAGAGGAAGACCTCCAAAAGATAAATCGCAAAATGCGGAAAATAAAGATTTAGTTGAAAATTCTCAGTCAAAATCTTCAGAGGAAGAAACCGTAATTATTAAAAAAACAGAATTAGAAAATATTTATAAAATGATTAAAGATCTTCAAAATAATATAAAAAATAATTCTAATTTGACAACTAAAAAAGATTCTGAAGATGATGTAGAAGAAAACTATGTTTACGAAGAAGAGGAAGAAGTTCCTTTGAATTCTTATATAAAAGTAATGTCTTTAATTCCATATGAATTGAATATAAGTACAGAAAGACATGGAAGAGGAAGGATATTTACTTTTAGGGGATACGGTAAAACAAAAAGAATTATTTATCAAGAATTAGAAAAAATAATTGAAGAAAACAGACATTTTCTTGAAAGAGGATTTTTCGTTATTTTAGATAGAAGGGTTGTTAGAAAACATGGTCTAGATGATGTTTACAAAAACATTATGAACAAAGAAAAGATGGACATGATACTTTTGGGTTTTCAAGGTGGTGAAGTAAAAGAAAATGATATTTTAACTTTTGCAAAATCAGCACCAAAAGAACAACAAAAAATTTTAGCAACCATGATTATTGATAAAAGAATTAATGGTGAAACAATAGATTTAAATTTATTTGATAAATTAGCCAGAATAATGAATATGGATTTGAACCAAAAATATGAGGATTCTGTTGCATTTTTAGAAATCACAAAAAATAAAGTGTAGTAATAAATATTAAATTTTTATATATAGCCTCTTTATTAGGGGCTATTTACTTAGAAAATACATTGAATTGACAAAAATTGTCATCTTCAATTTAAAAATAAAATTTTTGAAAGGAGGTTTTATGGGAACTTCTGCTGAAGATGTTTTTGATTTGTTTTTAAGTTTAAATGAAGATTATAGATTAACAGCGGTTTATAATTCTTCTGGAAGTTCAGCCTTAAATACTTATTTAGAGCCTTGGCTACTCTTTTCAATAGATATGTTTGATGTTTGTGATCAAGATTTAGAATATTCTACAACTACACAAAGTTTTACTGAAACTTTAACTCAAAAGAATAAAAACCTGTTAGCTGAGATAATGATATTGTTTTGGCTGCAAAAAACTGTTCAAGATATTTTGCAGATGAATAATTTTATACAAGATAGAGATTTTAAAATTCATTCTAATGCACAAAATTTAAGGGAAAAACAACAGTTGTACAATAGTAAGAGATCTGAAATTAGTCAAAAATTAATGAATTATAAATTAAAAGATGCGGATATGTGGAATGCTTGGCTTGACCAGGATTTTTCAGCATATTAGGAGAATAACTATGACATATAAATATTTTTTATCTGGATCTCCAATAAATGCATATCCTCCAAATACAGGGTGGAGAAACAGTTTTAATTCTTTTTTGGATGCTGATTTTTATAACTCTCCAAATGTTTATACCATTCAAGAGGAAACTGTTTTTTCATCTGGATCTTTAGTTGATGTGGATGCAAGAGTCACAACCGCAATATCAAATGATACTGGAATGAAATTAAGTGATGATTTTAAACAATTATTATTTAAATCTGATCATACTGTTGGACTTGGTTATAAATATTATTTTGATAGTAATTATTGGATTGTAACAAATGTGAATGTCGTAAAATCAATTACTGTAACAGCATTAGCGAGAAGATGTAATAATGTTTTACGATGGACTGATCAAAATGGAATCATTTATGAAGAACCATGTGTAATTGATTATAAGATTGCTTCTCCCAACAATAACACAACTGATCCAATTACGCCCGAAGGTACAATTCATATATTTGCACAACAAAATAGTAGAACAAATAAAATAAAAGAAAATCAAAGATTCTTATTTGGAAATGAAAATAATTGGATGTGCTATCGTGTTTATGGAGGTGGAGTTAAAAATTATTTGAATAACACTAGTGTTGATAATGATACATCGACAGTTATGGAACTTGTTTTAGGGAAAAGCCTCGTGAATGAAGATACAGATGATTTAACAAATGGAATTGCAGATGCTAATAAAATTGTCTTTTCATTGGTTACTTCTCCTTCAGCTATTTATGGTGGAATTGGAGATAGCTTTAAATTAGAAAGTGTGGTTACATTAAACGAATTGATAATTAGTAAAGATGTTTTATATACTACAAGTTCATGTAGTGTTGCAAGTGTTTCAGGAAGTGGTGTTGTAAATATTTTATCCACTGGTTCTTGTGTAATTACATCTTATTTAGAGGATAATTCAAGTGTATATGATACTGTTTCTCTTGTTTCGTCTAGTGCTATCATTGAAAGTGATATTAGAATAACTCCTAGTGATAGATATATTTTAGAGGGAGATACAGAAGATTATACTGTTAGTTTATATCAAAATGATGTTTTGCAAGCAGATACTTTTTCTATTTCTCTATATGACAAAAATGTTCCTGATTCAAAATATACTCTTACTCAAATAGATGGAAATAATTTTTCTATAAAAAATAATGAAATGTTCTTAGATTATCCATTAATATTAACTCTTACTTCTAGTGGATCTATTACTAAAAATCTGAGTATTGAATTAAAGGGAGCATGGTGATAATATGGCAAATCCTTATCCTATTACTCCAAGACAATTAAATTTAGTTGATTTATCTGGAAGTCATTTAACGGAACAGGGGGTTTATCCAGATATCAAGATGGGAGTTGTTGCTAGTTATAATGTTTCTAGTGGAAGTGCTGAAACAATATTAAAAAGTACGGCTTCTGGAGGAGTTACACTTGCTTCTTTAAATGTTCAAGGAAATAGCACATTAAGAAATGTTTTACCTGAAAGTACGGATACCTACGATTTGGGATCTTCTATTAATTTGTGGAGAAAAGGTTGGCTTAGTGAATTAGATACGATTATTTTTGCTGAAAATACTGCTTCTTTAGTTGGAGGATGGTTAATTATTGGTAAGAATCAGGGTTCAATTCCTTCTTTTGTAGATTCTACTGATGCTACTATAGATTTTGGTAAAACTATGATTGTGGGAGGATCTGTTGTTTTGAGATCCTCTTTACAGGTAGAATATATTGGAACTGGTTCTTTAGCTTCTGGAAGCACTGTTTATAATGTGGTTCGAGATTTAGATGGAAGTGGAGCTAATGATTGGGTTGAAGGTAGTGTTTTTCTTGAATTAGGTGAATCGGGAGATGGAAGAATTGAATTAAATGCTTATGATACTCCGAGAATTCAATTAATTCAACAGGGAGAAACATATAATCAACAAAAAGAGATTATTAGAATTGGTGATTTGAATGGGAATTGGAATTACTCCTCTGAAGAATGGGGCGTTGCCATTGGATCGTATGGAAGTGGAAGCGGAAACGTAACAATCGATTCAATTAATGGAGTAAGAATAAATATTTATGATACACCAATTATGGAATTTAAAAGTACGGGTGCGTTTATTAGCAACGTTTTGAATATGAATGGTACTAATTCAGCAATATCTATAGGCGATCCTGTTCCTAGCTCAAGTGGTTCTGGTACGGGATTATGGCTAGACAGGAGCGGATTATATGCGCTAAATTCAGATACACAAAAGGCGGTATTAGACAATGTGGGATTGAAATTTGGCAATGTATCTGGATCGTTTTTATCTTGGCTAGATGATGATGGAGTAAACCTGACTGCGGATGACTACTCTAGTGGGTCACTGCCAGAAGACACTCCAGGAAGTCAAATAGTATGGGTGAATCCATTATCTAGTTATAATACAGATGTTCCCAATGCTGTCACTATTCAGGGTGGTGTGTATGACAACGATCCAACTATGACTTCAAGGTTAGCAGTAAAAGTGAGAGGGTACGGGTCTGGTGCACAGTTAAGTTTACAGTGTTTAGCCTATACAGGATCTTCTGGTGGATATGCAGGACTTTTTGAGCTATCACAAATTTATTCGCAGTGGAAACTAACCAGTTCTGGAGTGTCAACCACAGCCACAGTTGGAATAGTATTAAATGCAGATTATACACTCTCAATAACTGGAAATAGAGTATATGCAAATGCACTATTTCCCTGGAACGAACTAAACTGGGGAGTAAATGTTGTTACTGTTGAGTACGTATCAGCATCATCATTCAAAGTGTACGATGGGGATTTTACTGACCTGTTTGTTATAGGGACTAAGGTAAGATTTGATCAAACCACAACAAAATATTTTTATGTATTATCTTCAAGTTATGATTCTGGAACAGATGTTACTACTGTGACTGTATATGGTGGTGGGACATACACAGTGTCCAATGCAGCTATATCAAACTTTTATTATTCTCATGCAGCAGTAGCGGACACCATGCCCTTTGGTTCATCTACATTCATACCACTTACTACTCCTCTTACATCTACGGCATGGGATGGCGATTCATTCAGCACAACCGCAAAAACACTTATTGATTTATCGGCAGTCTTTGGTGTACCTGCCGGAGTAAAGGCTGTGTCAGTCTATGTAGACATTAGAGATAGTGCGTCAGCAGGAACAGACAGCTATATTTATTTAGACCCAACAAATACAGCAAATCAAGGGCTGGTGTGGAAGGCAAGTGAAATAAATGACAGAAGAACAGCAACTCAAATGACTGTTTCATGTGATGCCAATGGAGATATTTATTATCAAATTATAGCAAGTGGCGCAGGAACAATGGATGTATGGTTACGTATTCATGGTTATTGGATTTAGAAAGGGAAAAATATGACAGATTCCTACAATACTTATTCGTCTATCCCATTAATTTCTTATAATGTTATTTCTTATTTAATTGAAAATAATGAGACTATATTTAAATTACTTTATTATAATGATTCTAATGCGTGGAGATCAGATTCAAATCATCCAAATTTAACAAAAGTTCAAAAAGGATCTTTAATATTTGATGGAATAAAAACACAAACAGACTGTAGGATTTTTATGGACACAGGCAACGATGATTCTTGGCAAGTTGAATCAACTCAATTAAGAGTTTCTGTAGTTAAAGGAATTCCTACTAATCATGTTTTTGGTTATATAACAGTTGGATTTGAAATTTATTCTCATTATAAGGTAAATACATTATCGAATTACACAACAAGAGATATGGTTATTTTACAAGAAATAATAGAAACTTTAAATGGTAAAGAAATTGATGGTGTCGGAACATTATTTTTTGATTATCGTCAAGGTGGACAATCTAAATTTATTAACATTGGAATTCCTCCATATAAAGGTAAGGGATTAACAATGTGTAACTATGTATTAGAATAAAATCGGGATTTTATTATGGAATATATGTATAATGAGGAAAACGATGTTTGGGGTTTTCCTCAAACATATAAGGGAATTGAATTTCATCCAATAAAATTGAGTGATTTTTTAACAGAAAAACTTTTTTATAGAATTTTTGGTTATCCAAAAGAGTATATAAAAGAAAAAGAAATAATTAAATTAAGTTATTTAAAATATATTTTATATTATGTTCCATTAGCAACAAAAGAAGATTCTTCTTTAGTCCAAAAAAATTTAGAAAAATTTTTTAAAAAAATTTGTAAAACCGATAAGGTTTCTTTAGAGATACAGAAATTGGACTTTATTAAAAATGAAATTGATTCCATACTTTTAAGTATAAAAATAAATGGCATTTCATTTAATGAAGAAGATTTTGATATCTTGAGAGAAATGATATTGAGACAAAATGGAAGTTCTGTAAGATATATAGAAGATTTTGATCCAACCTTGGAAGAAAAATTAAATTGGATGAATAGAAAAAACGATGGAGTTACTTTTGAAGATCAATTGCTTACTTTTTGTGCATTGTCTAGAATTCCAATTTGTGATGATTCCATTAAGGATATAACAATTTATCAATTTAAAAAAAGTTTTCAAAGATTGGCGTTACTTCTTGATTATGAGAATTTATTCCCATTAGAGATTTCGGGACAAATAAAGTCAAAGACAGGGAAAGAAATTGTCAAACATTATATGTCTCATATTGGACAAGAGGGAAGGTATGATTCAATCTTAATAAGTAAAGATGACTTTATGAATAATCATCCACTTATGAAAGAAAATAATTTAAAAAACAATAAATAAAAAGGAGATAATAATATGGCAAATAATTTCTTAGTTAGTGTTGCAGATGCAATATTGAGAAATCCAACTACTCTTGAAACCTTAGCTATAGGTAAAGCAAACATTAATTCTGCTTTCAATATTACTATGCAGAATACAGATGTTCGTGGAGGAATTGGAAATCCATTACTTTATAGTTTCTATCATGATCGTATGGTTGAACTTTCAATTGAATCTGCTATTTTTTCAAAGTCTATTTTGGCTTTAAATGCAGGAGGATCAGTAGAGAATGGTGCATTGACTTGTGTGAAACAAGAAGATATAGTTTTAGCTGCTGATGATGGGACTTTAAGTGAAACTCCTCTTGGAAATGTTAGTGTGGTACTGCCAAATGGAACAATTCAAACTGTAACTCCGGTTAGTACGACTATTACAGTTTCTGGTGGTGGAACTCAAAAAGTTACTGCAATTTATACTTATACTGATACTGTTGATTATGTTGTTGGTTCTACAACTGAAGCTCCAGATATCGTAGATTTAATTTTGATTGCGGAAGTCAAAGATAACACTGGTCTTGTTGAAAGACTTCAAATTCATGTTCCACGATTTCAAATTTCCGGTAATTATAGTTTGGCTATGACCGCTAATGGTGTTTCTACTGAAACCCTTGATGGTAAAGCCTTAGAAGTTACTTCTACTACAACCGATCCAAACTACTATTATCGTGTAGCGTGGATTCCTGTTTCTACTTCTACTATTGCTGTTTCTAGTATTGCTATTACCCCTACGGTTTTAACTTTCAGTACAGCAGATTTACCAAAATCTAAACAGGCTAATCTTTTAGGTATTCGTGGTGGAACTTATGCAAATGCTAGTATTACTACATCGGCATCTTGGGTTAGAACAAGTGGATGTACTACGTTCAACATTGGTGCAGCAACCGGAATTGTTTCTGCTTGTGCAACTGTTGGGGCTGGAGACGCTGCATTGTTTACTGCAACTTATTACGATGCTACAAGCGGATCTTTGACGGATACATTCAGTGCTGTTGGCACGGCATAATTTTGATAATAACATGTATATTGAGAGAGAAATAAATCTCTCTCAATATATGGGGGTTTAATCTCCCCTAAAAATTTTATAGGAGGAGTTATTACATGACAGCAGAAAATCATAATAATCCTTGCCAACAAATTAACGATTTAACAAAGAGAGTTGAAAAGATGGAAGGCTGGATTCAAGATGTAGATAAACGTAGTGCCATTACGGAGGTATTATTAGAAAAACTTGAAGTTGCATTTAATAAAAATACAAGCGTCATTGAAGGTGTTGATGATACACTAACTCGTATGACATTTGAAATAAAAGATCAATCTTCAAAAATTATTGATTTATCAAATACGACCAACGAATTAAAAACAAAATTTGAAAGTTCTGAAAAAAAATTTCAATTAGATTTTAGAGATGTTTTCAAATCTTTTATAGATAAGAACTCTCATTTATTTGTTCCTGGTGCTGTGATATCAATTATTGGAACATCACTTATTAGTTTTACAAAATGGGTGATTGAAAATAAAGAAATGATAGTTACTTTTTTTAATAATTTAAAATAAGGATTTTATATAATGGATAAGGTAAAAATAAATTTTCCCGAATTAGAACCAAAAATATTTTATTTTTTAAATCAAAAAATAGTTATTCAAGATTTTATTGATTATGAAAAAGAAATAAAGTATATTAAAGAATACATAGAAAATCTAAATAAGTATCCTCATTTTGCAGATGGATACATTGTAGCGGAAAAAGTTTTGATGTCTCACATTGTTGCAGATTTAACAAACATTGAAATAGGAGACGAGTTTAACTCTAATTTTGTTGAACAATATATTTGGAAAGATATAAGAGATCGAATAGATAATTATGATAATTTTAGATTTCATTTAGATGAGGTTATTTCTCTTATTCAAAAAGGTCAATTGTCATTATCTGCTATTGAAGAAATTTTAAATGAAGCAATGAACGGATTCAATGAATTATCAAAAAATATAAATGACAGTGTTGATATTGTTAGAGATACTATTGTAAAATTAATTGATCATTTTAAAGATTTGGATGTTGAAGATTTAAAAAATGTGATAAACGGATTCAATAGTTCTTTAGAAGAATTGAATAATAGAGTTCCTGGATTGTTGGAAAAAAAATCGGAAGAACCAAAGAAAAAACCAGGTAGACCTAAAAAATTAGAGTAGAATATGATTAAACATGGTAAAAATAAAACGTTGAAACGATTGGGGAAACCTTGTTCAGATTGTGAATCAAAAGAAACGTATTTAATTTTAAAAAATAAAGAAATAGATGGAATTATATATCCAGAAAAATATATTTTTTGTTCCTCATGTGAATGTTTAGAAATATTTAGAGATAAAAAACATAAGGAGCGATATCAAGAAGATTTTCAATGATTTAATATAAGGATGGTGATACATGAAAATTCAAAATGAAACCCAATTAAAACTTATAATATTAAGTCAAATGAAATCTGTCATGGATATGGTTGTCGATGAAATTTTAGAATTATTAAAAAAAAACATTGATAAAAAGGTTTATAATTCTTTTTCTCCTTCCACTTATGAAAGATTAGGGGACAATGGTGGTCTTAGAGATTTATGGGAAGAAGAAAGAGCGAAAATTGTAAATGGAAAAGTTATTGGTGAAGTAAAAGAAAAACCAGAAAGATTAATTCTAAATGAAGACGACTTTCAACATGGAAGTAGATTTTGGTATCAAAATGATATAAGAGATATGCTTGCGTACATTGTAATTGAAGGAAAAAGTGGTGATCTTTTTGGTGATGGAGAATGGAGAAAGCCTAGAGATTTTTGGCATCCTTTAATAGATGAATTAGATGATGGTAAAATAAATCAAATAATTGAAAAGGCTTTTAGAAAACATAAAATAAAATTTATTAGAATATTTTAGGAGAAATATAAAGATGGCTGAAGAAAAATTTCAAGATTTAGGTGGGTTTTTAATTTGGTTGACTGGTGGCGGTGGGGCTTTATTAGTTTCATTTTTAGCTGAAAGATGGGATTGGTTTCAAGCACAAACAGCTAAAGTAAAACAATTTTTAATGATTGTCATTCCTTCTCTATTAGGTATTGGGGCTTTAGCAATTACAACTTTTGTTCCTCAGGAGCTTATTGCACAGGCTTCTCCGTATTTTATGGTTGTCGTAACTGTAATTACTTATGTTTTAGGAACTAAAGCTTTTCATATTGTTGATAAAAACAATAGCGCATAATAGACGAAAACATTGGATATAGAACACGTTTCGGATCTCCGAGCGTGTTCTATTTTTTTAGAAATAATGAAATTCACATTTTATTGGATTTTATACCCCCACATATGGGGGTCAAGAAATTTTATACCCCTATATATGGGGGTATGTGTGATGTATATCGGCATATATGGGAGTATAAAAAATGTATATTTTAGCATTAGATATTTCATTGGTGAATACTGGTGGATCTATTTTTGATGAAAAGGGAAATGTAATTGAAGTTTTTAGTGTTCCCACTTCACCAAAAGATTTAACACAAATTAGATTAAAAAAAATTGCAGATTTCTTTATTAATTTAAAAAAACGATATGAATTTGATTTAGTCATTATCGAAAAGGGGTTTTCCAAGTTTGGGACAGTTACCCAACAGATCTATCGATGTGTTGGTGTAATAAATTGTTTATTATGGAAGTCTGAACAAATTTATATTCCTGCAACTACAGTAAAAAAAACCGTTACAGGAAGTGGTAAAGCAGATAAAGAACAAGTTAAAAAATCTGTTTTAAAACAATGGAAAGATGTAGTAATTAATAATGATGATGAATCTGATTCTTTAGCTGTTGGATTAACTTATTTCAAACAGCAAGGAATTTTATAAGGAGGGAATGTGAGCAGAGTATATAATAGAATATACACAGATGAAGAATATTCCCACATAAATATAGAAAACAAAGATATTGTTCAGGACTTCTTAGAAGAATATCAGCAACGAAAAATGAAAGCAAGTACAATAAAACAATATGAAAATGATCTCAGAATAATTAATATTTTTGTAAAAAGATTTTGCGGAAATAGAAATTTATTAGAATTAGGAAAAAGAGATTTTAGAAAACTTAGCATTTGGTTAAGTGATGATTTAAAAATGTCAAATGCTAGAGTAAATAGAGTAATGAGTTGTTGTAGAAGTATGCTTTCTTATATTGAAGATTCTGATGAATATGAATATGATATTAATCAGGCTCAAAAAATAAAAGGACTACCGAAAGAGCCTGTTAGAACTGATGAAGATTCTTTTTTTATGACTTTTGATCAAATCATAAGGGTAAAAGAAAAGTTATTGGAAATGGGGGAAATTCAACTTGCTTTACTCCATATGATGATGTTTGATAGTGGAGCAAGAAGAAATGAAATTGCTCAAATAAAAAAATACAATCTTTTAAATAGTAATAAGACTAACGCAGTCATAGGAAAAAGAGGAAAGATATTTCCATTAATTTACCTAGACGATACCAAGGAATTAATAAGACTTTGGTTGGATAAACGTGGAGAAGATAATGTTGAATCTTTATGGATTGTTGGTAGTGGTGATAAAAAAAGAGAAGCCTCTTATGAAATGATTTATGATTGGGTTTTAAAAATAAGAGAAATTTTGAGTGAAATTGAAGGAAAGCAAATGAATATTTTTCCCCATAGTTATCGACATTCGAGATGTGAATGTTTATTACAAGGAGAAGATAAAAGAATTTTAGATAAAGATGGAGTTCCTAAAAAATTTAGTTTGGAACAAGTTCAAGTCTATCTTCATCATTCCGATCCAAAAACTACTTTAGATTATTCAAAAGATCATACAGACGAAATTATAGATAAAATGTTTGGTTTATGAAATTGCCTCTTTTCTAGAGGTTGAAAGGAGGGTTATTAATGGCTAATGGTGGTTATAATATTATAGTTGGCATTGAACCTGATGTTACAGGTCTTCAAGATAAATTAGATAGAAAAACTAAAAATATTAAAATAACAACAAGTATCAATATGGGGCAGAAAGATATTGATTCTTATGTTAAACAGTGGAATAATCAAATTGCAAGAATGCAATTTAAATCTCCAGATATTTTTAATAACGCAGACGTTCAAGCATCGTTAAAGGTTCTTCAAGATAACATTACTAGTTTTTCTCAAAGGGGTGGTGCTTCTATTCAAGACGTAAGGGGAAGTTTTGATGATTTAAGAACTTCTGTTACTAAAGTCGGTGCTTCTATGAAAAATACGACTAAAGATGGTTATGGATTTACATCCATGCTTGAAGTTGCTATTAAAAAAGTTGCAATATGGTTTCTTGCAACACAAGCTATTTATGGAAGTCTTCGAAAAATAGAAGAAGGAATACAATATATTAAAGATTTGAACAAAGAGTTAACAAATGTTCAAATTGTTACGGGAATGACTGCCGATGAAGTTGACAGATTAGCGGTTGAATATAATAAACTTGCAAAAGAAATGGGTGCTACAACAATTCAGGTGGCACAGGGAAGCCTCGAATGGTTCAGGCAAGGAAAGACAATTGAAGAAACCTCTGAATTAATGAAGTCAACTTTGATGTTGAGTAAGTTAGGAAACATGGAATCCGCAGATTCAACTGAAAAACTAACAGCTACTTTGAATGGATTTAAGTTAGAGGCTGAGGATGCTAGTTTGGTTGTTGATAAAATAATCGATTTGGATAATCGGATGGCAACCTCGGCTAATGAAATTGCCACAGCACTACAATATTCTGCTGCTTCTGCTCAACAAGCAGGAGTTAGTTTTGATGAGTTGACAAGTTACATTGCTACGATTTCGAGCGTTTCACGCCGCTCCGCTGAGTCGATAGGTCAAAGTATGAAGACGATGTTCGCTCGTTTAGAAAACATTAAACTTGGAAAAATGTTTGAAGATGATAAAACAAATATTAACGATGTTGAAAGAGCATTGGGTTTAGTCAATATCAGATTAAGAGATACCGCTACTTCATTTAGACCTATGGGTGATGTAATGGATGAAATTGCTGAAAAATGGTCTACGATGAATGAAATAGAGCAAAGTGCGGTTGCAAATGCTATTGCTGGTAAAAATAGAATGCCAGAATATATGGTAACATATAGAGATTGCATTTTCTATAATTAGAATAAAAATCTCAGAAGATGACCATATCGGAAAAACTCTGGAAGCAGACAATTCCGAGGAAAGACTCAAAAATTATAAAAAAAAATAAATTATTAAAAAATATTTGATGTGTAGCGAATATTTTTAAAAGGATAATTAAACAGTATGAAAAAGAAACCATTGACGCCTAATGAATTAGATTATATTAAAGATAATTATAATAAGATTCCATTAAACGAAATATGTAAAAAAGTAAATAGATGTTCTTCAACAATATTAAATTTAATTTCTTCTTGGGGAATTGGAAGATATCAGTGGACGGATGATAGGATTAAAATATTAAAAGAATTATATCCTAGTGGAAATTATGAGTTATTAATGAAAAATTTAGAAAATAATAATATTGATTCAATTCGTCATAAATCTTCTGAGTTGAATATAATTGTTGAAAAAAACAGAGATTATTCACCTGATGAAATTGATTTTTTAATAAAAAATTATGATACATTATCTTATGAAGAAATTGCTAAAAAATTAAATCGAACTTTATCTGGTGTTTATGCAAAAATAAATAATTTAAGATTGAAAGTAAATAAAACTTGGACAAACGAAGATATAAAATTATTAAAAACCGTTTATCCTCATTATACTAATAAATACTTGAGTGAAAAATATTTTCTTAATAGAAAACCGGAAAGCATAAGAACTATGGCACTTAAATTAGGATTTCATAAAACTAAAGAAAAAAGTGTTAAATGGTATGATGCAGATCAAATGATAGAACAACTAAAAGAATTAGGAGAATATTTAGGAAGAACTCCTTATGGTAGCGAACTTGTTCTTTATGGATTGCCATCTGTAAAAACATTTGAAAGACGATTTGATGGATATCGAAATGCATGTGGGTTAGCTAATTTAGATTCAAATTCTTCTTTATTTGGAGAATCTAATACATATTATTCTACAAATAAAGATTTATGTTTTTCCAAGTCTGAATTGACAATAACAAATTTTTTAATAGATAATGATATAAATTATAAAAAAGAGGAAATGTATAATAAGTATTGTGAAGATGATAGATGTGGATTAAAACGAGTTGATTGGGTAATTGAAAAAAATATATTTGTAGAATTTTTTGGAATGCCAGAAAAAATTTTTTATTTTGAGAGAATGAAAGAAAAAAGAAATATTTGTAAAGATAATAATATTAAATTAATAGAAATTTTTAGAAAAGATTTGACTAAACTACACACAATTTTTAGTCATTATTTATAATTTTTGAGAATCCGTAACGACCAATTGGGTGTTTGTGGTGACATAAATTCCCGCGTCATCTTTCTTGTATAAAACAAGAAAAAGATATGGTCTGCTCTGCAACTATAACAAAAAGAAATTGCAGAATTAAGTAGAAATACTTAATCGCCATTGTAAAATGGTCAGTAACATGCTTCGCGGTGTGAAAGCAACAGAAAAGTTCGGCAACGCGAAAATTTTTTAATTTTGATGGAAAACTACAACCAGGTACTAGAAGCTCAAGAACAACAACTTCATTCTGTTGGATTGGCTACAGAACGATATAAAATTTACATGGATTCCATAGAGGGAAAAGCAAATACATTAAAGGCAGCAATGGAAAACCTATGGCAAAAAGCAATCGATGATGATGTCATTAAATTCTTTTTAGACTTAGGAATTTCTTCTGTTGAAGCAATTGATTCTATGGGTGGACTAATTCCTATTTTAGAATCTCTTATTGGTTTGGTTGGAGTTTTAAGTGCCCAAGCAATGGCAAATTTTATTATTAAAATTATGGGTGCAACTACGGCTATACAAGGATTTTCTTTTTCATTAGTTAGTTTGCAACTTTTATTAAAAACAACTATATCTTGGGTTTCAATTTTTCAAATCGCAATTGTTGCTTTAACTGCTGTAATTATAACATATCAACAAACAGTTAAGAAACAGCAAGATTTAGGATTAGAAAATACAACTAATGCTTGGTCTAATGCTTTTAAAAATTTAGGTGAAGAAATTAAGACCACCGAACAAGTAATGGGTGAATACAAAAAAATGGTGGATTCCGTTAATGAAGCTCATAATAGAGCAGGAATTATAGCTGATCTTTTTGTAAATAAACAAAAAATACTTGATCAAGGATTGAAAGAAGTAATTTCCACACTAAAAGATACAACAGGTAATTATAATGATTATATTGAAGCAGTAGAAAGAGCAGCGGAAATTGCTGGATATACCATCGGTGAAAACGGTGAGTTAATAAGAGTTGTAAGCAGCGGAGGAAAGGTTATAGTAAAAACCGCTGAAGATTTTGGAACTCTTACTGATGCTGAACTCGGTTTATTTAATGCTACGAAAGCAGAATTAGATACTTGGGTAACAGCTTGGAGACGTGCGCATGGTCAAATCTTTGATAGCACAGAAGAATTATCTCAAGCATTTGATAATCTGCAATATATACTCGATGATTCATTTGGAAAAGCATTTGATTCTTATCACGAAAAACAAGAAAAAGCAGGAATTCAAGCGGCAGAATTAAGAGAAGAAATACGATTACTTTCAGAACAACCAACATTATCAGATGAGCAATTAACTCAATTGGGTGATCTACAATATGAATTATATAATGTTGAACAGGATATTTTAAAAACCGCTGATGCTTATGAGAAATCTCTTCAGGCATCTATCGTTAGTACATTTATTCAAAGAATACAATTATCTACTTTAGGCAATGAAGCTAAAAATGTAGCCTATACTATGGCTGCTGATATGATGACAGCTTGGGGATTCATGGGATCGGAAACTGTAAGAGTATTGGGTTCAATGGATCAAGCCATGATTGATTTAGCAAATGGATCTTATGAAGCTGCTGCAATAGCAATTGGTAACATTTTAAATATTGGAAATGCTGCAAATGCGATAAGTGGAGATTATTATTTAAATTTTGTTGTTACTACAAGTGGAAATGTTATTTCTAATCAAAGTACAGAACCAATGGGTGATGATATTCTAAATGGCGTTTCTTTGCCGTTCAATCCACCTCCTACAAATGTTCCAACTCGATCTGCTTTTCCTGGATATTCAGGTGGTGGTGCTGGAGGCGGTGGCGGTGGTGGATCTTCTGCTGCTGCAAAAGAAGAAATAAAAACACTTAAAGATCTTCACAATCTAGTCATTAGTTTAATTAAAGCGGAGCAAAACGCAAGAAAAGATGCTTTAAAAGATCAAATAGATGGATTAGAAGCACAACTTGACGCTTATGAAGAAATTATAGATGCCAAAAAAGAAATCTTAAGAGCAGAACAAGAATCCGTAGAATATCAAGAAGAACTAGAGGATAAAACTAAAACTATTGCTCAGATTCAATCTGAAATGGCAATTTTGGCACTTGATACTTCCGCTGAGTCTAAAGCAAGACAGTTAGAACTCGCTGAAGAATTAGCAGATGCTCAAAAAGACTTAGAACAAACTCAAAGAGATAGATCTTATGATTTGCAGGAAGAAGCACTGGATCAAGAATATGAGCTATATAAAGAAAACATCGATTCTCAAATTGCAATAATTGAAGAGGCTGTTTCTGCTATTGATGAATACTTAGATAAAACTGGTCAAATTGCTCAAGATGCATTAGATAGAATTGGGGAACAAGCTCCTGATTTATATCAATCATTAATAGATTGGAATTCTGAATATGGATCTGGAATTGTAACAGATGTTGTCGAAGCATGGAATGAAGCTTATGATGCATTATTAAAATACGGAAATTTAGCAGATGCATTATATGGTGGAGTTTCCCCAGTTGTATCTACAGAAACACTTCCTACTCATCATAGTGGTTTATCTTCTGGTGCAGTAGGTGGAGTTAGAACATTACCAGGTGAAATTCTTTCTAAACTTCTTGTTGGTGAAGAGGTAATGAATAACAATGATATATTGAAAACCTTAAAGATGATTCCTCGTGTTGCTAACATTATTAATAAGGCTCAAGGTTCTGGAGGTTTAAATATTGAAAGTTTAATTACGGTTCAAGGTGATGTAATTGAAAAAACAATTCCAAAAATAAAAGACATTGCTAGAGATGTTATAAAAGAAATCAATTCTACTCTTGTTAGACAAGGAAGCGTGAGAGATGTCGCATCAATTTATGGTTAATGGTTTAAAAAATAGGGGAGAGAAAATCTCCCCTAATAATTAAGAAAGGAGGAAAATTAGTATGGGTTTTTATGCAAAAAATTTTGTGTATGGTGGAGAAGTAAGTGAATCTTATAATCTTCAGATTGCATCAAGTGACGTTGGAACAATAAGTTCAAACGGAAGTGGAACTGTAGAAATAATTCAAGATTTTATTTTTAGAAAACCTGTTCCATATTTTTATGGTGTAAAATATAGTTCCAGTTTATCTTTTCCTGTAACTTTTTTTTCTCCAGATGAAATAACTGCTTTAGATGCAAGTTATATTCAAAAATGGTTGTTTGGGTCATTGAACTATAAAGATTTAGCAATAGCTCAACCAGATATGGAAGGAATTTATTTTAGAGCAATTTTTACAAATCCACAGATTATAAAATCTGGAAATTTGATAAGGGGATTTTCTGGAACATGTATTTGTGATTCTCAATGGGTTAGAACATACCCTAGAACAACAACATATAATTATACAAGTGCTCCTTCAGGGAGTTCTATTGTTTTTTATAATAATTCACATTATGAGGGATACAATAAGCCTAACATTTCTTTTACAATGAATGCTTCTGGTGGCGATATTTCTATTGTTAATGCGAGCGATTCTGATAGAGAATTTGAATTTACAAGTTTATCTCCATATGAAGTAATAACCGTAAATTCTGACTTAGGAATTATTGAATCAAATTTAGGATATCGAAGACTGTCTAATTTTAATAAAAATTTTATGAGATTTAAAGATGGGTTGAACAATCTTGAACTTACAGGCGATATAACACAATTAAACATTACATATCAATTTATCAGACGTTTAGGAGGATAGTATGCAGGTATCATTTGATGTTTATAATCAGTCTGAACGTCCATCAATTGTTTTATGTAATCCAGATGAGGAACAACTTTATTCTTTGGAATCTGCTTATAACGTTAGACCAATACTAAGATTTAATGCTCAAAGTGAAATAGAATTTGATTTTCCAAAATATATTGATGGAGTTGAACTTCCAGGTTTTGATTATCTTCAATCTAAGAGACTTGTTTTGTTAGATGGAATAGGATATTTTATAATTGTAGATCCTGAAAAAAGTGACGATGGGGGAACTCCCATTAAGCATATTAAAGGATTTAGCAGAGAATCTGAACTTGTTTTTAAGAGAATAAATACATTGACGGGAACGTATAAATTATATGATGTAGATGATCCAACAAGTACCGATACATTGGTAGGATTGATTCTTTTTTATGCTCCAAATTGGAGTGTTTCTCAAATAGATTCAACATTAATTGATTTATACAGAACGTTTAATGTTACAGATACAAATTTGTATCAATTTCTTACATCAGATGCTTCAACTGCTTATAATTGTTTTTTTATTTTTGATTTTTTAAATAGATCGATAAAAATATTGGATGTTGAAAGAGACATAACGGCAACGGATATTTATTTGTCCTTTGATAATTTAATAAAAGATCAGGATTATAATGAAATTAGTGAAGAAATAACAACCGCATTATACTGTTACGGTGGTGGAAATTTAACTATTAGAAATGTGAATCCTTTAGGAACAAATAAGATATATGATTTTTCTTATTATAAAAATTCTAATTGGATGTCTCAAGATTTAGTAGATGCAATAACCGCATGGGAGAATAAAATTACATTATATGAAACTGATTATTTTGCATATTCTGTTTTATTGACCGATTATCAAACTGAATTAGCAACAGAACAAACTACATTAGTAGAACTTCAATCACAATTGGCGGCTTATCAACAAACTTATGACGTAAGAAGTGAACAAGGATTAGATACCACAGAAATAGAAGCGTTAATTGATCAACAAGAAATTTTAATAAACAATCAAAATCTCGTTATTATCAATATACAAAACAATATTTCTTCTACAACGTTGATTATGAGTAATATTAATGATGAATTATCTTTTACCAATACATCAAATTTTACAACAGATCAATATTTAAAACTTTCAAATTTTATATATGAAAATACGTATAAAAATGAAAACATAATCATTACAAGTTTAATGAGTAATGCAGAAATTAATGCTCAAAGTTTAGAATTGTATAATGCTGCCAGTGTTGTTCTTAGTAAAATGGCTGTTCCTAGATATCAAATTACGCTTAATACAATAAACTTTCCTACAATTTTTGAATTTTCTTCTATAACAGGTCAGTTTGTTTTAGGAGATCAAATAACTATAGAAACAGATGAAAATTTATTGTTGTCTGCTACACTTTTAGAATATAGTTTTAATTATGAAGATCCAACTGATTTCTCAATAGTTATTTCAAATAAACAAAGAATAAATGATTCTAGTTTTATTTTATCTGATTATATTCAGAAAACTTTAAAAGTTGCTTCGGATGTTAGCTTTACAAAAGATGCTTATAATGATTGGAGCACAAATAAACCTATTATTATAGATAATGTAGTGACTCCATCTGGAATTTCTTCTTATGGAATAGTTGCTGAAAATATTAAAGGAGCAATTACAGCAACTCCTACTTTGAATATAACAAATATAAATTCTACAACGGGTTCGTCAAATTTTATTTTAAATCAAGAAGGTGTTGTTTTACGAGAACCTACAATATATACCATAGATGGTGGTGTTGGTATTAGTAGAGATATTGTTACTGCTGGAGGAGGCGTTGTTTCTTTTAGAAACGGAGTTTTCATTAGTGGTAGTGGTTTAGCCGAAGGAAGTTCTGTAACAGTCATTGAAGATTTAACTGGTCAATCTGGAAGTTATATTTCTATAAGTGGAAATTATATAACAAATTCAAGTAGAATTTATGTAAATGGAATTACCCAAATTAAAGATGTTCATTATACTGAAGTTTCTTCTAGTGGCGCAACTATGATTGATGAAATTCAAGTTGGAGATGGCGTGTTGTTTGAATATGTTCCATTGATAACTTAGAAAGGTGAAAAAATGAATTATGTTACTTTTTCAAATTTAAATAATGTATCTGAAATTAGTTTTGTTGCTGGAACAACATATACTTTAGAATTTGTAATTTATGATGAAGATGGCGATCCAATAGATATTAGCGCCGCTGATTGTACGTGGAATTTAGCTCCATTTGGTACGGATTATGCAATATTAACAAAAACAGCAAATATAATTACTACAAACAGTTTTGAAATTATTCTTTCTTCAGTTGATACAAAAAATTTATCTGATGGAAAATATACTCATCAATTAACTATTGTTTTTGAAGATGGTGTTGAAGTAGTTCCAGCACAAGGAATTTTAGTTATAACAAAAAGGATAAGATAATATGGCTACTCCAATTTCTACTTCTGCGAGTATGAATTTATATATTTCCTTAACTGATCATGTTGTTAGAACTGGAATTTTAAAATATTATGATCCATTGATGTTTTCTAATTTATCATTAAAAACCCTTGCTGCATTAAGCACCATAAACCATACATTGCCTAGCGGAAGTACGTTGTTAATTGATCAGCCAGAAGATTTAGAAAGGTTATTTTTTGACATATCGGCTTGTAGCAATAATACTCTATATTTTTATGGAAAGGATCATGTTGTTAGAACCGGAATTTTAAAATACTATGATCCATTAATGTTTTCTAATTTATCATTAAAAATTTTATCTGATTTAAATGTTGTAAATCACACATTGCCTAGCGGAAGTCCATCATCTGGAATTTTACCTGAAGGAATAAATTTTATAACATTTGACTTAATAATTGAAAGTGGAGTTTAATATGTCTACAACTAATTTAAATTTATTTACATATAATATAAAATCCGATGGAGATATAGGGTTTGATGAACTAAGAAAACAGATGAATGGAATATTCGATAGTAATATGACCAAAATTGATATTTTTTCAGGACAATTAGTATTAAATATTACTAATTTAATTACCGGCTATTCGGGTTCTGATTTGTCTATATCGGGTTCTATAACAAGTGCCTCTGCTCAAGTCGAAGCAAGTGGATCTCAAATAACTGATACCGTTAGCAGATTTGAAATACTTGGTATTTTTAGTGGATCTGGACAAGCCGATTTCAGTTCAATTTCTCAAGATTATAAACATTTAATCTTAATGGGAAATGCTGCATCTCAAAGTCCAGGAATGTTTTCTTTTATCGGAATCGATTTTAATGGAGTCTCAACATCTTCAAGTTACATAAGTGTAAATTGGGAAAGATCAGGCTCTACAATACCAGCACCTACTGAAACACTTTCTTATTATGATGTTAATGGTCATTTAATTTTAAGTAGTGTTTCTGGAAGTGATAATTATGGATATGGTGGTTCTGTTTTTGGAGTTATACCAAATTATTCTGGAAGTCAAGTTTTAAAAAAATCAGCACTTGGATTTGGCTCTGTAACACAGGATGTTTGGAGAAAGAGTAATATATCGGGTGGTGTTTGGCAATCAGCTAGTCCTATAGACAGAATAAGAATTTTTGGTTCGAGCGGATCAGATACAACACGATATAATTTTGTCGATGGAACTGAAATAACTCTTTATGGTGTAGAATAAGGAATAAAATATGACAACTACAAGTACAAATTTAGGATTGATTCTGTATAACGCTACAACTGATCAAAGTGGAAGTTTTATTAGTTGGACTAATGATGTAGCAGGATCATCAGTTAGTAATATGACTATAATTGATACATTTGCAGGAGATATTAGTGGTTCTTTAACGGACGCTAGAAGTCAAATTAGTGGTTCTATAACCGCTATTAATTCGGATATATCCACAATAACTTCTTCGATTTCTACTTTAAGTTCTGCTGTTGATACCTTAAATTTAAAATTACAAAAAATAGATGAATTTGAAGGATTGGGTCAGGCTGATTTCACTGATATTCCTCAAGATTTCAAACATTTAATAATTATGGGATTAGCAGCAGGAACAAATGGAACTTTTGCAGATGTAGGATTGGATTTTAATGGAGATGCTAATAGTGGAAACTATATTGCTTCTCAATGGTTACGAGATTTAATAGGACTCAATACATTGCAAGTTTATACCAATGGAGGAGTTATAATAGGAAGTGTTCCTAATTATCTAGCAACTGATAGCGGCAGCGTATTTGGAATTATTCCTAATTACTCAGCTTCTGGTGGATTGTACAAAACAGCAATGGGATTTTCATCCTCTATTTTTTCAAGTGTTTCTGGACAATCTTCTATTATAAATGGTGTTTGGAAAAACACTGTTCCTATAACTAGGATTAGAGCGTATATAACAGGTGGAACATATTCAACTCGATACAATTTTAGAGCAGGAACTTTACTTTCATTATATGGTTTTGGATAAAATTTTATTTTAAATAAAATGTTGATTTTATTTGGTTTTTAACCCCCATATATGGTGTATCGTGATGTGATATACCCCATATGTGGGGGTATATAAAATGGAGTAATGAAATGGAAACTGAAATAACAACAGTATTTTTACCGTTGATTATGAATGATTGGAAAACAATGGAGGAATCTATGGCTTATACACTTGGCATTGATGTTTCAAAATGGCAGGACAATAATTCCACCGCTCAACAAATGGACTTTACAAAGTCAGTTGCAATGGGGGCTAAATTTGTATTTATTAAATCTTCTCAAGCTTTATGGACTGATGAAGATATTTTGTATAACTGGAAATCTTCAAAACAGGCAGGGCTATTAAGAGGAGCTTATCATTTTCTCGATTGGATTGCTGATCCAAAAAAACAGGCGCAATACGCATGGTCGATTATTCAAAATGATCCTGGTGAATTGCCACCCGTTATTGACTTTGAGTATTGGAATCCACCACCTCCAAAAGCATATGATATTTTATGGAACTATGTAGTAGAGATGGAAAGACTTTCTGGTAAAAAACCAATTATATATACTGGTGCTTTTTTTTGGGCTGAGCATGGTACAGATGCGGACGTATGGAAAAACTATCCATTATGGATTGCTTCTTATACCAATCAATCTTATATGGAAGATAATGTGAAAAGACTTACACCTTGGGATACGTTTACATTTTGGCAGTGGAGTGATAAAGGGGATGGACTAGCTTTTGGTGCTGAAAGTCTTGGGTTAGATATGAATTACTATAAAGGATCTTTTGAACAACTTTGTGCTCAATTTAAAGTCCCAACTGTTCCAAAACCTCCTGTTGAACCCCCTCCTGTAGATCCAACTGATCCTATTGATGACGGTAAAACAATAAAATTTGAGGTTGTTTCAGATGAATTAAATATTAGGACACAACCAAGAGTTTCTGCAAATACATTTACGGGGAAAAAATTATTAAAAGGAAACATAGTAGAATTTGATAATTCTTTTGCTCCTTATGAAAATTGGATCTTTGATAAGAATATTGGATGGGTTGCAGAAAAACATGCTGGAAAGCAATATTTAAAAAGAATTGAATAATAAATAATAAATATTTATAAATTAAAAATAGACTATGGATTAATTTCTATGGTCTATTTTTTTATGATTTTACCTATTAAATAGGTTGTATAACCTAAAGGTTATGTGACCTAAATTACACATTTTTTATATGTAAAATGTGTGAAAATACACAAAACTCCTTTGTAAAATGTGTAGTGTCTTACCAGTAAGATGAAATACAACCAGTTTTGTTCTACTAACAAGACAATAAGAGTTGCCAATCCAACCCTTATTGAGTATGACCTCAGACATAATTGGTGTCCGTGCTTTATAAAATAATTCCCTATTTTATAAAACAAGATCGGTACGCTTACTAGGTAGAGGCGTTCTAGGTACTGTTAGTAGTATTCTAATCGATAATCATTTTATTGTCAAATATTTTTCGAGGTTCTTTTATCTTCAATAATTAAATCATCTAATCCAAAGATTTCGTTTATTTCTGCTTCTGCATCGAATATTTTTAATATTTTTTTGGCTATTTTTCTTTTCTTTTTATTACTAAACTTTTCATTATGCTCAAACTTCATTACGAATACTTCATTATAAATAGTAAATATTGCTTTTTTCATTTTTTCTCCTTAAAAATAAAATGGTTTTAATTTATGCTTTTCCAACAATGAATTTTTCCAAAGTAACAGGCATATAATTTGTATATTCTAAAGCTAACAATTTTTGAGACACGTTTTTAATAGCAACTAATTCTTTCTCGTGTCTGTTTGGATCTACATTATGAAAGTGACCATGAATATTTATATCATATTCTCCATTCCAGATTACAGGCTTATGAGAAAACATAATAGTTTTTCCAAATATTTTATCTTGAAATTGATCACATACCATGCTCCATCCATTTTCTAAATACCACGAGTTAGATTTTTTATCGTGGTTTCCTCGAATTAACCAATGTCTACCAGGAACAGTAAGAAGTTGTAAATGCCATATCACATCATTATAAATACAAATGTCTCCTAGATGTATTAAGATATCATCATGTTTAACAGAGTGACGAAGATTTTTCAATATTATTTCAGAAAAATCTTCAGGTCGGTTACAATATTCCATCATTTTTGAATGACCAAAATGTGTATCAGTAGTGAGCCAATATTTCATATTGAATTTCTTTCTTTATTTCTTTCATTCAAACAATTATCGCATAAGGTAACATACCAGTGTCCAATATTTCTTGTTTCTCCTAGTTGACTACATTGTTCACATGTTGTCATAGATTTTTCTTCTGCTTGAGTTATCAGGTCATCTAATTCATCGGTTGAAAAATTTGTATAGTAGTGTAAAAAAGCAAATTTTTCTTTTACTTGATAAACATTGAAATCTTTGCTTATTTTTTTATTATCTATTAATTTTTGTATTTCCTTAGATAAATCGTATAAAATATTAAACCATCCATCTCCACATTCAAATGGAAGTCCATTATCCCAAAATCCATTGTAGAAATTAAATTCTTTTCTTAGTTTTTCTTCTAATTCTTGTTTCATTTATCTTATTATCCTCAAATACTTCCTGAGAAACATTGCCCCTTCTTCGAATATGTCTGTATAAAATAAGGAACTCTCTTTTATCATTCCCACATATTTATCCCAATCGGGTTTTTCATTTATAAAAATAATGGGTATTCCTTTTCCTATTGCATATCCCAATTCGAATAAGGTATTATATCCACCTGGATTATCCTCTTCTAAATATCCAAATACCAAATCAGAATGATCGATCATATTTAGATCTAGATTAGTATATTGTGATGGAATGTTTAATTCGTGTTCATTTGGATCAAGATATTTAATATCTGGATAACTTGCATTTATTTTTACGGTTTTTCTCCAAGGATTTCTTAGTCCACCTGCTAAATAAATTTTCATTGTTTTGTCATTCCTTTAATAGTTCCTATTAATAAAATTAATAATCCTCCAAGTATAATAGCGAAATCCTCAAGACAATATCCACAAAACGCACAAATAGCGCCTATCCAATAAATTATCATCCATTTTTCTATCTTCATTTTTATTATTCCTTATATGTAAAATATTGCATATTATGAACCTATGCACTTATCACAACTTGGATTATCTAAATCACAATTTTCGCAATAATCAGATTCTCTATCTTCTTCATCTTTTAGGAGATTTAATTCTTTATAGGAATCAAGACCATGAACAATACTTCTTTTAAAATAGTCATGTCCTCCATCTACTGATAAATTTCCACATTTACAGGTAACAAAATCATGTCTGTGTTTTGATTCTATGATATCTCCACATAACAAACATTTGGCTATATTTTTTATTGGTTGTGTTAGTTTATTCATTTTCCACCAGACCAAGATTTTTCTTGCACTATTTCTTCCATAACATCTTCGACTGACTGTGGATGAAAGCCAACTGCAATTAGAAAATGCATGTATTGTCGTATCATATCAACTAATAATCCTTCTTCGGATTCATCAAAGCTGTGTGATTGTTCTATTGTTTCATTAATGAATCCTCCATGAGTAAATTTAAATCCTAATGTGTGTTGAGTGGACATTTTTATTATTCCTCTATTTCTTGAAGATCGGTAAAACTATATTTATTAAGATCTTTATTTAAGCGATAACCTGCAAAAATAGAATTAAACAATTCTATTTGTTCTAATTGTTTAGTTGAACCATCTTGTTTTAACATTACTATATAATCAAAAAGTTCATTAAATTTATTTTGTAATTCTATGGGAATGCAGTACATTTGATTATAACCATCTTCTTCAAAACAATATCTTCCAGAAAGTTTTTTAGTCATATTTAGTCTCCTTTATTCCTAATGAAATGTTTGTTTTATTACAGTTCTTCTAATTTTTTTATTAAAAACTCATCATAAGAAATCATACAATTTAATATTTCTAAAAAGAATTTTTGTTCCATTTGAAATTGTTCTTCACCTATATTGATATATTTGGTGATGTCATTGTTTTGATTCATTTCTTCTTCCATGTTTCTTATAACGTTTTTTACTTGATTAATTTTATCATATAATGCACTTGCTTTTTCTAAATTTTCATATTTCATAATTTTTCCTTTCTTATTATAAAATTTTTATTGATATAAAATATTTTACACCTTTTCTTATTTGTTGTCAAGTATCAATATTAAAATAACTCCTAAAAATAGGAGTTATTTTTTTTTGGATTTTTATATAATCATGATTATTATAATTAGGATTATTATGATTCTAAAATGCTTCGTTCTTTGTTGAGATTTCTTTGTATGGCATATCCTGAATCAAATTTATCTGGATAACGGGTTTTTAATTTTTCAATATTTTTTTCTAATATTTTTTCTAAGTCGAAGTTTAACATGTAACATAAATTTCCTATGTACCACATTAAATCACCAATTTCTTCTTTTACATTTATCCAATCAACAGGTTTATTATATGCTAATTGTTTTTTAAATGGATCTGTTAATTCTCCAATTTCCGTTTGCATTCCCATAAGCATGTGGAGAGTATTTAAGACTTCAGTTTCAAGATTGGCGTTTGTTCTGTTTGCTAATTCACAATATTCGTTAATATTCATTTTTTATTTTTCCTTTTGTATATTTTCTGGTTTCTCTAAGATTTGAAATGATTTGCTATTGTTTCTATAAATAGTTCCGCCTTTTAATCTTTTTTCCCACATATAGAGATAAATATCAAAAATATCTTGAACAGTAGCTTCTTCAGGAATATTAATGGTTTTAGATATAGCATTACTTGTATATTTTTGCCATGCAGCTTGAATATCTACATGCCTTTTCCAAGGAATCTCATTAGATGTTTTGAATAATTTTTGTACTTCCTCAGACACTAATTTGCATCCGGTTAATGTTCCTGTCGAAGAAGCGTATTCCAATATATTATTTATTTTCTCTTTATCATATCCAAATTCTTTTAATTTTCTTTCTAATGCAGGATTCACTTCAAAGATAGAATCTTTAGCAATATTTCCCACCCCCTCTGTGATGTTGCGTTTATAGGCAAGGGCAAAAAATGGCTCAATTGCGCTATTTACGCCACCAATAATAGCAATAGACCCCGTAGGTGCAAGACTGATGCAGGCAACGTTTCTAACGCCAATTTGTCTTAATTCTTCTCGATTAATATATGATTTTTCATAAGGGTTATCATATAAAACTTTTTCAACTACGTGGAGATCGACTTTTTCCGAATCATAGTAAGCAAAAGCACCACGTTCTTTAGCTAATTTAAATGATTCTTCCCAAGCATGGAAATTAATAAACCATGAAAGATATTCCGATAATTCAACTGCTTCATCTGAATCATATGGAATGTTCATTTCTACTAATAAATCTGCAAAACCCATTACTCCACCGCCTAAGCGTCTCAATGATTTTGTAACAATGTTTATTTTATCTAATGGAGCTTCTGTTACTTCTGTAACATCATCTAAAAATCTAATCAATGTTTTTATAAGTGTCTTTAATAAATCCCAATTAATTTGTTTTGTTTTTTGATCAAAAATATATAAAAGAACAATTGAAGCCAGAATACAACTTTCGTTAGACAATAAGGGGACTTCACCACAAGGGTTGGTTGCATAAATTAATTCTAAAAATTTCACCATATTATCTTCATTTATTCGATCATAAAATAATTCCCCTGGATCTCCCGATTCCCAAGCTTGAGTTGCCATTCGTAATAATAAATCTTTTGCATTTACTGTTTTTATAACTTTTCCTGTTGCAGGAGAAATCAAATCCCAATTACGATTTTCTTTTACTGCATTCATAAAATCATCTGTGAGTAGAACTGAAATATTGAAATGAGTTAATTGATCATCCAAAAGAGTTTTTTCTAAAACTTTTTCATATTTTGTATTTTTTAATCTCCCATCAAAAGATTTTAAATTACGATCATACTCTTCCATTAATCTTGAATTTCTCACATCTAAATTAGATTTAAATTCAATAAAATTTTCAATATCGGGATGTGAAACAATTAAAGATCCTAACTGAGCTCCTCTCCTAGATGCTTGTTGAATTACTTCTCCTGTTTGATCAAACAATGTCATAAAACTCAAAGCGCCAGAAGCTTCACCGCCAGTAGAATTAATTAAAGCACCTTTTTCTCGAATATTGGAAAAAGAATATCCTACCCCTCCACCCATAGCAAAAACTTCTGCAGCATCTTTTAACGCTTCATATATGGAACTTCTAGAATCTTGAATAGCTAAAACAAAACAGTTTGCAAGATTTTTTATTCCTGTTCCAGCATTTGCAATTATTCTTCCACCAGGAAGAATCAGTAGATCATATATGACTTTATAATATTCTTCTTCGACTTCTAATATTTGTTCATCTGTTAATCCATAATTTTTTCCTGCTTCAGCTATTTGTTTTGCAATCGTTCTACATTTTTCACTCCAAATTTTTGTTTTATTTTTCGAATATTTTAATGCGAAAATTTTCTTTGCCTTTTCATTAAGTTCTGCCAATCATACCTCCTTAAATAAAATAATATTAATATTAAAAAAATCCATGTTCTAATTCTTACTCAGAACGTAATTCCATTATTCTAGAAATTTCTATGGCGTTCTTTTTTACACAATCCAATCCTTCTTCATTTAAAATCATAATGTCAAATCTATAGTTATCTAAAGCGGTTTCAGAAGGATGTGATTTTTGTAATTCTGTTAACCCATTATCAAAATTAGTTCTTTTAACTATCACTGAATAGGTTGAATAATATTTTACTTTTAGCAAATTTATTTCATTTGGAAATCTACAATCTGGAACTAAAAAATAATCAAATTCTGTTTTAAAAGCAAGTATAAAATCTAATATTACATTAACCCAAATATCAGGATTATTTTTTCTGGCTAAATCAGTTCCCACCCTTTGTAAAATGGTTCTTCCTTTTTCATCCTTAATTCCATTCCAATTGAAATATTCTTTACAAACATACTTTAAATAATCTGCAAAATGTAAAATAACAACTCTTTTGCCATAAGATTCAAGAACTTCTTTTACATATTTTGCTGTCGTGTCTTTTCCATGTTGTGCTTTTCCAGAAAAAGTTATTACTTTCATCCTAAAATTCCTTCTATTTGTTTGCTCAACCAGGTAAAACTATCTACAATTTCATACCAATTATTCATTCTAGTATATCTATGATCGACCTCTTTATAATTATCTTGTTTTGAAGTATTCCAGGGTGCATTAAATAAAATTGCGCTTTTATTAGGATTTTTAATAAAACTTTGAACGTTTTCCCAACTGTCATCAATAAGAAAATTTATATTAATTAAATTTTTATCAAAAGCCTGAACGAAGTTTTCTCGTTTATCTAAGAATCCGTATTTTTCTAACCATTGATATTTAAAATCCATTTTATTGCTTGCTGTAACATATATGATTCTAAATCCAATTTTTCTTAGAGACTTTATCCCATCAAGTGCTCCTTCAATTGGTTCACAATAATCATAAATATTAAATAGGAATTCTGGTGTTGGATGAATATAATCATAAATATCATTACCACATTTTACAAACTTATCAATTTTCCATTCGGTTATATTTTGAATATCCAAATTATCATCATAATCTTCATTATACATTTTAACCCAATTAGGAACTAAATTGATAACAACATCATCACAATCAACTCCAATAATTATTTCTTTTTCTGTCATAATTTTTTTAAAGTTCCATTTCCTGTTTTAATATATGTCACTTCTTGATTATGTAACTCATTAATATCTGAACAATCAAGATATGACAAACCAGATTTAACTCCCCATATAAACTCTTCATATATTTCTTTCAATGGTCTAATTTCTTCTTGGGGTATTTGTATTACTAATCCCTCATTGGATTTTAAGTGTTTCCCCATTTCATTTTGCAATTTATAAGAACTCATTCCATGTAATATACCTCCATTATTAGATTCCTTACTTTTCCCAAATAAACTTCCTATCATTACATAGTCAGCACCAAACACAAAAGCCTTTATTACGTTTCCAGAATTTTTTATCCCACCATCAGCAATAATTTTTACATTTGGATAAAGATTTTTTATACTGGAACAATCTTGAATTGCTGTTAAATCTGGAACTCCTACAGATGTGACATTGCGAGTGGCACAAACTCCCCCTGAACCGATGCCAACTCTAATAAAATCACTACCTGCTTTAGCTAAATGAAAAGATCCCTCATATGTGGCAACATTTCCAGAAATAATTTCAAAATTTAATCCACTTTCTTTTCTATATTCATTTAATGAATAAACAGAATCTATGGTTCTTTGCATATGACCAGTAGCAGTATCAATACAAATAAATCTTGCTCCATTGCCAATTGCCAATTTAACATAAGTAAGTTCTTTTTTCCATTGATTTATTCCAATGGCAATACCGTAATTTTTAGTTTCTTTTAGTTGTATGATCGATTCTAATCTTTCAGCTTCAGTAGAAAAGAATCTATGAAGTATGCCAATTCCACCTAATTTACTCAATTCCTTTATGAATGGAACACTGCTAATTCCTTTCATTGGGGCAGAAAAAATAGGCATATATTTTTTATCTGTAACAAAAATATTTACATCTTTTCTACTTTTAATACATGATTGTTCTGGTACTAATAAAACATCATCATAGTCTAGTGGTTCTAATTCTGATTTTATAATCATTTATTTATATAGTATCTCCTTTGTTTGGCAAATGGAATTTTATTTTATCACGTAAGTTTATTTTAGTCAATGTTTGAATGTTAAAATTTCTTTAAGTTTTATGTTTTTTAAGGTTTGAAATGTTAAAGAAAACTTAAAATCCTTTCATCCAAGTGTTTCTAGTTGATGTTCTATCTGTTTTTATACACATATCAAATGCATATGGTTCTGCGAGAAGTAAACAACGGCTGATTGATCTGGTTATTGCGGTGTAGAGATAGTTTTTACTTAATAACATAAAATGAGTATTATCAATAATTGTAATAACATCTAAAGATTGTGATCCTTGGAATTTATATGCTGTGAGAGAATAACCTAAATCTAATTCTTTCATATCTCTTTTTGTATATTCAATTTCTTTATCCCCAAAATCCACCAAGATACAATCTTGCTTATCATTGTTTTTATAAATAGATATTATTCTTCCCATTTCTCCATTCATTACATTTTTATCATAATTATTTTTTATATGAATTACCTTATCTCCAAAATAATATTTTGAATTTCCATAATCAATAAATCTTGTTTCATTTTTCATTAATATAGATTGTATTTTTTTATTTATTTCTTGAGTGGAATTGATTACATCTTTTTTTCTTGGAACTAAAATAACGATGTCATCAATGGATCTCCCTTCTTCTAAAGATTTCATAAAACTATTGATGGCTATTTTATTTAATGATTCTCGATTGTCTCTAAATATATAAAAAATATCTTGTAATTCTCCCCTGACCATTTTGGGTTCTTTTTTTATAAAAGGCGATATTCCTTGTCTTATTTTATTGGAATCACTAATAATTCCACTTTTTGCAGCCTGTCTAAGTATTTTAGTTAATTTATTGTTTTGTAAAAAATCTTTTTTTAGTATATCTTCAAAAGTATTTCCATACCCTATTGGGCTGACCTGGTAGTTATCTCCTACAAGAATAATTTTAGAATTTTCTGAAATTGCTTCAAATAATTTTTTGAATAAATAAGAATTAATCATTGAGCATTCATCAATTAAGAACACTCCTTCTGATAGCTTTAAATTACGATTGCGCCCGAATACTCCTCCTGGTCGGGCTTCTAAAAGTCGATGTATTGTTTGACTTGGAAATCCAGTTGTTTCATTTAATCTAATCGCTGCTTTTGCGGATAGCGTAGCACAATTTATAGAATATCCTGCCTTTTGATATATTTTTAATATACCCCTAGATATGGTTGATTTTCCACAACCTGCCGGAGATGACAAAGTATTAAAATTATTTTTAGTCATGTTTATAATTGCTTGTTTTTGTTCTTCAGTAAAAGTAAAACCTTGTTCTTTTTCTGCTTCTTTAATTCCATTATCAATATGTTCTTGGTTGATCCATAAAGGTTCTTCTTTATTAGAAGCAATTATTTTATCCCATATTTCACTTTCAATCCAATAGTAATAATGAAAGCCTACTTTATAATCATTTTTTTCTTCATCTTTTTCAATGTGGAGAATGGTTTCATGTTGTTTTTCAGATTCGATAAATTCGTTATACAATATTTCTGTCTCAAGAACATTTTCTTTAATAGCGGAATCTAATTCACTTAAATAAATCCAGGTATCGCCTCTTTCTTCTCCAATATTTTTTAAATAATCTTTAACAAATCCTCTTGTTCTTTGTTCGGAAATCAATAAACTTGGATTTATTTTTAATGAAATTGCATCAGCAGTTTTAAATCCAATACCATCTATTTCAGTAATTATATATGGATCGTTCAATAATTTTTCTTTTAATAAATATGGGTTTGCCTCTTCATTGAAAAGTTGTTTAATTCTTTTTTGTGAAATACCATATGGTGATAAAAGTGATAATACATCTGCCATTAAATAATTATCTAAAATTTTATTTTTTATAATTTTCCAGGTAAATTCTTTAATTCCATTGAGTTTATTCAAATCAATTTCTGAATCAACATTAGGATTATTTATAACCATATCTACAATATCAGGATAAATCTCTAAAAGTATATTGGTTTGATTTTCTGTTAAAATTGATTTTAAAAATAGTCCAGTATCTTCAACGGTTTTTGGAGTATCTTGAGAAATACTGATAACTTCAAATCCATATCCCCATTTTGAATGATTGGATAACTTAGCTTTTACTTTATATGGAACATTAGAAAAAGGATCTAATTGTTGCATTTTTCCACGTAGAGTTACCTGATATAGAATTTTGTCATCTTCTTTTGTAGAAAAAATATTTATATCATTAATAATAATGGAAGTAGGCAGTTCTATTTCTGAATTAAAAGTATAAACACCCCATGATGAATCATCAGAATAAAATCTTTCATGAGTTGAAAATCCTGTAAATTCATATACTTGATCAAAATCTATTGGTAAATCCGATTTTTTATTATTGTAAATCACAGACAATAAATCCTCTTCTTCCTTGTAGTGTTTTATTTTGAATTCTTTCAAGAATTATCTCCGTTTCTATATCAGTCTTACTTCGATAATTTATCATTTTCTTTAATAATATAATATACATCTAGCCATAAATCAAATTTATCTTCTATTTGAACCCATTTACCTTCTTCGTTTTTAGTCATAGAATTCTTTTTTATAACCTTTTTAAACAATAAAATGTCACCTTTATTTATAGAAAATTCATTATAAATCTTACTCTTTATTTTAAACGTTTTTCTTTCTCCTGTCAAGAGATTTTGAAATTCTATTTTTGGAGAATATTTTAAATCTAATTCTATTGCTACTGCATAGTTTTTGTTTACTGGAAAGTTAGTTTGAATTTCGTTTAAGATTTCTAATTCGTTTTTTATTTGTTCTTGAATTGAATAATTTTTATTGGGAATGTCATTCCATATTTTTTGTAGTTCAGAAATCCTTTTTTCTTTTGTTTTATCTGTGTGTGTTTTGGAATATCTGTTTTTACCAGAAGTAAATTCTTGATAAAATTCATATAGTTTTTTGTTTTTTCCAAATTCTTCAAAATATCTTATTTTTATTAGATCTTCAAATTTGGTAGATAGATAAGAGTTGTCTTCTGCGAATACTAATAAGTCTAAAAAACTTCCAGATTTAAACTTATTATGAATGATTAGCAAATTTTGAACTACTCCAGTACTCAAACCTTTTATTTTGTTTAGTTTATTTAATATTTTTTCTATTTCGGGATCAGGTTTTTCTATTTTAATTTCGTCTTCACTAATATCATTAATAGAAAAATCTATTTTTGTATCTTTATTAAGTTCAATATCGTTAATATATTTGTAAGCTTCTTCTACGTAAAAGTCATAATCTATATTATAAGTATCAATTGATATATTTTTATCGTAATCATTTATGACTGTAGTTAGCTGATCTACAAATAATCCAATTGTAGTATTATCTGACTTTCTTCTTTTTATTAATTTTCCACCATCTTTACTAATAAAAAATCTATTATTTTTTTGTAAAAATTCAATATTATCATTTTTATGAAATTCTACTTGAAAATCTCCCCCAGCTTTTTGAGATATACAAAAATCTAAAATATCAGTAGATTCCTTATACGTTTCTAAAATTGGTTTTTTATTAATAAAATATTCATACATTGCTACAGCAACAATAGGATATTTATAGCCCTTTTTAATACTTATCTCTTTTGTATATCTTCCTTTTTCTTTTGTTTCATTATCTGTCTTTTTGCTAATATAATTATTAACATCCGACCTAATATATAAAGAATATGGAGTGTACTCTAATTCAAAATTTGTTCTTTTTTCCCATTGCTTACATACTTCATAATATTTTTTTTCTAGATTTTTTGGTATTTTACAAATTATACCATCTGTATTAGCAGATATGGTAGGTATTCCTTCTAAAACTAGAGATTCTATTAAACTTAATAAATATAATTGACCAGATAAAGTAACACTGATCATAGCTTTAGCATCTTCCAACCAGAAAGTATTACTTCCTAATTTTCCAAAAATAGAATTGATTGTGATTTTTAAACCATCAGCTTTAACTTTATCTCCTGTGTGTTTAGCTTCTAATCTTTCCTTAGTTATTTTGTCTAATACCTTTAGAAATCCTTCATCTAAATGCTCAGGAATAATTTTTTCATTCAATATAATATTAGGATAATAACTAGAAACATCACAGTCTTGTATTAGATAGTTATCATCTGTTTCAAACAATCTAGCATCATCTACACTATGCAATCCTCCAATACCTAATTCGTATTTACATCCTGCGAATTCTATTTGCTTTTTATATCTATAATTAGTGTCTTTACGAACAAGAGTATTCTCTATTTCTAGTTTTATTTTCTTTAATTTATTTGTCTTAAACTCTATTTTATCTGATATACATTCAGATAACATGAATTGATCTCTCTTTGTTCGTAAATTTTTAATGGTATTTATATCTAAATTTAATTCTTTAGAATAAATCTCTTCTAATAAAACATTAGCCATTTTGCTATCGCTAGCGTTATTTAAATCAACCTTAAATATTTCTCCTAAATCTTTTCTTAAATTGATTAAGGGTAATATTTTTTTATATAACTCGAAAGTAATTAAAACATCATTGAAGTTATAATCTAGTATAATGTTAATTTGTTCTTTTTTTATCAGGGTATCATATTCTAAAGGAAGATCTTGTACCTTATGCCATTTTAAGTTAATGGATGTTTGCTTTAAACTTATACCTAACTTATCAAAAGCGAGTATCTTCATCAAATCCAATTGATAATAAGGTAACTCTTTTCCTGGAAATTGTAATTCTCTAATCTCTTTATCAAATCTAAAATCATCAGAAACTAATTTGCTAGATATTCTAAATATATTAGTTAGTAAATCTTCTATTGATAATTCCATGTTTTCAAGAATATAATATAAAATAGCACCATCATAATAAATATTATTATAACCTATTATTTGAATATTTCTGTTTAAAAAATTGAATAATTCTTTAGTATCATTTCTCTTTTGAAATATAATAAAAGTTTCTTTTTCTTGAGTATCTATATCTAAAAATATGGAAGAAAAAAAATTAGGAAATACTTCAATATCATAAACATATTTTTTTTCAAAATTAGTAATCATATTTATTCTATTCTATACTTTCATAATCAACAACAATACATTGAGGAATTCTAACTCCACCATATTCGTTCATGCTTAATTTACAGATAGCATTAATTTTTAAATTTGCTCCAGACCAATCGTTTTGTCTTGCTTTCATAATAGCATCATCTTTATTGTTTTTAAATTTGATAAATTGAATTTCATTATTATACAGGAATTTCCATGTGTCTTCTGTTTTTCCCATAAGTTCAATATTAGTTGTATTTACTGGAATATTTTTTACTAACACTAAACTTTCTTCAATTCCATTTCCATAATAGTCATAAAGTTCATTCATATCTTTAATTATTTCAACGCTTAAATTTTCTATGCTAATTTCAAAATCAATATAATGAATAAATTCTCCAAAGTTAATGTCTTTCAATTGTTCATTTAATTTTTCTAGTGCAGGTTTTATATTTTCAATTTTTATTCCTAATCCGAAACTCGATGGATGCCCTTGAGCATATTCAAAATACCCTGTTTCCAATAAATAATCTTTAAGGTTTTCAATTTGATTTCCATAATTTCTCGCAGATCCAGCAAAAACATTGTCCCTATTTTTTCTAATTAATAGACAAGGCTTTTGATATTCTGAAGCAAGTTTCATTGCTGTTAATCCTGTGAAACTATAATCCACTCCATCAGCATCAACAAATAAAATCTTGTTTTTATTCCATTCGTTCTTATCAATTAATCCACGTAAATATTCTAAAGACTTATCAATTTCTCTATTCTGTTTGGCTTTTAAATTAGTTGCTAATCTGGCAACCATTTCTTGCATTGTTTCCTGAATTTCTTCTCCGCTTCGTTTTTTATATGGAAAAGTTTCTGGATCATTAATAAAAGCTCTGAACATTAATTCTTTTTCTTCTAAAGAACCCGATCTAATTAAAGCATTGATTAATGGAGAAATATAAAATGCAACTATATTAACATTGATATTATCTGTGTTGCCAATTGAATAAGATTGTTTTTCTATAATTGCTTGAATAAATTTATTTCTAATATTTTTTAAACCCTTTGTAACCAGATAACGGTTTTCATATTCTAATATGGACATGGAATCTGCAATAATTGATATAGCAACTAGATCATCAAAGTCACTTGAATCATCCCATAATTCATCATCTAAACTTTCTAGGAATTTTTTAGTTACGCCTGCTCCACTGAGATATTTATTGGGATAATTTCCAAGTTGATTATTTACAACAATAGCATATGGATTTTCTTCTTCTACCTGGTGATGGTCTAATACAATTACTTGAATATTTTTTTCTTGAAGAATTTTACATTCCTTAGTGTCGTTTGTTCCTGCATCTGGAACAATTAAAAGATTAATTTTTGATTTTAATATTTGAGATAACAAATCTGAAATACCATGTTGTTTTTTAGTATGAATAAAATAAGACAATTTTGATTGATCATAATTTCTTGCAAGATATTGATATAGAATAGATGCCGAAGAGAATCCGTCTACATCTACATCCACAATAATTCCGATTTTTCCTTTATTCTTTATTGTTTCTAACAAGACATTTTTTGCTTTATCAATATTTTCTAATAAAGAATAATGATGAACATTGTCTTTTGTAAGAGATAAATAGATACTTGGATTTTCAATATTTCTGTTAGATAAAATAAATTCCTTAATTGTTTTATTTTCTAACTCTTCTTTATAATTTTTATTTAGCAATTTATAATTCATTTGTTTCTCCTTTTATTTTTACATTAAGACATCTTTGATTTGCTATATCAGCCCAATGTTCATTGGTTTTTTCATTTTTGCCATTATCAAATCCAATAAATTTTCTTTTTGTTTTTAAGCTTGCCTCTAGACAACTTCCACTTCCAGCAAAGGGATCTAAAATAATATCTTCTTCGTTAGTTGTTTCATTAATTAATAATTGCAATAATGGAACTGGCTTTTCGCAGGAATGAATCATTTTAGATGGATGAAGTCTTCTAAAAGATAAAATATTAGATAAATTATTTGATTTTATTGTAATATTTGTTTTACATATAAGCATAATAAATTCATGATTGGGTCTAAAGTTATTTCCCATTCCAAACCACATCTTATCCCAAACTATAAGGTTTTTGATAATAAATTTTTTTTCAAATGCTTGTTTGAAAATATCATATTTTTGCCAATTACAAAAAATAAATCCAGCATTTTTCATAATCCTATAAGATTCATTGACAAAAGATTCTAACCAATCTAAATTATTATCATTTTTTATTTTGGTATTTTTAAATTTACTATTTCGTCTTTGAGGAGTTAAGTTTATTCCATATGGAGGATCTGTAAGTAATAAATCTATAAAATCATTTTTTATAGAAGACATTCCTTCAAAGAAATCAATGTTATAAACTTTATTGAATTCTTTTTTCAATTAATTTTCTCCTTTAATAATTTATTTTTCTATTCTATCATATTTATTTTATTTTGTAAACATTATTTTTAACCAATAATTCCCAAATTTCTTTTTGATCACTAGGCGATTCTTTTTCTTTCAACAAATTATCTTCATCGAAAATAGCATAAATATCAATTCCATCAGTAAACCTTTCAGATATTTTTTCTATAGTTTCTTTTTTTATATCTTTATCAAAACAAAAACAAATTGGAACTCCCAATCTACTTATTTTATCTATTTGTGTCTGTCCTATTTTTGTACCACCTGTAGCGATAGAATTATAATAACCGTAAGACCATAATTGTAACACAAATTTCTCAGCTTCTCCAACCCAAACCCAATTTTCTTTTTTAATATACAAATGTGTTTTATTATATCCGAATAAGAGTTTATTTCTAGGACAAGGATATAAATAAATATATTTTTGTTCGTCCTTATTTAATTTATATTTAAACAATCTTCCTTTATAAGATACCAAATCTCCTATTTCAGAATGTACGGGAATTAATATTCGATTACTTTCATTATCATATGATAAGCCAAATTCATATTGAGTCTGATAATCTATTCCATCATCAAAAAACATTGTATTCCCAATTGCTGGATAATATTTTATTATTTCTTCTGATAGTGGTTTTATTGGAGTATCATCATCATCCTCTCTCTTTGATCCAGTTCGCATACTAATTAATTGTTTTGTGATCAATAACTCTTTTGGTAGTTCTTCATTGGAATCTTTATAGAAATCAATTTCTAATAAATCACAAATCCATTTTAAAGATTCAAAGAAATTTATGTTCTTATAATATTCAATCAATGTAAATATGTCTGATGGTTCTGACATATCTTTTGTGTAATTAATTACTTTTAAATTATCTTTATATATTGTAACAGCATTAGGATTATCTGATGGAGGAGGATTACCACAAGTCCAATAACCAGAATTATGAAATTTTATTTTTTGGCAATCTAAATTTTCTAAAATATATTCTACTTTATCGTTTTCGATAATATATTTTTTCAATTCCTTGATATCCATATTATGCTCTAACTAAACTTCCAACATTGTCCCAAGTATTATAATCTAAATCATATTCAAATAATGGATAATTTGCTTTGTTACCACTTCTATTTTTTTCAACTTTTAAAGCCATATATTTTTTAGAAAGGTCTAATGGAATTGGTCTAGGATCTCCCCATTGATAGTTTGGAATATATTTATATTTATGATATTCTGAGGGATAAATTCTTTTTCCTAATAGCATGTGGTCTACAGGATGTTTAATCTGTTTGGCATTGGCAATTTCATTACTACTCATATCGAAAATATCCATGTGAACTGCCTGGTCAGCTAATTGAAATACAAACCATCCCCAAATATTCAATTCACTCATCAATTCTTTTAACTTAGTAAATGATTGTTTTACCGTCATCCAATCATCTGTTCGATAGCCCTTCATAGTGTCATAGGCAACATAATCAACACCATATAAAAGTTTATGTTTTCGAATTTCAAATTCTAGTGTTTGATCGGAATAATCTGTTCCAACATTTTTGAAAAATATAAGTTTTTCTTTTCTGCTATCAATCCATTGACCAATTTTTATTATGTTTCTGTATTCTTCGGAGTCTCTTTCTAGTCTGTTAATGAAGTCTTCTTCCCTTTCGGTATAGATATCATTTTCATCTTTTTCTCTTTGAATAATTGCTCCTCTTTGATCTCTATATTTTCCTAAAACAATTTCCCCTTCCATTTTCTTCATTTTGACACCATGTAATTCTTGGAAGCATTCATTGTTTACAATTGTAGTAATCAAGCAGGATTTTAAATCTTCATCATCCATTTCATTTGACATAATTAAAACGGGTTTATTTTTTACTAATGCTATATAACTCATGAGCATAATAAGATTTCTGGTTTTTCCTTCATTGCTAAGGAATCCAGTTAATACAGCTTTTCCTAATCTCATTCCTTTAAACATTTCATCAATAACAATCCAGGGATAAGATAATCCTGCTTGTGGTTTTATTACATACGATTTAATGTCTTTCTCTGCGTTTTCATTTAAGATAACACTTTCTTGATTGGAAAGAATAACAGTGTGAATCTTATCAACTTTAGATCGCAACATTTTGAAAATATCTTGTGCGCTCCAAACATCAAATTTTTTATGAGTGATAAGTTTTTCAACATTATATCCACTTCTATAAAATTCTCTTAGCAAAGAATATTTTTTTAATATTCCAAAATAATTATCAAAATCTTCTGGATCAGATAAATTCATCCAATCATCTATTGTTTTATATCCCCCATATTTTTTATATAATTGTAATCTTTTATCATCCATGATCATAAACGAATTGACTTTTGTTTCATTTATTTTTTGAGATATGGTTTGATATATTAGCTCAAAACAATCGTATAAAAATTTTGATACCTCTCCTGAAAAATCATACTTTGATTTAATTGATGATCCATATGAAATATATAATTCTGGATTTTTATAAAATGCTCCAACTAACGCTATTTCATTTGGAATGTTTTCTAAGTCTTTTTGTTCTATCAATTTTTAAATCTCCTCTAAATATTGAGATAAGTCGTTTTCATTGCTTGTAATATTTTGTTCAATCCCCATAGAGCTTCTAAAATTATTAGTTGCTTGTGAAGATTCTATGGATTGCATCATTTCTATTTGTTGCTCTTCCTGTTTTTTCCTCCATTCATAATAACTACTTGATTTATTTATTATAACACTTAAGTCATAATTCAACCTATTTTCTGGACTTAATTTTTTTCCTTTATTAATATTGCTAATATTGATTTGCTCTAGATTATGCCATTGTCTTTTAAACATATCCAGAATATCTTCTGGAGGAATTTTTATATTAATGTCTTTCCAAGTTCCATTATATATATCTGCTAATTTCTGATATACATAAGTTGGAATAATTATTAAATTATATTTTTTTTGTAACCATAAATATAAATGATTTTTATTAATTATTTCATTTATAAAATCTTTATTTTCTTCTATAAGTTGATTTGCTAAATTTTCTATTTTTTCTTTAGTTAAAACATTGCGTTTTTTATTTATCTCTTTTTCTATAAAACAATCATAATGATAATATTTTTTACTTTGAAGAACTGTTTTTTTCTCTTTTTCTAATTCTATGTTTTCTTTACACAATCCACACTTCCGAGTGGTGATAATCATTGTACCTCCCGAAGTAATTTTTATTTTGTATTATTGTTTTAAAATAGGGAAGAATTTTATTTTTCTTCCCTATTTTATTGAATTCTACCGATAATATACCTATAAAGCTGTCTACTGATAATATACCATTAAAAACGTTCCAAATCGCCTAAAACATGCCTCTAATAGCCTTCTAAAACCAATAAAATGAACATTTTATTTTTTATTCGAATTAATCGTCTGAAGAAACGATTTTTAAGAATAATTTTAGTTGTTCGAGATCTTCAATTTCTTTAAATCTTAGAGGCAATCCAGCTTCTTTTAATTGCTCACCTTTTTCACGTGCAGTCTCAGAGTCCAATGCTTCTTTCATTTCCTGAATCTTTTTGTGATAATCTTCAACTGTTTCTAATCCTTCAAAATTAGATTTTTTGGCTTCAGTAAATTTTTGAGCTTGTTCTTGACGTTCTGTTTCTTCTTGTTTCTTTCGTTTATCCAATTCTTTTTTCGTCAATGGTTTTGTATAAGTTCCTTTTGCACCTTGTTCAAAAGCACTAATGTAATCACGTGCAGTCATAGGAACACGCTCTGGCATATCTTTGAAACGACTTCCTGCATCAACAAAACCATTAGGGCGAAAATAAATGTATCGTGTAGTTGATTCTAAAGAATTATCTTTTACGTTTCTTTCTATGTAACAAGAGGCAATAATGTCTGCTTTATCTGTAAATAATGCATCATAATCAAACTCAAGATTGGAAGTTAATTGTTGATATGATTCCTCTTGTCCCTTTTCTTTAATATCACGAACTTTCGTATGTCCAACGAAAAACCAGGTATAACCTGCATTTTCAACTTCTTTGATTTTATCATTGATGAGTTTACGAAGCATTTTCTTTCCTGCTCCATATCCACCTAAAGCAGCATTGATAGAAGTTGCCTTTTCGCCTTTTCGTTGATAATGAATTTTCAATACTTTTTCTTCTGCAATTGCAATTAGTTCATCCACGGTATCAATTGCTATAATCTTAAATTCATTGTCTGCCTTATTCAATACTAAATCATTAACAATTTCGCAGAAATCTTCCCATGTTTGAGCTTCCATAGCATACAGATTATCTAAGGCTTTAAAACCTGTTTCATTGCCTGGAGCAATCATTAATCCATATTTTGGATCTCCATAATATTCGACAATTAAATCTCGGAACAACGTGCTATTATGGGTAACAATAAACTCATCTGTTAAATATAATTCTGAATCATCTTCAACTTTAATACATTGACATTCTTCTTTACCAATGTATTCAATATTGGAAATAAATCTAGTTAAATTTGGATTATGTTTTTCAAATTTTGGAGAATGTTTTTCTGATGTGACGGGTACAAATCCATTTGCTCTAATAATTAAGTAATAAGATTCTTTTCCAATTCTAGCATCTTCATGAATTGTGGCAAGACCTCCCAAGGAATGAACTAACCACTTTACATTTTCAATTAATTGTAAAGATGTTGAAGAAAAATTAACTTGTCCCTCTTGACTAATGTGTCCATCTGTATCCATTAATCCTTGTAATATAGATAATCTTGTTGAATAATCATTGTATAAATATTCTTGGGGAATAAATTTATCTTTTGATTTTAATCCCAATAATCCCAATTCTGATAATTTTGTTCGAATTGGATTTCTGTATTCTCCATCTGGTTTTTTTATATGATGCGTGCAATTATGCTCTGAATTTTTAACAAAACCACATCCATATTTTTCAAAAGATATTTTTTCAATTTTCTCTAAAACATCTTCTTCTGTATTGGAAAATCCAACAACTCTTCCACAGATATATCCATCTCCCAACAATAATCCTAGCAAATAGGGATCTAATGGAATTTCTCTTTTTTCAAATTCTACGGCACTTGCAATGGGAATTTCAAATTTAGGATGTCTATAGCCGTCTTTCTCCAAAGAAAAATAATCTTTTTTAATTTCTCCTAAAGTCATAATTCGATTAAATCCCTTTCCGAGGATCTTCATTTTTTTAGTTCTAACAGACCACAAATGATCTTCCGAACATCTTGTTTTGCTTCCATCAGAAAAGGTAACTTCATAAATATCTTTAACACCTTGGGGAAAAACATCAGTGATTTTTGTTACAGTTCCATCAATAGTAAAAATTTCATCTCCAACATTCATTTCTCCCATTGTTTTTTCGCCATAAGGAGTTTGAATTTTTGAATATAGTGGTTGTGCTTTACCAACCTTTTTAGTTCCACGTAAATAATGTCGAAAACTTTCTAACGCAACCTTTGGCTCATTTAAAACATATTTCATTAATTACTCCTTAATCTTCAAAATCATAGTTTTCTAAAACATCACGTACAGCATTACGAATATCCGAAGGATTATAATGTAATTTTCGTAGAAGTTCAACGAAATTTTCTGTGATCATTTGAATATCTTCGGTTTCCTCATCAGGTAAATTTTTCCTATCAAGTTTTACTGTTACATTACTGAGTTCGTCAACTGCGCTCATTTTTACGGTTTTTAATTCTCTCATAAAATCTCCTATTTTATTTAGGTGGAATATATTTCAATTCCACCTATTTTTAATAATAATTACCAACCAGTTTCTTCTTCATCTTCAACGGGTGTAGTATTTCCCCATTCGGTAATTCCAGCAGTAGAAGTATTCTGTGTTTTAAATTCTTCTTTTTCTGATTGTGATTTTTTCATTGCTTGCAATGCTTTATCCATTTTTAATTCACTATAATCTTCACGGTTCATTGATTTTGGATCTGCACCCGTAATAACAAACAATTTCTTATAAGGTGAACGAACAGATTCCATAGTGTTACTTGAACCCCAAACATCTTCGGATGCAACTTCTTCTTTATTGCGTTCGGTTTCTAGGTTGCCCCATGTTTTAATGAAAGTATAGGGTTTTAATGTTTTGAAATTCTTTCCTAATGCGGAATCTCGAATAAAGAATTCAGCTTGTTCAATGCTATTGTAATTTATAATGCTTCCATGAACATTTGCCCCAAGAATTTCTTCGCCATCCTTGACCATTTCCATATCCATAAAGACAAATGTTTGAGTAAAATCTGATTGAACATCAAAATCTTTTTCATCAAAATCAACGTCTTTACATAAAGAAATTTGGTTAGGAACAAGTTTGACACTTCGTTGCAGTTCACCGCTATTATTGTTGAAACTAGAATATTCTAGCTTTCCACGAACAAACACTGACATTCCATCTTTTAAATTTTCATAAATATATCCACAAGCATCAAAAGGAACAAGATTTTTCTTATCGTTTACATCATTTCCTTTTTCATCTTTGGTTTTTTCAAGACCCAAGTTCATTCCAATTAGTCGATATCCTTCTTTGCGGAAAGAATTACGAGATTTCCAATCCTGGCTAAGTGTTTTCTTATCGTCTTTTGAATAGAAATATACTTTTTCCTGAGTCATTCCATTGATTGATAAATAATGAACCCAATCCTTTGAAACCTGAACACCGAAATTAATCATTCGAAATGGTTTACCATTTTTATCATTTTTTTCCTGGTAAAATGTTGGTTTTGCCACTCCAGTAATCACGCCTTTTAAGGCGAATGATCCATCGGTTTGTTCTAAATCACCAAAACTTTCATGCGTTTTTGCCATACAATTTCTCCTTTAATTTAATAAAATTTTAAACAATAAATAAACTCAATAAAACAATAATTTTATTTATTATGTCAAATCATCCTCCTTCGTAAAACCAATATAATAATTATAACCTTTTTGAACTATATGATAATGATTTGTCTTATTATAACCACATTGTTTAAAAACTTCTGGACAAATTCCATTTCTATAAATACAAGGCTTTACACACAATTGTACCAACTCTGGTTCATAATTATAAAGTCTTGATAGAAATAATTTCCAGGCTTTTGTTGTTTCTGGAGATGCGTTTAAACATAATCTAGCACGACTTATATTTAATATTGCTTGAAAATTAGCAGAGCAACGATGTGTAACGGGATTTGATTGAGGTGCATTTTTTCTATCAAATTCTTTTTGAATATCGTTCCTTTGAGACGATACATAATGCTCAATTCCAATTTTATGTCTGGTAAAATGTACGCTAACATAATAAGGTAAATCAATCCACTCCCAAACAGCTTTTAAATCTCTAATTGGAGAATGCTCTGAAATAATCATTTTCTTTTTTAATTCAGGAGATGGTACTTTATCAGATTGTTTTCGCTGAGTTGTAAGAGCATTATTTCTAACTCTCAGCCAATCTTCTTCAGTAGGTGTATAAATTATATTTATGTTCAAACTATCTCCTTATTCATTATTGAAAATTATTCTCGAACCGTGTTTATCAAACTTGAATGGAACATGTTTAATTCGTAGCATATGATATTTCATAAATCTAAGCAAGTTTTCTTTACTTTCATAATCCTTTGTAAAAAATAATAAAAATCCATTTCCTCCAGCACCTAAAAGTTTACCACCATTTGATCCATTTTGCAAGGCTTTTTCATAAACATAATCAATTTCAGTATTACTGATATTTGATGCAAGAGTCTTTTTTAATTTCCATGATTCATCCAACATGTTTCCGATTTCATAAACATTTCCCTTAGATAGTTCATCATAAGCATTATCACAAATATTATACATTTGTCTTAGGGTATCATTATTTTTTTCAATGTTTTTAGTTTGTTCTAATAATATGTCTGAAGAATTTCTTTGACCTCCAAAATAAAATAAATTTAAACAACTTTCCAATTGATCTATTGTGGTTTGTTTGAAATTGTATACAAAATTATATGGCTTCTGATATAAAGAACTAAAATGTATATTTTGAAAGCCACCTTTAGCAACAATAATTTGATCTTGATATCCAATAGGCTTATTTAATTTATTTACCTCAATGTTTATAGCCCAATCAATCAAATGAGAAACATCAAACTCCACATTAGAATATGTTGCTAAGGCATTCAACATTCCTACAAGAATAGAACTGCTTGTTGCTAAACCGACCCCTCCTGGAACATCTGAGATTGTTGACATTTCTATTCCAGAAGCACTAAATAACTTAATGGCTTCCCTTGCTAATTCATGATCTAACTCAAAAACATAATTTACAAGTTCGGTTTTAGAATATCCCAATCTTATTTTTTCATCAAAGGGTCTTTTATTTAAAATGACATATGTATATTTATCAATAGCGGTTGATAAAACTTGACCAGGGTTATCTTTAAAATAATCTGGAAAATCAGTGCCACCACCAAAAAGGCTTATTCTAAGTGGAGTTTTTGCTATAATCAATTTATTCTCCTTATTTCAATTCTATATTAAACAATAGTTTACTATATTTCAATAAAAAAGTCAAGGATTTAATCTAATTGAGAAATTGACTTTGCTAACTCATCAACTAAATAATGTAAGATCAAAGAATGAAAACCCTCACCAACATAAATGTTGCTTGTTTCAATATTAATATTCAAACTAGATATTTTTTTTAGTTTTCCACCATCATTGCCAGTAAAACTTAAAACTGGTAATTTTTGAACATTCCTAACATAATCTGATGCTTTAATTATATTATTGGAATTGCCAGAAAAACTAATGGGAACAAACAGATACTTTCCATTTATTCTAAATAATTGTTCAATAAAAACATCATCATGTCTAACATCATTAGATAAAGCAGAGTATAATCCTGTATTATCATTTAAAGATTTGGCATTAGCATGACAGGCTTTTATTAAATCCTGTACAAAATGACTTCCGGTATAGCCAGATCCACCATTTCCAGCAACAATAATTAAAATATTATTTTTTATACAATACTTCAATCCTTTGAGTGCTCTATCTATGGGATCACAGTCAATTGGTAGTGTAAAATATTTTTGTGAATATTCTTGAAAATTCATTTTTCTCCTTTATATATTGATTTCAAAATTATGTTTTTCTCCTAAGATCAAGTGTAAATGTCTTTCTTTCAATAATTGCATGTTTTTTTGCTCAGACCAATGAACAAAATTACTAACTTCAACACTCTTTCTAGTTCCTCCCCACTCTAGGGGAGAATTATACTCTATTAAATAAGATCCGCAAGTGTAACCAAATTTTTTATACGCTCTTAAAAATAAATCTGTATCATCCTGGCAAATTGGAGCAAAATCTTCATCTAAATAATTTAATTCTTTTAACTTTTCATGATTGAATAAAATTGGAGCACGATTAATTATATCACGGATATAAAATTTGTTTCTTTCCTTTAAAAAAGGAAATTTTGCATCCCTTCCTGCTAAATCAAGAAACTCAATTTCATATTTTGTATTCAGGTAAACATTTGCAGCATCTCTACCTGTAACACCCAAAAGATTATGTATTCTTAAAAATGGCTTCATTAATCTTTTATCAAAATGTCTTTCTGTAATTTCTATATCGTCTTGCATGTTGATAATCCAGGAACAAGTAGCGTTTTTAAATCCAATATTACAAGATTGTACTTCGAAAATATTTGGGGTTATAAAAATTTTTGCATCAAATCTATTATCTTTATTATAAGTATTTAAAAATTTTTCCACAATTTCTTGAGTATGATCAGTGCATCCATCCAAAATTAAAATTAATTCTTTGACATACTCCGAAGAATTTTTATAAATTCCCATTAAAATTTTAAAGATAATTGATTCTTGATTATGAATTGGCATTACAATAGATATATCATTATTCATATTATGCTTTCTCGAACACAATTACAGATTTATAAAAATGATAAGAATAAATATCTCGAATTGGAATAGGCATTAGATTTCTTAGCTGATAAAAATTTCCATTTGTGTTTCCTAAAAGTGGAAGTTGCTGATTAAAAACTAAGTTTAAAGCCCAATTATATATAATATCTTTCCCCTCAGTATATTTTTGTTCAAAATTACAATGAGTATCTTCAATAAAATACAAACCTCCTCTTATTAAATGTGAAAACGCCAAATTAAATGTTTCAATTTGATCTTTCGGATAGTGACTTCCATCATCAATAATAACATCAAATCCATAAGGAATATTAGCCCATGATTCATGTTTGGTAGAATCTCCAGGATGAATCATTAAATTTGGAGCAGAAATTTGAGGACTGTTCCAAACTTCAACGTGTTCTTTATCAAAATATTCCATAATATGAATATTGGAATTAGGAAGTGCTTCTGACCACATTAAAGCTGAAGCACCAGAGCCTAAACCAATTTCCAAGAGGTTATCAATTTTTCTATTAGACAATAATTCCTCATACATTCTTACATAATTATGATCTTGTTCTCTTTTATCTGTTCCATACTTATTTGCTAAATCATATAATGTTTTCAATAATCCTCCAATTAATCGTATTTATGTTTATTCTCTAAACCAGTCATTCCACGTTCAAAATAATTATAAACAATATAACCATGTGGAGCAGGACTAACATATTCCATACCAACTCCCTTTAAACCATACTTATAAAACAGGTTAGTAAGAATCGATTGATCCGTACGATGATCAATAAAACCAGGATCGTTTTCTTCTTTTGGATTTCTATCTTTTAGAATAGCATCAGGAGTAAGACACCACTGCAACCATTCTTCAAGTAAGGCAATATTCTTTTTATTTTTTACTAGAGCAATTGTTCCACATTCTAATTGCCTCTGTTCATAATAAAACTTATTATCACAACCCATTATTTCTTGACACTTTTTGGTAGTCCAATCACCATGTCTATAATAATTAATATTAAAGAAAGATCCATCTAATTCAGTTTTTACTAAATGCTCAACCCAATTGTAAAATCCATCATTATAAACATAATCTGTTACGTCTAAATAAAACAATAAATCACCATCTTTAATGTGTGGCATTGTTTGTAACATTATAAATGGCTTCCAACTGGCAAAACCGTGTCCAGTATTTGAGTGTTCAAGAATATATTTAGCATTAGGTAAATCATAAAAGCCAGCATCGTTCAACCATCTTCCATTGTAATTAAAAATAGTCTTGAAATGCTTTTCCATTAATTCATTTTGATGAATCATTACCGCTTCATATTGCGTTCCTTCAGCAAATAAACATAAATATTTATCCAATTAATTAATCCTCCTAATCTAAATCTTCACTAAAATTTTTTAATTTAATTGATATATATAATCCTAATTTTTCCAATATGTTTTCTAACTGATCTAATGTCATATCTCCAATCATTCCATTTTCTACATCTTTTAATTTCTTTAACTTAATTTTATATTTTTTAGAAAATTGTTTTTGTGTTAATTTTTTATTTTTTCGAATTCTATAAACAGCAATTGCAATATCACTTTGATAATAAATCTTTTTATATGCAATATTAAATTCTGGATCTTTTAAAGATTCCTTGATTACTTCTTCGTGTGAAATTAGTTTCATATATTTTCCTTTCAAATAAAACCTAGATTTTATCATCGTTTTTCAAATACTTTTCACGAATGAATCCAATAAATGCTTCTCCAGCAAAGTCTAACCAGGGTAATTTTTCATCTAACCAAAAATGATTAAAAAACTTATCATCACTCCAATTACTAAATCTTAGTTCTTGAGTAAGACCATTATAAATTAATCCACGTTCTATCCATGCGTCTCCGTATTGTTCGTTTTTTTCAATAATTCGTTTTGTTAATTCTTCAAAAAATTCTGGAAGATATTCTGGTAAAGATTTATTTAAGATTTCCTTATTTTTATTATCAGACATTTTTATTACTCCCTTATCTCAGCATTTTCAATCCATCTTAAAACTTCTGATCTATTTCCATATATTCTTTTTACTAAAGCCATAGCAAATCCTACTTCGGGAATAAATTTATCATCTTCATCGGCTCTCTTTACAACTGTTTTTGTACCATCATTCCAATAAACAATTGTAGCATGATTACTTTGAAATATAATTTTTTCTGGTTTTAATTGTTGGTTTGCAAAACTCAAATCAAGATAATCATTCACATCTAAATATCCATCGGTTACAGAATATGCTCCATTGCCTAAATCTATTTGAAGAATATAATGATATTGCATTTTATCAGTCCTTTCTTTTTATAAAATTATTGAGAATCAACATTGATCCAACTTAAAATTTCCTTTAAGTTATTTTCAATTATTGCCATTACAATAAGAATAACCCGTATTTCTTTAAATCCTAAACGAGCATGTACACCATCACATCCCTCAAGGTCAATATATGGATGATAATTATAATTATATTTATTTAAATAAATTCCAATTTCTTTTTCAAATAAATAAAAAGATATTTCATTATCATATAGTTTAATCGATATATCTTTATCTTCACCCATAACGCTTCGCATTTCTTTGATCATTTCTTGCATTTTCATAATTTATTTTCTCCTTTCAATAAGTTTCAAATTCTTTATTAATTTTTCTTCTTGCTTTATTATAATATTTATTTTTCTTTGTTTTTTCTCTTTCAATTTGCCATACTCTACCTTCGATTGCATAATTATTTGGCGAATATGAAAACATTGGAATTCCATGACCTTTTAATAATTCATGAGCAAAAAAATTTATTTTACCTTTTGAAAGTTTTGCCTTTTTACCTCTTAAAAAACATTTTCTGCACATATTGAATCCTATTCCGTTAAGATAAAATAGATTGATTTCTCATTGCTTCTGATACACGATTTTTATGTATATGAGCATAAATTTTCTGAGTTGTTTGAATATCTGAATGACCTAAACTTTCCTGAGTGGTTTTCATATTTTCTCCATTACTCAATAAATTTGTTGCGAAAGTATGTCTCGTAGAATGTACATGGAGTTCGTTAATTCTTTCTATTGGAAATCCAGCACGTTCTAAAATAGAATTAAACTTATATCTAATTCCTTCACCAGAAAACTTTTTACCCCAATTGGAAACAAACAGATATTCATTATTGGGATATTTTCTGTTTCTTTCTCGAAGATATTTTGCCAAATATACTAAAACATCATCTGGAATATAAATATCCCTGGTTTTACCTCGTTTTACAATTACATTATGAATAGTATATCCATCTAATTGATTTAATTTTATGTTAATTAATTCTGATCTTCGTAATCCAGTTGTAAAATAAATTCCAAACATGGCAAATTCTTCATTTGTTTTACAGTGTTCAAAAAACTTTTTTACTTCTTCTTCACTGAAGAAAGCCCTATTGATTTCATTTGCTTTTAAGTTTTTTACTTTTGTCAAAGGGGATTTTTCAATTTTTTCTTCATTGACTAACCAATTAAAAAACACTTTTAAGAACAGAAGGTAAGTGTTTATTGAATTATTAGAAAGGGCATGATCTTTTAAATGTTGTTGATATTCTCTTCCCTCTAATGGTGAAATTTTAAAAATGTCTTCATTAGATTGAATTTTTAAAAAATCAAAAAATCGATCAATAGAACTTAAATAACTTTGAATTGTTTTTTCATCTTTATCTAAAGACAGAACTAATGAATATTCTTTTACGAAATCTAAATTATTATATTTTGATATGTACATTTTTTCTCCTTTTTTATTTATCTGTTCTTATTTTATCAAAAAGAATACTCATTGTCAAGTACCAATTTTTTATAATTATAAATCCCTGTTTGCTAATTCTCTGGCAATTTTTCTATATGTTTCAACCATGTAATCAACACCATTCATATAGTCCCAAGTCAAAGCATATTCAAACGGTTTACCGTTCATTATTTCTTTTTCTGATTCATAATTATCTAAAATATATAAAAGTTTTTGTTCCCAATTTACGGCAGAATTTTTTATAAAACTTCCAAGACCTCCAATTTGAAACAATTCTTTATATGCTTCTCCATAAGATGCAACAAATGGAGTTTTTGTTAACATAAATTCTATCGGTTTAATCATAGAACGATATTTATCATATTCTCCTTCTAATGGAGCAATACCAATATCAAATAAAGATGATACCACTTTTCCCCAATCTTCATTTTTTACATAGGGTTGAAACAATTTTTTATCATCTGAAATTTTTATTAATGGCAATAATCTCTGATCACCACAAATCAAAAGTTTTACATCGTTTCTGGAATTGATAATATTTTCTAATGCCTGGATGACACCACTATCCTTAAAAGATTGAAGATGTGATAAACTACCTCCCCAACCTATTATTTTAAAATCTCTTGGAGTTTTTGGAATATGAATATAATTTTGTGTTACAAAATAATTTGGAATATAGTATGTTGGAGATAGATTTTTATATTTTTTCATCATATACTTACTAGGCATAATTTGAGCATATACCATTTTCAATCCCATTTTAAATTGCCATAATGGATGAGGATAACCTATTCTTTTTAGTCTTTCTTTAACTTCTTTTATTGTTTCGTTTTTAATCTTATAATATTTATCTGAATAAACATAAGATCTAGGTTCTTTAATATAATCAGTTTTTTCAATATCTACTTCTCCCTTATTCCAAAAAGAATAAGAAGCATTTGTTTCTTCAATTCCTTCATAATAATCATCATAATTAGCAATTACGATTTTTCCTCTAACAATCCAATATGCAATTCTAGTTAAAACATCTCCAAAGAAATTTCTTTCTATTACAATAATATCGGATTTCTCTAAAGCATTATTAGCCTCAATTGTATTTTGTTCAAATAAATGAACCGGAATCAATGAAACATGATGACCTGCATTTTTTAATGCTAAATATGGAATTACACATCTGTAAATTGAAGTATTTAATTCGCCTGGTTTATCAGCATATACAAAAGAAATATTTAATGGGAGTTTTTCGTTGTGTTGGTTATCTTTTAACTCTTCCAAGGGGAATTCTCCTCATCTCCTTTAATTTTTTTAGTAAAACCTTTTCCCTTATAATGAATGGAATTTAAATTATATTTTCTATGAATATTTTTAGATCTACAATTGGGACAAATCTGATTGTTGCTAATTACAAATGGCTGAGAGTTGATCTCAAAATATTTTCCACAATCATCACAAACAAAACTATAAATCATAATCTTTTCTTTCGCTATAATATTCTCTATAACATCTTTTACAAACAGGATCTCCATTAATAAATTGTCCATCCAATAAGTCTACCATATTAAAACAATTTTCAGTTGTACATTTTACTATGGTAGATTCATTCATTAGTTTTTCTTGAAGTTCATCTTCAGTAGAAACGTCAAAATCTTTTAATAATTCTTTAATATTGGTTCTATTTTTTTTCATTTTGTTCCTCCTTATATTGAATATTGAAAAGTGGTTGAAGTCCTCGTTGTACCAATACATTATTCATAGCAGTTGCAACCCAAATTTGATCTTTTGCATGTTGAAAATATTTTTTATATATTCCTGGAATTGGAGTTGTAAAATCTCTACTACTTGACATGGTAGAGCCATCTTCTCTCCAAGTATGCCATACCAAAGGAACAGGATAATGATAAAAATCATATTTTAAAGATAATTCTAAATTCATCAAATAATCTTCATATACGGAAACAGTTTCGTCAAATAGTGGAACATTATTAAAACATTCGCGATTTATCATAAAACAATTTACCGGAGAAATATTCATAACTAACAATAAATCTCTATTAAAATCATGTGAATAAGGAATGTCTCTCCAAAAATTTTCATATTCTCCATTATTATTTTTTCTTTGATGTATTCTTACAGAATCACAATATGAGATTTTAAATTCCGATTTTTTGTTTTCTAATAAATTAACCATCGTTTCAATAAAGCTTGGATAAACACCATCATCACTATCTATAAATGAAATATATTTTCCCTGTGCTTTTTTTATTCCATGATTTCTAGCAGATGCAAGACCACCGTTTTTTTTCACAAACAATTTAATTCTTTTATCATTAAATAAATCAATAACATCTTTTGCACTTTCTTCGCCTCCATCTTGAATAATGACTATCTCAAAATTTTCATAAGTAGAATTTAATATTGATTGAATACATTTTTTTAGAAAGTTGTTTCTATTATAAGTAGGAACTATTACGGATACTAACGGATATGATTCTTTTTCCACTCATTCCACCACCTTTCATTTTCAGATTTTGGCAAAGACATAAAGTTTTTAGGAACATCTTGTAAAATTTTATCTGCTTCTGCTTGCAACTGTTCAGGATATAACTCATGATATTTTTTTATAAAATAGGCATAAAATAATTTTTGTGCTTCAGCAGTAAAACCAGAATGAATAGCTGAATCTTCGTGTACATAATAATTGAATAAAACTTCTGGAACTAATTTTCCATACCATCCCTTTCGAGATAACCTGATTATCAACTCATAGTCCTCCAAATAAGACCAATTCTCTAAATTAAATCCACCTGATTCTATAAATGCTTTTTTCCTAATCAAGCTACAATAAGAAATAAAATTTCCAGCATTAATCAATCTATAAAAGTTATATTCTGGTTGTGAGAATACTTTATTTTCTCCTCCAAAGTATCTTGTGTTTACATATGCAAAACCAATTTCGGGATTTTGTTTTAAAGTTTTGGTTGTTTTTAATAAGTAGTCCTCATGAATATTATCATCGGGATCTAAAAATAAAATAAATTCTCCCTTACTGTTTTCTACCCCTTTATTTCTTGTAAGTGTCAATCCTAAATTTTCTATATTCCAATAAAGAGATACATCCATTTTTTTCCAATATTTTGCTTTAATTTCTAAAAGTTTATGATGTTCTTCTAAGTTGCTATGATCATCAACAATAATTACTTCAAATTTTTTATATGTTTGTTTTGAAATACTCTCTAAACATTGATCTATATATTGACTGTAATTATAGTAAGGAATAATAATTGAAACAAAATTCTTTTTATATGCCATATTTTTCAAATTCCTCCATAGTATATAGTTCTACTTCTTGATGACATCCATTGCTTGTAAATCCATCAAACTTTTTCCAATCAATTCTAAAGCCATTTTCATACATTTTTAGCATGTTATTAGAATCGTATATATTGATATTGCTAAATCTATTATTTAAGGCTACATTTTGTACTTTATTCATTGGAGCACAAAAAGCAACACTTCTATAATATGACAATAGTTTTGGTTTATTATAGAATTGCCACAAATTAGCATATAACTGTGCTTCTAATTCATTAGGATTTTTATATCTAAAATTTTCTAATAAGGCACGAACATCTTTTATTCTATAAATACTTGAGCTAATCTCTAAAGCATAATTGAAATCCAACTGTGATTTAGTCCAATCAAAAGCGAAAGTAGCAAAATCAACTTCTTTAAATAGTCCCTTTTCTTCAATGAAATGCAAAGAAGAAAAATTTATAATATGACGATGTTCAATACTTTTTGGAATTTCTTGCTCTTTTTTTAATGGATAACAATTTTTTGTATTTTTTCCTAACCTTAAACTAAATCCAACAGCATCAATATTATATTCCAATAAACTTTTAATTTGTGATAAATCAAATTTATTAGTAAAAATATTATCGTCCACTAAAAACATTATATATTCATAATTTTTTGTTTCATAAACAAAAGATGATTTAAAAGAAACAAAACAATTTTCATCAATAAACTGAATATTATTTCTTTCTTTTTCTTTTTGTTCTTCGATCAATTGATGATATGAATTTCTGTATTCTTGATCGTAGGCATAAACCACATAGATATCAGTAGCGTTTGGTTGCAAACATTGATTGTAAAAACTATCTAAAAGTAATGATAATTGTAATGATCTATTTTTTGAGAAAATTAATGTAATGATGTTATTGTTCAATTCTCATTTCCTTTCCAATAAAATCAATTTTTTATTATATTTAAAAATCTTTGGAAAAATTAATAATATCTTTTAGCATTCCCAATACAACAAAAAGACAATATCCTATGACAAAACTTATGTCTGAAATATCTGAACGTACACTCTTTAAAATAGATGCTAGAATTATATAAAGAACAGTATAGTAACAAAAAATTATAAAAACTTTATTTTCAGTCATTTAAATTATTCCTTTCTTTATAATAAAACCAATATTTCATTTACTAATTTCTTTTCATCCAATCAACAACCCACATACAACCCTGAGATAAACTAACTTCAGGTTGCCACCAGGTATATTTTCTAAATTTTTCACCATCTAAAAATGTCCTGTAAACCTCGCCTTTTCTTTCTGGTTTATTGATAGGATTCTTTTTATATCTTGTGATAACTTTTAATGTCTCATAAACTAAATCAATTGTAGTTCCATGACCCCATCCTATATTATAAATTCCCGAAGGAATATTGTTGTTTTCTAATGCCAATAAATTAGCTCTAGCAATATCTTTTACATAAACAAAATCTCTGCTTTGTAAGCCATTTCCATAGATAATCACTTCTTTATTTTGTAACATTTGTTTTGCAAAAATGGATATTACACCTGCTTCAGTTGATGGATCTTGTCTCTCTCCATAAATATTAGGATAACGAAAAGATATATATTCCAATCCATATTGATTATGATAAAAATTTAAATAATGTTCCACTGTATGTTTTGAAATACCATAAGGGGAAATTGGATTTACTGGATGGTTTTCATCACATGGAAGATAGCTTGGATTTCCATAAGCTGTTCCACCAGAACCAGCATAAATAAATTTTTTAATTTTAAACTCTTTAGATAATTCTAATAAATTTAAAGTTCCAATAATATTTGTTTGAGCATCTGAAACGGGATCACTCATAGATTTTACTACTGTGGATTGTGCTGCATGATGAATAACGTAATCAGGATGAGTTTCTTCAAATACATTTTGTAATATTGTTTTAGAAAAAATATCACAAAGATAAAAATCTGCTTTTTTATTTATGTTTTCTAATTTTCCACTACTCAAATCATCTACAATAATTACATCATAAAAGTTTTCGATTAATGTATCTACAATGTGCGATCCAATAAATCCAGCTCCTCCGGTAACTAAAACTTTATCTGGCGATTTTTTAACTTCCATATTTTCTCCTTTTATCTATTGTACCATATAACACCAGGAAATGTATTTAAATATTCTTTATCAAATTTATAATTCACATCAGAAGGATAAATTAAAATTTTGGGATCTGTTTTCGTGTTTTCAGAAGAACATAAATATCCTAAACCATCATGATCAATTAAATATCCTTTTTCTACAAATCTTAAAAAATCTTCCATTTTCATATAATCGCCCATGTTACTCCTAATAAAACCATCATTCTATTGGTTTTTAAATCTAATAAAACTAAAATTTTATTTTATTAATTTCAATTATCATAGATGAATTTAAAATTTCATGAATCATTTTCTGTAATATTTTAAGGGTTGCTCGTTCATTATTATGTCTAGCAGATATTAAGTCAAATTCTTTATCTAACCTTTTATATTTTTTACTTTTCATAATAAGAAGAGCTAAAAATTGTGGCATAATGATGAATTTTCCAAAATAGTCATTCATTTTACGCAATATATCTAAGTTCCTATCTGCTGATTCTTCTAGCAAATCATATTGCTCTTTCAAAAACCATAGATCTTGATTCATGAATCTCCTTTTAAATTTTTCCAATAAAACACTTCTTTTATTACTGTTTTATTCATCAATCTATTATAATCCCAATTAACAAATTTTTCTTCTTTATCTTTTCTGGTTTAATATCGCTCAATAAAATATTTTAAATAAGGATTTTTTATTTTATTCATTATATATTTTCTTGTGTAAACCATCATACATATTTTTTACCACACGAACATTTTTCATATTTCCTTTTTCCAAAATTAAATCATGCAATGTCTTTCCTAACAAATAATATAATTCAACTTCTTTTAAATATGTTTCCCCAAATGAACATCTATTATTTAATTGAACTGCCTTTTTCAAACATTGGAAAGGTGGGCAACACTCAGTTACTCCACAAGAATCACATGATTTACAAATTACATCAGTAAAATTTTCAATTATTATTTTTTCAGTCATGATTTTTTGTATGAATTTCAAGATTATAAGTATCTGTTTTCGTAGTTGTAACAGTTATTCTATTACAATATATACATTCAATAATACTAGGAGAAAATACTTTTCCACATTTAGGACAAGTCCAACCTTGATTATTAAATAAGCTTAGGAAATCCGAATTTATACTGATTGCATTTTGATTACAGGTACAATAGGGTTCTAAACCTTTAGTAAATCCACCTAGAGGAACGTCTCCGACATAAACAAATGGTTTTCCACATTTTTCACAGCGACCATCATTGTATGTCCATCCTTTATTTTCATCAGTACAAGTCTTCATTTTTCTTCTCCTTAATAATTTCATTAATTTTATCCATTATTGGATTTTCTTTTTTTATAACTCCCCTCAAATCATTTAAATTTCTATTGGGGAAATATTTATCTTTAATCTGTTGTAAAGTCATTTCCGATTCTTTTTTACCATAATTAAGTGATTTTTTTATTAATTTTTGCTTTTCTTTTGATGTCATTTTTTATTTTCCTCATCCCATTTTTTCCAACAATGATCTTTGTTTTTAAAATGTTTACAATCGGAGAATCTACCAGAAACACATTTTTTCCATTTTGGTTTTTTGCTATAATCAGCACATTGAAACCACCAGGAAGGACAAACATAATTTCTCATTTCTGATCCAATAGGAAATTCTTTGCCATTATACCAATCAATATAATGAATTCCACCAGCATCCCAACATGTTTTTCCAATAATAATTCCTGGATTAACTTCTAAAACTTTATTTACATTGGCAAATTCTTTTTTAGTGAATTCTTCATATTCAAATTTTCTATGTCTTTTTCCAGATCCTTTACATACAGAACATATAACTCCATAGTCACTATAATTTTCAGCTACTCCAACATAGATTCCAGTTCCTTTACATTCTTTGCATTTTTCAATCCATTCAACGATCATACGTTATCTTCTTTCCTAATAAAATCATGCTTTTATAGTAATTTTGCGCCCTTTTTAGACAGATTATCCAAGCATTCTTGTAAATATGCCTCATTATGCTCAGAATACACTGGAAAACGCTTTAGATACACTTGTAGGACAGCCACATCCTCACTATTATAACTATCATGTTTTAAATTCTTGCCTCGATAAGTATATTCTTTCCATTCGGAATCAACAATATATCCTCTTCGTTCCATTTCTGCCATTACTCGCATATGATAGGCAACTAATTTCAAATAAGGATTTTCAAAAACGTAATCCACTACGCTATGTTTCTTTCCCCATCCGTTCCCCCTGAGGGCACAAATTTCTCTGTGAAGTCCTAACACCTGTTGTCTTGGTAATTTATCTAATAAACTTTCATGCCATAATCTCATAACATATTCTCCTTTTTTTGGAAATGATTTCATTCACAGTGAAATCATTGACATATTTGTTTTCATTGGTATTATATACTATTTTTTGTTCCTTGTAAATCCCAATTCCTCAATGGCGGTTTTATATTCATATAACCTATCTTCCATATTTTGACCATCATCTAAAGCTTGTCTTGCTAACCGATGAATATCATCCATTTTATTGATAAAATAATTAAAATCTTCTTCAGCAGATTCTTCATGAAATTTCATTCTAACACACTCTTCCGCAATCTCTAAGATATTGGTATGACGATCACATATTGTTTTATTATTTTTATTGATCATGGTTTCATCCTTGCTTATTTATTTTTAATCTAATCCCAACCATTTGGGATTATCTTTAGTCCATTGTACGGTTTTTTCAAGACTATTCTCAAATGGAACAGGAGGAATCCAACCAAGTTCTTTCATTTTTGTACCATCTAAACCATAATGCATATCATGACCTGGAGAATAAGAATGAAAAGGAACATAATCATAATTAAAATTATTTTTTCCTAATGCAGTAGCAATCATTTGAGCAAGTTCGTATACATTTCTTCGTTCACCTACAATGTTATAGCGTTCTCCAATTGTACTATGTTCTAATAAAAATAATAATGCATCTGCATGATTACGAGCGTGTAACCAACATCGAGAAGAAATGTCAATTACTTTTCCATTTTTAGAATCTGTGGCGCAATGAATATCCACTGTTTTATTTTGTAAAATATTCAACATTGTTTTTGGTACAAATTTTTCAGGATCTTGTCTTTGTCCAAAATTATTCATCGTGTTGGTAATAATCATTGGAACTCCAAACGATTTCCAATATGAATGAACAATAGCTTCACCACCTGATTTACTTGCAGAGTAAGGATTACTAGGTCTGTGTGGTTCACCTTCTACATGTAACTTATCACCAACAACAGCACCATAAACTTCATCGGTGCTTACGTAAACAAATAAAGACGGATTTATTTCTCTTGCCAAATCTAATACGTTCATTGTTCCAATAACATTTGATTCAAGGAATATTTTTGGATATTTAAAAGAATTTGCAACATGAGTTTCGCCTCCCATGTGAATAATATATTCTATTTCAGACAATTGTTTTTTAATAAAAAACGGAAAGGCAGATCTAAAATCATGATATATAAAGTGAACTCTTGTCTTTTCCTTTTCCCAAATATCCATTTCTACTAAACGATTAAGATTACCTGCATAACTCAATCTATCAATAACATATATTTCCATATCTGTATTACGTAAAAAATGTTCAATTGTATGACTTCCAATAAAACCAGCTCCACCAGTTAGTAATATCTTTTTCATTTTAATCCTCCAAAAAGAATAATCAAAGTAAAAAATATTATTATGATTACGATTGAGATAATAGTCTCCATATACATGTCAGCTAAATCTTTTAGTTTTTGCATTTCTATTCTCCTTTTGATTTTTATTTGTATTTTATTCTTGACTTTCATATTTCTTAATAATTTTTTCTATTTCTCTTAAATCTTCAATATTAAAATTTTTAAAAACTACTTTTTGAATTTTATAAATAATATTTAATTTTTCTTGTTGCCTTAAAAATTTATCCCATAAATCTTGAGAAAATTTCCTAATGTATGTTGAATTCCAATCTTTATCACCACGAAGTTTTCCAAACGGAGTGAAAATTTCATATTTTTCTTTTCCGTCTTCTAAAACCTTATAATTTCCAGCTTTTGTAACTTCAATAATTTTTCCTTTTCTGAAATTCATTCTTCCATACTGTGAATAATCAATTATTACAATTTCATCTTTTTCAAATTTATCATTCATAATTTATTCCTCACCCTTTTCAATCATTTCTACTGCTTCTGCCAAACCTTTTATCAAGATCATTGTTTCTTCCCTGGTTAACCAAAAGCTAGTACAACTAGATGTTAGTTTTCTTTCTTCATAAGATTCATATCCTCCTAAATAAACCATTCCTGCTACTGGAGCAACGGTAATTGTATGAAAACCTATTTGTCCAAGATTATTTTTATGATGATAAGAAGGATGAAAATACAACGATTCTCCAAGAGCTTTTTCCCCTATTTCAGTTCCTTTAAATATGCCTTCTCCGTAAAGTTTTAAAGCATCCCGATCTTTAGCTTTACGTAATTCAATAAGGTCTTTTTCTTGTAATTCTATTTGTTTTCTCAGTCCCTCAGAATAAAGATCTTTTGATTGTACAATGCGTTCTAAAAACTCAATTTTTTCTTTATCATCCATAATATTTTTCCTTTCATTTAATTATTTTTATATAAAGATTTTAGCATTAATATAAAATAAAGTCAATAAGGAATTTATAATAAAATCGTTCTTTTATTTAATAAATAGAATCAGAGATTAGTCTGATTCTATTTATTTTTTATTATATTGTTTCTTATCCTTCTAATTCGTTGAGCATAGAAGACAATTCTTCCAAAGATTTACTCTGCAAACTTTCATCTTGTTTATTTGCCATGATTTCCATGATTTTTTCTTTTTGTTGTTTGCGTTCTTTTGCTCTTCGTTTCTTTTCGTTTTCTTCTAATCGAACTGACACAATATGTTTTATAATTTCAATTTTGTGTTCTAATTCTTCATCGCTCTTTGTTCTTGTTTCAAGCAAACTTTCTTCTTGTGATTGCTTTACCTGAGAGTTTAATTCTTTAAAAATTTTGTCTAAAGAAGTTAATGGCAAATCCCATAAATCTTCTACTGATAAAACTCCCATAAATTGAAACCGAAATTTCATACGACTTGCTACTTCAAACATTTGATTATTATTTGTACTCATTTTTTATCTCCTTTTAAAATTTAATTTTTAATATTCTCTCTGATTGATTTTTAATTTTTACAATCAGTTCGTTTCTTTTTGTTGATGAAAATCCTAATCCCGATAATTGATCATTAATTTCTCTTACGGACATTTTTCCACCAAGAGCTTCAAAAACTCTTTTATGTTTCATCAAATCTTCTTTCAAAAATTCATTATAGAATCCATGAGGAGATTCAGAATTTACACAATCTTTAAGCATGAAAAAGTAATGACGATGACCAATTCCATTTTGTTGATCCCAATAGTTAGGTGAAAACATAATAACGGAAACTGGAATAAACTGATTGGTTTTTATGTTCCATACCTGTTTTGACGATAAATTAGATGGAATTTTTTCTTCAATTCTAAATAATCCATTTTCAAGATGCACATATGCCACTAAAACTTTTTCTTCCTGTCGTAATTCTTTATTATATTCAAAAGAATAAATATTTCCTTCAAACTCTATTTCTGCTTTAAATCCGTTTTTTCCTCCTCGGTTGGCAAAATTATGAACTAAAAATTCATATTTTCCATTTTCCATTTTAGATAAATTAGACCATGTAATATTCTCAACAGCAGGACTTCCCTCATTCGGAAACCTAATGTCTACATCCAAAACTCCAGTTGTACGATAATTGCTCATGTTTCTAAAAGATATGACGTTGCCGTGTGGTTCATGACAATGAGCATCCAGATCATTTTTATCATGAGAATTCGGAGTATCGTTCCATTGAATTGAAAATCGCAGGACTCCTTCTACATTCCCACCAGCAGATTTAACTCTTTCTTTCATTGAACTATCAGTAATGTTTCCAGAATATGCCCATCCAAAAGAATTATCCCATTTAAACATTGAAGGTGATTTTTTATTTTCTGGAGCAATCAATGACACAAGATTAGGAGAATGCTTATTCTTAAAGAATACTTCTATTTCTCTGGCTGTTGGCAAAACATTTTCAATAAAATCATTTACGGGAACTTCTTCTATTTTTGAAAACTTTTTTGGACTAATAACCACATCAGAAACTAAGTCATCAAAAACATTTCCAGAGATTCTTTTAGAAGCATCTTTATTAGAAAATAAAATATTGTTTACAGTAATGTCATCTAAATTTGCATATCTGCGATTTAAAGATTCTAAATAACCTAATTTCTCAATTTCTTTTTTTGCATCTTCTAACATTTGTTTGGTAAAAATTGCTTTAGGTCTTTTATAATTTGTTGGAGCAACAATTTGTTCATACCGTCTAACTGCTTGATCTAAATCCATATTTTCACTAATATCAACTAAAAGAGTTCCAATGCTGTGATTTCTAATTTTTCCAATGACACTTCCAACATCAATAGATTTTGTCCAAGCATAATTATTTTTTTCTGTATCAGTATTTAATTTTTCATATTCTTTTTTCAATGTTAAAAATTTTTCTAAAACCGACTTCCACTCTTCTCCTTTATATAAGGAATTCTGAGAAATCAACTCCAATACAGTTAAAACACTTTCTTTACTGATTTCATTAAGAGATCGTTGAAAAACACTTTTGATATCTCGATATGAACCCTTTACGTCTCCCTCGGTTTTACCAGATCGATTCACAAAATTATTCGGTAATTCCAAATAAAAATGATCCCATTCATGAACTATTCCATTTTTTAATTCTTCGTAATTTTTATCTGTTCCAATTTTTGCATATTGAGAAAAATAAATATCAGTTACAGGCTTTGATCTTATATGTTTAGATAAGGCATCAATAACAATTTGAAACACTAGATCATTTGTTTCAAAATCCCAAATGGTTTGAATTTTATTGTTTTCGTCAATGCACACAGCATTTCCAATTGCTCTAATGAATTGTTTACAACAAGAACAATCATATTCCCGTCTTTCTCTATAAATTTCATTTGTTCCAGGAAGAAAGCTATCTAAATATAAATTCCATAACTCGTCTTTATCTAAAGACACTTCAAATAATTGATTTGTATTTTTTGTTAGATTTTTGAAATTTTGTTGCATAATTTCTTTAAATTCTTTAAACTTCATTTTTTACTTTATCCTTTCTTATTTTATATGTTTTTTATACTTACTCTAATATAATACGAAATATTATTGGATTTGTCAATAGGCAATTTTTATTTAATAATAAAGTCGTTTTTTATTCAATATTAATTTTACCAATTCCAAAAAATATTGTGCCACAATTTCCTTTACACAATAAATATTTATTTAAATTTTTTAAATTATCTATAAACATTATCTCAGATTTTAACAAACCCTTTAGTGTGTTAATATTTTCTTCTAATAAATTAGTTAAATTATTTTTTTCTATAAATATAATTTGATTCTACATTTTATTTTTCTACCATCCATTCATCCCAATCTTCAACGATTTTCTTAATTGTTTTTCTATACGCAATATTCTCTGATCCTATAAACTCTAAAATATTGACTGCCAAAGATAAATTTTCAATTGCTTGCTTTAAGATTTCTGGATTTTTCTGTACTTTTTTTAGGACAATACTGGTGGTAGTTTTTTTAACCAATTTTTACTCCTTGTTTATTTTTCGTGTAGTTGTTTATTTTTTATTATTTGGCTTCATGCTCGATTCGTGTTTTACAAGAACAATCAAAACCATTTTGAATTCTAGCTTTTTGATCTTCTGGATAATCAGCTAAACATTTAATTAATTTATTTATTATATCAAGACTTGTTTTTCTATCAAACCATAATTTCAATGAAGTATGAATGGGTTTATCTTTTTCAAGAACTTCGATACAAATTGATCCGAATGAATTATTATCTATTGATGTTCTATATTGAATATAATCTTGATCAATCTCATACCCTTCTGTTTTATATTTAAAATATCTATCAATAACATCTTGATTTGGCATTATTTCTCCTAATAAAATAATCATTTTATTCATTTTTTTTTATTGTTCTGACTCAATGTTTAGATACAAGACAAACACTATATATACTTCCTAAAAACCCTTAATGCCAGACCCATCAAGGGTTTTTATTTTACCTTTTGAAATACAAAATTTATGGTTGGAATGGTGGAGGATTCATTACCTGGTGCTGATTAACATCACCAGTACCCTTATCGCCACGAACCTTATCCCCACCTGCTGACACATCTGAAAAGATGCTGACCAACATGACTAACGTCAATAACAGTGCAAATACTTTTTTCATTTTATCTCCTTATCTATTTTACAATTAGCGTTTATTATACTTTTTGACTTAAGTGAATTGCCATTGCCATACAATATAATTTTCATACGCTTTACATATTCTTTCCAATCTTTATCAAATTCCCTTTTTCGTATTGTTTCTTTTCTCCAATATTTGGTTTCTTTCTTAATATCAAGAGCTTCTTCGTCTGGCGTCCGATAATATGTTGCTCTCCACTACAACACGAATAATACTATAAGCAAAATATACAATCCAATCCAAAACATCATTCACCTTCTCTTTCTGAAATCTGATAGCCATAGTTTTTTTCTAAATTTTCCACCACTTAATGCATGAGCATTATATCTGCACCAAGTACAAACAGGAACATTGTTCATAAATTCGTGATAACCATAGTGGCACTTCAAAAAATGAATAATCGATTTGATAACTTTCATCATTACTCTCTATCAATAAATATCTTATCTTCATTTCTAGTCGCAACATATAATGAAACACTAAATATGACAACACAACCTACAATCACGCCAACAACAAAACAAATGAATCCAATCCAGAAATGAGTCATTATTTTCTCCTATTCTCCAAAACATATTTTAACCAATATCCAGCCAAGAAAAATCCAAACAATATCATAACAAATTCAACTCTTGTTAATATGACCATTATTCACCGTCATTGATTGCATCACATTGTTCAATAAGATAAAAGTATCTACCATTAATTTTTAACACTGGAAATATGCGACAAAAATCAACATAACTTGACTTAAACATAGCGCTATAAATTATGTCATTTATGTTCTCTGGTATTTCATCCTCATATTGATACACAATACTGATAGGCAATTCTTTACCAATTAATTTCATTGGAAATTCACTCATCGGCATTCCTCACTTTCCTGTAATTTTCTGCCATATAAAACAAGACTTCTTTCTGGATTATTTGGATTACTAATACTCCATCCTTCTTTTAGCCCATCACATTGAAAAGTACAATTTATTATTATTGTGTTATTACCAGCAATTAATTTGATGATAGCCCATCTAATATTCATTAACCATCTTCTTAACATCATTCCTCCTTTTGTGGTTGGTATCTTCCAATAAGGTCAGGGCATTCCATTTGATAGAACATTAACTCAGCTTCCAGTTCTACTATGCGTTTATCTCGGTAGGCTATTCGATCAGCGTCTTCTTTAATCTGGTCATGCAAGGATTCTTCCAGTTCCTGCACACGTGATTGGAGACGTAGGATTTCGTCAATGGCTTTCGGATAGTTATTACAGGCTTCGGCAATATATTTTGCGTTCGCTATTCCTTCGTCCTTTGACACAGAACCATAAGTTATTTGCTCCATGTACGTTTCAAATCTCCCCTCGATTGAACCTCCTATACGTCTTATGGAAGGGTAATCATCACCCCAATCACCAATGGTTGCTTTAGCAACACAATCAATTTTGTTTGATACTTGACCACACTTTCCACAATCACAGGCTTTCCACGGAAGTGGAGAGATACGGTTTAGCAATTTTTTTTGTTCCTCAATCCATTCTTTCGTAAATTCAATCATTATTCCTCCTAAACTAAATAAGTAATTATCAAAGTTGTTGCAACACCTAGAAGATACCCAATTTCAAATTGATGTTTCATAATAAATTCAGTCATTGTTCACCACCCTTCAAATTCTGGTAAATTGTCAAGTTCTTTTTCACTGTTCTCCATTAATGTAATAGAAAACGTATCGCCTGCTTCACCATCAATAAGAAGGCAGTCTATTTCTGTAACAAAATCTTTCCAATCCTCTACTCTGACAATAAGGGTATCCCCTCCGTTCCATTCCATAAGCACACACATTATTTTGTTAGTCATTGTTCACCTCTTCTATGGCTTGTTTTATAACAATATCAATCTCAATGAGAGCGTCTATCAATCTAATTTTTTGTTTATTGTGAGTTAGATCCCATATTTCCTTCAACGCTTCCCTCAACCTCTCAATCTCCGCATCCTTATTGTTTATCTGTTCTTGTAATTCAGCTTCATTTGGTAATTGCTCTCCGAAATTATTCTTGTTTGCATCTAACCATGCTTTTGTAAACTTATTCATCATTCACATCCTCCAATGCTTGTTGTGCAATCCTACAAATCTCACATGCCCACACATCTAAGTCATGTGTTGCTATCTCTTTCAACACTCCCCTCAGCCTTTCAATCTCCGCATCACGTTGCGCTATGGTAGCGGTGAGAGCGTCTAATGATTCGTTTTGCGAAATATTTTGGTTATCGAAGTTACAACGAGGACATACTATATTTGTATAGTGATAATAAAGAAAACCACATATAGAACATTTGACCATCGGGTCGCTATTTGTGCTCATCACTCCTCACTTTCTTTTTCTGCGTAAATGATCACGCAGTTTGTAGCGTCCATTCTAGCGAATATTTCATCACCCTTATAAACTGCAATCCACGGAACAACTTCCCAATATGCAACGATTTTTGTATAAACTCTTCCAACTTCATATGAAACAGATCCTTCTCCTAATTGCTTTTCAATAAGTTTTATTTTTCTTTCGTCCCATACAATTTGTTCTATATCCATCACTCCTCCTCCACATACTTGATACGCTTGCCACAATCTCTACAAAAAGTTGGAATATTGTGATCTATACTTGATACATAAATGTATGGATAATGTGGTGATACATAAATATCATAATTCCCATTAGTCGCTTTATCTTCCTTTTTCCACTCGCACACTTCGGGAACCTCAACAACCAGGGGACACCATGAGGGACGTGTAGCATTCTCAGTATGCTCTGTTACATCTTCATTAACAGCAGAACACATAAAAATATCGTAACCGCTTCTAGATATAGATGGTTTTCTAATTTGGCAATCATCACAACCATATTCCGGCAATTCATCCACTACAATATTGGTTACGTTCATCATACCCTACTTTCTTTATCGTCTTTTTCGATTCTTAAATTATAAACAAAACTAAGATAAACTAAAAAAACAAACGCACTAAGAAATATTAAAATAGTTGGAATAAAAACTAACCACCAAGATATTTCAATCAATTTTACTAATCTAGCCATAATTATCATTCCTTGAATTACAGCATAAACAAAATATCCAGTCCAAAATGTTGATCTATCCATCATTTCTCCTTATCTATATTTTTTGCTTTTAAAGATAACTATTTTTACTATGGCAACCGCTATTATTCTCTGGATAAAAGAAATCCAATAATTTTTTTCCACCAGTTCCATATTGAAGAATTTGACCACGTATTGTATTCATTTCGGCATTTCCAGCACTCCAATATCGATGATCATCTGACATTTCAAATGTCCAATCATGATTTCTTAATTTATCAGAAAGTTCTATTAATGATGGTATTGTTTCAGATGTACATACAATTAAAAAATCATTATCAACATTGTTAGAATTAGTGGTTAATAAAATATGTTCTTCTGTGTCAGAGTGAGAAGCCAATCTTGATTTATAAATTTTTGTTTCTACAATAGTTTCTTCCATTTTATTTATCCTCTTTTTATAATAAAAATTTTTTTATTTATTTTTTACCCATTTTATAATTTCTTCATCAGACATATTTTCAATGTTCAAGGCGTCTAACATTATGCTTTCTTTTCCAATTTGTAATTTTAATTTATTTTCTTTTTCCGCAACAACATTCATTATATCAACCATTCTTTGTGCATTTGATTTTTTAAAAGTATTATATATACCACTTCCTCTTGGAAAACCATCATGTTCACTACCAACATTTCCCCTATAACAAGAATCATAAACATAATAATATTCTATAATTATTTTTTTTGCATCATCTTTTTTTATCATAATAAAATAATCCTTTTATTTAATCCGATTCATAATTCTTATTTGGATCTAATTCCATTATATCACAAAGAATATCTAAACACTCTATCAATCTTCTATATTGATATGGTTGATATTGTGATAAAAGAACAATTAGATGAGTTCTTATTGTATTTAATTTTTTATATAATTCTTCATCTTCGAGTTTTTTCATTCTTCCTCTTCGATTTGATAAACTGTAATTGAACTTCCAAAAAATAATTTAGCACTACATTTAGGACATTGATATGGATCTTCTTCATACACACTGATAATAAAATCCCAAGATTGAAATCTATGACCACAAACACATTTCAATACTGGTAAGGCTTCATCATCGTTGTTTCCAAAAACTACATTATTAGTTACATCTTTTATTTTTGTCATTTTTAATTCACACTTTTTCCAAATAAAATCATCGTTTTATTATACATCGTTTTTCAAAAGAAATTCAGGATTAATAACCTTAAAACTAATATTGTTTTCATAATTCCTAAGAACCAATCCCTCTCTTAGAGTATCGAATAATACACTCTTTCCTTTTGCGTAATCAACCATTTCCTGCATTGTAGGAAATAAAGAAAAATCTTTTTCTAAAATGGGAACAAATTTGAGATTTAATTTATCCAGAATTTCTTTTGCAGCAATGCTATCAATGATTTTCCCATCAACAATTAAATTGAAAATATATAACTTATATCCGCTGATCTTATATTTATTTCCCTGAATTCCCTGTCCTAAAATTTCTCCTTGAAGAACAATGGTTTTACTAAATGGAATTTGTAGTAATTTTTCTTTTAATCTTGCATATTTGGCAACTGTCCACCAGGAACTGTTATTCGGTTTATTTAATTTTAAGTTTCTACTGCAAACTCCAAATTCTATATTATTTCGGAAAAAAAGTTTTTTATTTTTTACAATAAAAACAGTTAAAGATTGTCCATCAACCTTTTCGGTAACAATAAATTTTAAATCTTTCCAATGATAATAATAATTTGGAAATAATTGAATTCTATCTTCGTCTGTTTTCTTAATCCAATTAGGAAAACCACTTCTTTTTTTAGGAAATAATTTTCTATACCATTTCTGTTTACGAAGCCATCTTTCTAATTGACTTTTTTTAATGTTAGTTTCTCGTTCTTCCTGTTCTGCTTGAGGATCATGTTTTGTAACTCTTAAAACGTTTGTTACATCATCTCCTTCTTTCCAATTTTTATCTGGAAGAATTGATAACGGCATCACTAATCCTTGACTAATTTGTTTTCGTAATTTAATAGTTTTTACTTTATATTTTCTGTCCTTCATAAATTCAAACATGGGAAGATCTGGAAGAATGGAATCAATTTCAAAATAAACTATAAGATCCCCAACATTAAAATTATCTTTTTTAGCAACAACACATTTCCAACCTAGAACAGTAGCAACTTCAATTCTATCTGCTCCTTCTATTGGAGAAATATCAATAATTTTTTGAACACTGGCTAATTTTCTATCCATTATTTTTATATTCCTTTCAATATAATAAAATTTCCGTTTTATCAGGTAATGAAGTTTCAATTTCAATGTTGCTAATTGAAGCATTCCATCTTACTGTTTCTCCATCATCATCTTGAAATTCTTGAGGAAGTCCCATAATGCACTCGCCTCCCCATTCTAATTTGATCACTTGTAAATATTGGATTAGCTGATCAATTGTCATTTCACTGTTATCGTCTTCTTTTTGATCATAAAATATAATTCTCATTGTTCCTGTCTTTCTTCGGTATAAACAACATCTACGGGAAAAACTTCATATTTTTCTTTAGATGATTTCATTATACTATCTAATTGTTGTTGAGCCAATTCTTTATCTAAATAAACAAAAAATCCAGAAATATTTTTTCCACCTAAAGCTTGTTTGGTTTTCCTATCTCTAACAATAAAACCCTGATAACGAATTCTTGGGATCAAAGAATTTCTCAAAATTTCTGCTTTAAGTTCTTGTAATTGTTTGACCAACTGTTTATTTTTGTTATTACCAAATGGGTTTAATTTCATGTTTTTATTTCTCCTTTTCTGTTATTTTACTTTTTTTTTCATTCCACTAATTATAATTCCAAACAACATCAATAAAAACGCTCCAAGCATACTTGTCATAAATTAAGTCTCCTTTTCTAATAAAATAACGGTTTTATTTAATTTCTATTATCAAAAAAATAACTTATTTCTATTTCAAAAAATAACCATTGAATTGATGCCCTGGAAACATATTTTGATCCCGATAACTGTATTGTTGGAAGTAAATAAAAATAAAAACTAAAATCATCATAAAAAAATAAATCGATCCATAACATAATTGAAAAATTTTTTATATTAAATATTTTAACCATACTATTCTCCTTTTTATTTTTTTACAAAATCAAATACTTCTATTACTTTAGAATTTTCAATTTTCATTTTGGCAAATATAAATTTATGCTTTTTAGAATTAACATCCATTCCGTTGCTTGCCACAATATTTACAATCTCATTTCCATTAGAATTATTATTTGTCAATTTAAAAATCTCATTGTTTCCAGAATAAAATTCATTCTTATTATAAACCATTGTTCCATCATTTAAAACTTCTATCTTTCCCATTTCTCTTTTTACAATTTGATAAGTTTGCCATTCATTAAATCCTTGATATTTTTTTGGCAAAAGAACATCGGGAATAATAACATAAGTAAACAATCCCATCCGTTTTCCTTTCATATATTAGTAGTCAAAAATTCATATGCTAAATCTTCATCTTTAGTTTGACCAATTATATAAGTATTTTTTTGGTATGGTTTTCTTTCATATACAATGAATTCATGTGTTCTGTCATCCATAACCATCCAGCGATAACCGCAAGTTATTCTAATGTCAAGATCATTTTCGTTTTCTCTTGTAAATAATTCTGTTATGTTCATATTTTTATTTTCTCCTGGTTTCCTTAATAAAACTTATCTTTTCTTTAATTTTTTCTTTACTTTATTACATTTGTCACATTTATATTCTTCTGAGTAATAATCATAAAAAACTTCCCAAATTTCATTATCAAATACCTTCCATCTTTTTTTCGAATAAAGATATTCTTCTTTTTTTAATTCATAATTATGAAAACAAAATATTTGTTTAATATTCATTACCGTTTTCCTTATATGGTCTGTTATTATATCTTTTTGGCTCTAAGGCTTCATTCACGATTGTTAAAGCTTTATTCTTGTTACCATTTCTTAAATGCTCTTGGACTTCTTTCAATGCCTGGAAAATTCTACCACATTCTATACACAATTGATCTATTCTTTCCAAAAGAATTAATGTATCATCATTATTTTTGTAATTCCAATCTTTACGTAAATTTGCAATATCGTTATCAATCATCGTTTACCAAACCTTTCTTTTTCTTCTAATTCTTCTATCTTTTTTATATTGATGAAATCGATACTGATAATTCCTTTTTCATAATCATGATTAAAAGGTTTCCACCACATAGTAAATCCATATTTTTTTTCTGTCCAAAAAGTTTTATTCCAGGTAAAACTAATTCTCCAAAGAATAAAATAATATAAAAGACATAATAAAATTAATATATTTATAATAAGATTAAAAACTATAATAAAATTCATGTTTCATTTCCTTTCTGATAAAAATATCATTTTATTGTTTTATGAATTCTCATGGGTTTTATCAACAAAACCAATTTCCAATAATTTAACTTTCATTTCATTTTTAGTTAAATTTTTATTATCATTTTCAGCAAGCACTTTCAGAAAATCTTGACCACATTGATATAAAGCCAACCAGGAATCTTCAAAAATTTCAAGTCTAGGTGTGGGAGTGTCTAAAAAATACCACTTGATAGAAAAATCAGCTCCAATTTTCGTTTTTTTATTCCAATACATAATAAGTAATTCATCTTTAATACTGTCATCTGTTTTCCATTTTATTTCAGCATCTATAAAATTCCACATGTTATTTGTCCTTTCTTATCTGTTATTGATTGTTTGTTATTATACAATAAAACTTTTATTTTATTAGGCTTCTTCGTATGTAAAAACGCCATTTTCATCAAAATTATCTGATATTTCTAATCCTTCTGGACTTCCCAATAATTCCAATTCTTTGAAAAGTTTTTCATAATCAAGATTTTGAATTTTCATTCTCAACGGACACTTGCTCCATTTATCAAAGCATTCAGTGTTATCTGCTGTAAGATGACCTCGAAGACTTTTATAACTTTGTTTGTTAGGTGTACAAAAACCACCATCAATTCCTTTTCCTGTTATTTTCCAAAATGTGAAAAGTGATTGTTTCTTCTTATTAGATAGGTTGGAAAAAATATATTTATAGTCAAAAATAATTTCTTTTTCTACCTTATAACCACGTTGTTCTAATGCTCGTGCTAATTTTTTATAATTTCCAGGATGTCTTTTTCTATTTTCGCTCATTGTTATTGTCCTTTCTGTTATATCATTTCTAATAAAATAAACTTTTTATTGGTCTAAATCAAGGCTATCAAATTCGCCAGCATAATTTTCATCAGGTTCAAAAGTGTAAATTGCATCATATATTTCATCCATATATTCAATATCTCCTGACCAAAAACATTTTCCACCAAAAATATCTCCTGTTATTCTTGCTAATTCATCTGAATCGCATTCCTCAATAAAAGTTGTTAAATGTTCAATTATTTCTTTTTCAGATATTTTTATTTGATTATTTTCTGTTTTTTTCATTTTAATTTTCCTTATTTTTTATTAATATTCTAAATCTTCATTCCAAAAATCATCAATATCATCAGTATTTATTTCAATATCTCCAAAATAAAATTTTCCATTTTCTTCCCATACTTGAAAAGAATGTTCAAAAATATGAATATTTCCACCATGCATACTATCACCATCACAACATTCAATCGGCATAATTCCAATTAATCCAGCATCTACACCATATTCATTCCCTTTGTTATCATAATATGTACCATCTCCATATTTTGTTTTATATGTAAAGCACAATTGATCATTATATTCAAATAAACCGCTTTGCCAATTAGAGGGAAATTTCTCTAATTCTAAACCAAAACATCCTGTGTTATCACATAACTCATTCCAGTTTTCATCTTTCACTGCATAACAAGGATCACCAATCCAATATTCACCAGGCTTAAAAAAATGTTTTTCTGTCATTTTATTCTTCCTCATTATAAAATTTGTTATTATCTAAGATTTCTTGATTAGCTTCATTGATTGCATTTAAGATATCACCTTCTGTTTTTACTTCTGCGCCATAATCACCTAATTCAAATAAATCTTCTTGACCACCTTCAATATTATCCCAATCAATAAGTGTAAAATCAGTGTTCTCACAAGTTGTCAAAATATTTTGTACTACACCACCTTTTACATCAATTAAAACCTGTTCTTTTTTTCTATTGATTGTTATTTCAACATTGGTATTACATCCAAATAAAACATCCATTCTGTTATTTAATTTATTCCAATCTGTTATGATTATTCCCGATCCAATTAAACCTTTCAATAAATTATTTACTGTAATTTTCGGATTATTTGTCATTTTATTTTTCTCCTTTTTTTATTCTAAAGATAGATATAACCAGCACAATTTTTATAATCAAAATTTACAATCAAGGTTTTATCTCCTGATTTATATTCCCATCCAACAATTTCAAGGTCACTATTCGCAAGTTCATTAGTAAATTGATAATATTCCATATTGAAATACATTTGTATATTATTCATAATGTGATAATCATAAATTATAGGTTCAATAACACTAAAATTTATTGTAGACAATTTATCATTCATAATTTTTACTGGTGTATTTCTTAGGTTGAGTACAGTTGTCATTTTGTTATCTCCTTTACTATTGATTATAGCAACTTATTTTCAAATTACAAGTACCAATTTTCTAATAAAATAGATTTTTTATTGGTTGTTAACTGTTACTCAATAATTTCATAAATTCTTTCTTCGTCCTGGAAAATGTTTTTAAGAATTTCATCTCTTCCTTCTTGAGAAATAAAATTTATTTTACATCCATCAATAACAAAACAAATTGTTTTTACGGTAAAATTTCCTCTGTTATAAAGATAACTATAATCTAAATTTCTTAATGTTTTTTGTTTTTCTAATTTTGTGGTATCAAATATTTGACAATATTTTTTTATCATTTTATAATTTTCATCAATAGATATTTGAACCATACTGCTTTTATCGTAGAATTTAAGGGATTCTAACAGTTGTTTTACTGGTACAATGGCATAAAATTCATCATTGCTTGAAAATACCTTTGAGTTTGCCGTAAAACAGGTTTTGAAATTTTTGTTATCTTTATTATCAGTGAATAATCCATCGGTTTTATATAAACAAATTCTTTTATCAGCATCACCTAAAGGATTATATTCAAATAACAAATAATTTTTTATTGAATCTTTTCCAGCATGAGATTTAATCTCATTTTCTAATTTTTTTATTGCATCGATTAATTGATAGTTATAAATATACATTTTATTTTCCTTTTATTGATTATTAGAATTTCTTTTCCAATTGTCAAGCTTTACTTGATTGTTGTTTTTCATTTGCCATTCCATTAATTTTAAGGTTTCATGTAATAAATCTTGAATTTCCCTTAATTTTGTATGAATTTCATTATTATCATAATATTCAAAATAATTATCCTCATAAAAATTTGACAATTTGTTATATAAATCTTCTAATTCAATTCCCTTGCATGTTGGATTACTTTCATCATTATTATTTCTCATTTTATAATCCCTTCAAATTGAGTATAAGTAATATGTTTATGATAATAAATTTCAACAACATCCGTATAAACAGCAATACAATCTATATCATCAACCATAAACATAACACTTCTTTGTTGTTTTATATCCTGAATAACAAATCCACCATCGACAATCAATATTGAATCAATGTTACCGTTGTCAACTATATGATAAACCCAATTTTTGTTAACCTTGTATAATCTAAATGGACTATGGTTGAGTATGGCTAAAATATTGGTTGGATTTTCTTTATTATATTCATACGTTTTATTTTCAACTTCAATAATCATAATTTTTTCCTTTTTATTAATATTTTTCCTGATATCCCAACAATCTTAATTCTTTAATTCTGTTATTCAATTTTTTTATGTTTGAAAAAATCTCAATTCCAAAAAACGGACTGTTATCTTTATGTGTTTGAATTCCATCGTGATAATTCAGCACATATTTTGACCTTCCAATATTTTTTTGAATATAAAATGTTTTATCCATTTATAAAATCCTTTTTATTATTAGCTTTTAAAATTATTAATTGATAAATTATTGGTTATAATATATATAAAATATTTTTTAATATAATTAATATTTTTCTTTTTTCCACATGCACCACATGTACAAACACTATTTTTTGTATTGTTATTTGAATTTATTTCTTTGCAACTTCCACAAATCCATTGAATATACATTTATAAAATCCTTTCTGTTATAGATAATAAAATTTTGCTTTATGTAATCCGTTTGATCGTCTGTTTTCAATATCAGTAATTCCAGGATAATTTTTACAATAAACTAATACCGATTCTGTTTCATTGTTCCAATAACGATATCCTGAAATATAACCAATAAATCCACATTCTTTTTTCCATTGATGAAGTAATTTTTTTTCATATGGAGATAAAGATTTTTCTCCAATAAACGTATTAATTTTATCATATTCATAAATAATTGTTTTTCTTTTATTATTATTCATGTTACAATTCCTTTCTGTTATTATCTAATAAAACAATCTTTTTATTGGTTTTACAAATTTATTTCAACTAATTGACCAGGTAAATTTTTATTTTTTGTTGGATATTCCCAATCGAAACCTTCAATAAATTCTAATTCTGTATAACCATCGTTTATCCATTGTTCAATAATCTTTGATCCTTTTTCTGTTAATTTCAACCATCCTAATGATCGATAAGGTTTTTTATATACCCAATTCATATATCCTTTTTCAATAACACTTTTTGCTGTCGTCAATGTTTCTAAACCTGTCCAACATTCTGTTGTTGATTTATTTTGATCATTGAATTTTAAATATCGTCTTAATGCTTCTAATAAAATCCAATATTCTGATTTATTTAATTTAATTTTCATTCTGTTATCTCCTTCATACTTTTTTCTCGTTCTAAAAAATGTTTGTAGGTAATCTTTTTTCTTACAACTAAATCATCATAACCCATTGAGATTAATTCTTCTAATAAATCCTTATATTCTTCGGGTTTACATAACTTTGTTAATTCTGTGATAATTCCTTCACATCCAGAATGTTGACCAATATGTTGATAGCATGTAAAATCATATTTCCAGGAATAAGGAATTGTAGGAAATAACGCTATTACATCGCCTTCTTTAAATTTTCTAAAAATTACTGGTGTCGTCATTTTATTTTTCCCTTTCGTTTCTGTTATTGTTGTTTATTTCTAATTTTATTATAACAAGTTTTTTATTATTTACAATAGCCAATTTTTTTTATTTTCTTACTACATATGGAGAATGACCATATAACATTTTATAAATTACTTCAAATCCTCTGTTGTTCGCAGGAATAAAGATATATCGATCAGATTCTTTTTTATTCATATCACCATATATTTCACTTGAAAACCTGTTGAATCCTCCAATATATTTATATTCATCAATAAACTTATCATAAGATTTAATGCTACTCATTTTTACTGTTATTTTTCTTTTGTTATCATCTTCGCCATAAAAAAATACTTTGATCATTTTGTTATTCCCTTAAAACATATCTGAATCTATTGAATTGATTAATCCAGCTAATTTATTTCCATATTGGAAGGATCGAAATTCTTTTTTAATCCAGGGATTAGTATTTTGCCATTCAAAATAAACTGTCCATACCATCAATTCAGGATCAAAATTTTCGCATGTATAATGAGGTAAAGCATTTTTATTTTCAAGTGGATTTTCAAGATAAAATACTCCATTGGGAATAATATATTGAAATTCAACTGGTTCATATATTGTTCTGTTATCTTTTGATTTTATTTTCATTTTGTTATTCTCCATTATCTTTTATATTCTGTTATTATCTAATTTCCCATTTATATTTTTCAGAATCGGTAAGATGATAAATACATTGATCTTTTATTTGATTTAAAATCTTTTTTGCTTTTGATCTTTCCCATGCAGGATATTCGCAGGATTGATAATCAAGACAATTAATTCCTTTTAATACTTGAATAAAATCAATTGCAAAAACTTGAGAAAAAATATATTTATATGGTTTTTCAGATTCATTATAACGATAATTAACACTTTTATAATTTGCATCAACTAAGGTTTGACCAATTTTGTTTAATTCTTGAATATCCATATATTTATTACTGTAATCTTTATTATTATAATATAATGCTGATACAAGGTAATCAATATGTTTTTTGTTTACTATAAATGCACTCATTTTATTTTTTCCTTTTATTTTCTGTTATTGTTATTCTAATAAAATTAACCTTTTATTGGTTTGTATTTCTGTTATGATAGGATTGATTTAATTTCTTTTCTATGTACAATTATCGAAACAAGAATATTTGTATCTTCTATTGCGTGTTCTATTTCAAAAAGTTTTTCTCCATTATGATCAAAAATATCTCTTACAATTCCTTTTCTGATATCACCATAAAACTTTTTTTCAGGTTTATTAAAATATTGATATAATACTTCACTTCCAATTTTTAATGTTTTTCTTGTTCTCATTTTATTCAATCCTTTTGTTATTGTTTAATTTGCTTTTCCGTATCTGTTTATTTGAGATTTTACAGCTTGATCAAAAAATTCTATTCTTGATCCAATATTGTCTACATTAAACCAATTATGAATTTTTTCATAACATTCTTTTTTACTATCACAAAATGAAATAAATCCCATACCAGTATCAAATTCTGATACTTGCCATGCAGGATTTTTTTCATTATTTTTTATCGATAACCAGGTTTTATGTACTAAAAATTTATATCCCATATATTCATAAAGATAAGCAGGAATTTTTTCTAAAATTGTAGTATCATCTTTTTTATGAATTCTGATATTATATGTTTTCATTCTGTTGTTATCCTTTTCTAATAAAATTTTGATTTTATTATTTAAATTTTCACCAGTTTTTTATATTCTATTCCATAGCCATTATTGACAAAAATAATATCAATTCTATACTTATTCTTATTTTTTTCAATCCAGTTATTTCTTGATTTTTCTGTTTTAAAAATTTTTGTTTGCCACATGATTTAATCTCCATTTTTTTCTGTTATTAATAATCAACTTCCTGTCGTAAAGCATATTCAAAAATTTCATATAAATAATCTTTAATATAATTCTTGTTTCTTCCTGTTATATTTGTATAAAAATCATTGTATAAATCAGGCGTAACAACTAATTTATGATCAGTCCATCCATTATACATACCATTTTCATCCATATGATGAAATTCGAATGTAAAAATCAATTTATTTGGTTTGGAATTGATTAAATCTAATTCCATACCAGCATCAATACCACTTCCATGTGGCATTTCATTTTTAACCAATTCATTTAATTTTTCTTCGTGTTTATCTTCCCAAATTTTATTACCAGTTTTAATACAATTTTGATAAGCTTGTAATGTTCCCGAAAAGTGTTTATATAATTTGTTGTTCATTTTTTTATCTCCTATTTTTTATTTATTTTTTATTTCTATACTAATTATAGCAAGTTATAAATAAATTGCAATAGTTTTTTATACAATGATACAATCGTTAACAATCTGTTAACATTCCAATTCAACCAGCAATTTATTAAATAAAATACTGTTTTTATTGGTTATTTTTAGCCATTTTCAGCGTTTTTAAATTACCATTGATCATTTTATATCTATTAGTATATAAATCATTTTATTATACTGGAAAATGTGTTTAAAATAGAATGTGATATCTTTTTTTAATTTTAGATATCACATTCAGAGGAGGAGGAAGGATTTTTTTATTTTTTTATCTGTTATGCTTAGGAAAATTACATATATTTTTTCTCCATTTATTTTGATCTTCAATTCTTTTTTGTTTCATTTTATCTTTAATAATTTCATAAATGACAATATAAAAAATCCCAATAAATACCATTATGGCTATAAAAAATCCTGAATTATCCATTTTTAATTTTCCTTATCTTCACGTAATAAAGCAAAATACAATAATTTTTTATTTTCTTTTTCCTTGCGATTCTTTTTCAATTGTTGCGTTTCTTTTTTTGTTTTCGTGATCTGTTATTCCCTTTCTGTTATTTTGTTTTATGGTTTATTGTTTTATTATTTTATTGTTTTATTTTTATTTAATTTTATCTGAAGTGAAAATATATTTTGGGAATTTCATTTTACCATTTAATTTCCTTTTTTCATTTTTCCAGAATGTTATTTTATGATCAGGATTTAAATTTTGAATTTCTATATACATATATCCTCTTGCATCATACAAAATAATTCTAAAATCCTTTTTATTAAAATTATAGTAGAATGTAATTACATGTTTAAAAATTTTAATCCGTTGTGTTATAAAATCCTTATCAATAATTACCATGTCAAAAAATAGCCATTTCCAGGATAATGTTAATTTTTTTGGTAGTATATAGAATTTATGGAAAAATTCCTTTCCTTCGTTGTCTATTTCATTGCTATTTTCACGTAGCATAAATTTAATGGTTTTTATGATCTGTTATTCCTTTTTATTTTATGATGATATATAAAATATTTGATTATTCCAATTAAAAACAATTTTATAAATATTATTTATATTATAAATCATGTTTTCATTTGTGAAAATTGGAAAATTTTTAATTAAAAATTCATTAATTTTTTCATTCCAAATAGGAAAAAAATTTCCAAAATTATTATAATAATCTGATTTTTGATTATGAAAACTTTTATTTAATTCCTGTATAACATAATCAGGAATAATTAAATCTTTTATATAATCATTGTTTTCTGAATTTGTTATTTTATAGGATTTTCGATCATTCATTTTTATAATTCCTTATTTGTTATTATACTATTTTTTTATTCTGTTATTTGATCATTTTCTTTTTTATATTGACGACATAAAGAATCAAATATACCAAATAAATTCATAATAAAAAATGTAGAAATACCAGTTTTCATACTAGCATAATCATGATCAGGAATTGTTTGATTTAAAAATGGATTTAAACTTCTTCCGTATTTTCTTTTATATTCTTCATTATGTTTAAAAACTTCTTCCTGATATCTTTTAAAATCTACTTCCATATAATAAAAATAATCTGTTATGCTTTTTTCTATTTGTTCCCTTGTTCGTGTTTCATAATCTCTTTTTATGGCATAATCGATATATTGATTGATTACATATTCTTTTCTATTTTCAGCATATTGATTAAAGTTTTCTTCAGGTAAAATATTAAATAAATTTTTGCTATTTGTTGTCATGATATCATTCCTTTTTTTTTTTTTGATCTGTTATTTGATTTTTATTTTTTATTTCCTGATCATTGCCATTATAGGATTTTATAATTTTTTATAATGGCAATAATCAGATAATAAAATATAATTTTTATTGGTTTATATTTCACCTTCCAATACTTCAGATTTTAAGCACAAATTTCTTAAGGTTTCTTCAAATCCAAACCACGCCATTAAATTCTGATTTTGAGTATCCAGGCATAAAGGATCGGTATCATCAAAAGATTGTAATAATTCTGAAATTGGCATACCAGTATCATTAATTAATTCTGATAATAACTGATTAATTTCATTTTGATATTTTTTGAAAAATGGTATAGTATCAGAATAATAAATTAATGGACTAACTGCGCCGGATTGGCAGCCATATTGCAAAATATCTGAAATATGGGATTCTAATTCTTGTTCATCATTAGTATAATCTTTTAAGTATTTTACGATATATTTTTCTAATTTATTTTCAGCATTTTTGTTTAATTTTGTTACGGTTTTCATTTTTTTATTTTCTCCATTTTTTTTATTTTATAGAATTTTAAAATTATTCTATTAATTTTATACAGTATAAATCTTTTATAATTTTTTATTTTTATACTGTATAATATAATTTAATAATTTTTACTTTTTCATTTTTGCTCCTATGCTTTGAAATAATCTTTTTCATACCAGGAGGGATAAATTTCTTTATTTTTGATCTGAACAAAATATCTTTTATTATTATAATACGGTTTATTTGAACAAATATTAATATATTTTTGATCTGACCTATTTTCTGCATTTTCCGCAACGATTCGAGCCTCATTAAAATTTTCACATTCGAAAACAAGTTTATTAATTCTATTTTCTGATAATCCCCAGTTTGACATAAATTTATCAGTCATCGTTACCCAGTATTTAATTTTTGGTTTATTTGTTGTTGTTGTTGTTGTCTCTTCCATTTTCTACATCCTTTTTTAATTTTCTGTTATTTGATTTTATTATTTTGTTATTCTGATATATTCCAGTATAGCCATTTTTTTATTATTGTCAATAGATTTTGATACAATGATACAATTGTTAACAATCTGTTGACATTCTACCAATTATTAGAATCAATCCAATTATCAATTAAATCATATGTTAATGGATAAGAATAGTCTACAGATTTTTTATATAATTCTATTGATGATAAATAAGGTTTATTTAAACAATTTTGTCCAACAATGATATAATTTTCATTTTCGATTTTTAAATTGGTTAGAATAATTTCATCATTTTGACAATTTAAACGTCCTTCAAAATACGCTAAAATACAATCATAATTATTTAATATTTTATCGATTTTATTATTGTCATGATCATTATTTTTAAAAATAATAGAATTAATATATTCAATATTTTTATATGTTTTTTCGTGACTATTATCTAATTTTAATTTAATATTTTTATTTTCCATTTTTTAATCTCCTGATAAAATTCTAATTTTATTTGATAATTTGTTATTTGTTTAATCTAATCTGTTATTAATGATCTGTTATTAATGAAATTTATTAACATTAATAAAAATTCCTTTTTTGGTCACGCCATATGGTAAAATGTTATTTTTTTCAAATTTAATTTTCTCCTCTTCAGAAAATCGAATCCATCTATTAATATTTTTTGTGTAAGTACTTGAGGACGTTAAACCCATTAAGCCATAGATATAATAATATTGATTCATTTTTTAATATCCTTATTTTTTTTTTTTTAATCCGAATAATACCAGTTTTCAAATTCCCACTTTGACCAGGAATTCATTAATATTTTTTTTGTTCGTGAAAAAAAATTCATTTGTTCGAACAATTCAATTTTAATAAATTCAGGTAAATTTAAATTATCAATATGTTGGTATAGCATTGATTCAGGCGACAAATTAATTAATTGTTTTTTAGTATATTTTTTTAATGTCATTTTGTTTTTTCTCCAATTGTTTATTTTTTATTTTTTTTGATTAAATACGATATAAAAATCATAACAGAAAAAAAATATAATACAAGTATGAATTTTTTTTTATCAATTTTAAAAATTTATTAAAATTATTTTAAAATTATTTTGATCATTAAAATAATCAAAAAAATAAATAAAAAATAAAAATAATCATCTCTAGGAATTGACCATAAAAAAAATAATTTTATTTTTAATTTTCACGTGTAAAAAATAAAATTTTTTAATAATTTTTAATAATTTTTGGTAGAAAAAACTCATAAAAAAAATAATTTAAATTGCTATAAATCGTTATTTTTGGCTTTAAAATGGATTTTAAAAGTTAAGATATAAAGTGACCTATATTGATTTAAAACGCTTGAAAGTGCTTTATTTTGGCTGTATTTTTAGTATGCTGGATGAGTTTAGTATAAGTTTAATTTATAGGTTTTGGGTTTTAGTATAAGTTAATCGAATAGTTGAAAATTGTATTAATTTGTTTAAAAGTATTGTATTTAATAAAATGTTGTGTATACTGGTATTGATGATAGTTAATAATTAAAAATAAATAATGAGGAGACAAAAAAAATGAAAATCGAAAATATGATGGGAAACGGAAAATACACAATCGATCCAAAAATTGTAGAATTTTTAAGTGTAAATTCTCACTTGAAACCATTGTATGCAATTTCTGAGACAAAAATTACCTGCTTTGACACTGGTTTAAATCACAATTGGGACGTAGTATTATTTGATCAATCAGTGCGCGTTGTTCATTGTCAATAATAGATCAATAGGTTAATGGAATAATGAGGAGATTAAAAAATGACAATTAATAAGATTTTAGCAAGCTTTAATAATTTTGGCTTAATTGGAGATTTTATCGAATTTATTCTTAAAACAATTGATAAAAATCCAATTATTATGATTGTATTGATTTTTTTGGTTTTTTTGGTTATTATGTTTAATAATTCAGTAATTACCAAAAAATCAGCATATAAAAGATATTAGATTGATATTAAAAAAATTAGATTAGAATTGGAGATGGTAAAATGCTTACAATGGATAAAATAAAATATTGTTACCATGTTATAAAATACAATCCAGTTAATAAGTGGAATTATTGTTTGACAAAAAATGGTCATGGTATAGATAAGTTTTTTTGGAAAAAATCTTTTTTCTTATTTGAAAAAAATAATAATTTATTTATTAATTCTAAATTTTCATGGGATAATAAATAATTAAAAATTGAATTGGAGAAAATAAAATGTCAACTATAAAATATAATAATGGGATGTATAAAACCACTTCAAAAAAACAAGACAACAAATTAAGCGAATTATGGTTCATTTTAAAACCTATTAATGCATCGATAAATTTTGATCAAAAAACGGGTATAGTTATTTATACATTAAGATTTTTTGATCATGATAATAAATGGATTGATAAAATTTTTGAAGTGAATCGGATCGGTACAATTTTATCGGTAACAAAAAAAACAGAAAAAAATAATTAATAAAAATTAAAAAAAAATAAAAAATAGTCAATTTTCAGAAAATAGAAAATTGACTATTGACATTTAAAAAATAATCCCTATAATCATAAATAAGTATTGGATCATAAAAAAAATAAAAAATAAAAAATTGGAGATTATAAAATGAAAACAAATAAAAATAATAAAAATTCAAAATTGATTTATGAAAACAAGGAAAATAATATTAAATTATATGTAAATCTTAACGATGGCTATAATTATAATTTTTCAGTTTATTTTATGAATTTTGAAAATGATTTTTTTGGTTTTCAGGATTTTAATAAAGATTGGAATTTTAAATTAATGTCAAAATTTGATCATGATAGTATTTCAAATATTATGACTAACTATTATTATGATGGAATTCCAGAAAATTTATAAATAAATAATCAGAAAATAAAAAATAAAAAATTGGATAATTGGAGATTTTAAAATGAATCAAAAAAATTATGAAAAAATAAAAAATCAAAGTGTTCAAAAAATTTTAATTTGGGATAAGTTAGAAAATGAAGACATTTTAATTGATAAATTTAAATCAAATAATTGGATTTTAAAAGATGGATATTTAACTTTATATTCTGAAAATTTAGAAAATATTAAAAATAATGATAATTATTTATATCAAATTGATTTATATGATGATAGTATCATGATTGATGGATGGAATAGAATTCATGTAAAATATTAATTAAAGAATTGATTAATTGATCAAACAATAAATAAATTACTGGAGAAAATAAAAAATAAAATCCTGGTAGAAAAAAATTATCAGGATTTTATTTTTTTTAATTTGTTTATTGGATTGTTGGTTAAGTTGTTGGATTGTTGGATTGTATTGATTGTTGGTTAAGGTTGTATTGTTGGATTGATGTATTGAATAGTGTAACCCTGGTTATACTTTAATTGATGGTATTGATTGATAGTTAAGGATTGATGTATTGATTGATGTATTGGTATGAATTGTTAAATGATTTATAAATGTATTTTATTTTACAAGTGTAAATTATTTAACAATCAGTATTATGTATTACATAGTAGTTATATAGTGCTTCTCCAGAAAACAGCATGTTATACGATGTATCACGTCATGATATATCACGTTGTGATATACTTTTAATCTCCAAAAATACCATTAATCAATCATCGTTTAAGCCATTCTAAGGCGTTTATATAGTCAATAGGTCATTATATATCATATCACTATATAAACCGTTTAAAATCCTTTAAATCATGCTTAAACAGGATGCTATACCATTGCATACTGGTATATAGTCAACCTATGGCATGACATTGGATATCAATCAACAAGTTAAGAATAGTCAATCCTGGTATCAATCAGCCTTGAATGATCATTCTATACATACAACCAATAGAATCGCTTTAAAATCCTTTAAAATAGCCTTAAAAGTTGTCATAATGTGTATATTATGGCAAGTTATATGAGCGTATAGCATGGCATAACATGAGATTGATAGGCGTATGTTTACGTGATTTAATTGAAAACAGATTCGAAAACCAGGTATGGCACATCAACTCACACACCCTACAAAACCCCCTTAACTTCCTCATCCAAAACATCACCAAAATCCCCTCAATAAACCCCCCTCCAAACTTCACAACAAAAACAATCCAAAACCCCCTAAACAAACACAAAAACCTCAAATAAAACTACACAAAATCACTAACAAAAACCTTCACATAAAAAAACATAAACCAAAAAACTATAAAAAATATACTAACAACAAAAATTACACCTAAAATTATAAAACACTAAAATAAAACCTTTCCCCTTAATAACCCTAATAACCCAATAACAAAAAAATTAACCAAATTAATAAAAACAAACCAATAACAATAATTAGGTCAATCATGAAGAACCAATTTCACTCCACTTTCTATAATCCCAATTCATCTTCACAATATCACTTTCACTTCTCACCCCATATACTTTTATAACAATCCAACCATCATCCCAACCACTTTTCCATTCACCTGATTGATCTAATTTTCCTTCTTCTTTTTTTAACTTCAAAACCTTACCAACAACAGCATACTCTACAGGAATCCAACTAACATCAAGAATACTTACATTTCCAGATCTTTTTCTCAGAAGACATTGTTGATACATTTGTTCTTTATTATTACCAGTATTATTTTTACCACTATTATTTTTAACACTCATATTATACCTCCCATATATCTACACTAATTCTATTTCTAAATTAATTCTTCTTCACTACAACCAATAACCTTATATTCAGTAATATTGAAACCTAATTCAGCATTGATCAATTCTACTGTATCAATCCTTCCTCTGGCTCTTCTGGCATAATACTTCCAACATTCAAAACAAAAGTCTAAGTTATTTTCCATAGAATCTTTTGCTTTTACTTCAGAAAGATTAATAAACTTATCCTGATCTATATAAAACTTACCAGGAATGATTCCTCCACAACTATCACACTTAATTATTTTTACATTTATCTCGCTCATAAATTAATTTCCTTTTTATTTTTCTTATTCTTTTGCAGTAAACGCCGTAGGCTATTTAATTAATTCTTTGTAAAAAATTTTTTGTAAAGAATTTTACTGGTGTACACTATTTCTCTCTTTAAGAGTTCTTTTAATATTTCTTTTAAATATTCTTTTATATATTCTTTAATAGGTTCTTTTTAACAACAGGTGTATTGTTCTTTTTAACAACTATGTATTGTTCTTTTTAACAACAATACATAGTTCTTTTTAACAACAATGAATTGTTCTTTTTAACAACGATAGTTTTTAAGTTTTTTAAATTTTTACCAGGAATATTCATCATTATTTTCTTCACCTTTTTTATTTTCTTTTTCCTTTTCCTTTTCTTTTTGATTTATCTTTTCTTTGATGTTTTCTTTAATTTTTTCACGACCTGTTTCCTGATATCTTTGTCTTTGATAATTTGTTTTTAGATAAGTCTTTTTTTCTTTATTTTTCAATTGATAAATATTTTTTGAAACAGGTCTGTACCAGTTAGCACTATTTAATTTCTCTTCTAAAGTCATTTGAGATTTATTGACTTTTTCAATTAACTTGTCTTTTAATAAAAGTTTGATGGCTTTTCTTACACTTGACCAACTTAATTGAAGTTCATTTCCTATAGCAACTTCTGATTTAGTACAGCATCTTTTATCTCCAGACATTGCATATTTTGAATAATTGGCAATAACTGAAAATACCATTGAAGGAATTACTCCATAATGGTTCAACATGTCTTTATACACTTTAAAATATTCAAGACCAGATCCATCTTCAAAATAACCTTTATTTTCTTGATTAATCATATTTTTCCTTTTTATATTTTTTTTAATAATGCTATTTTTCATAGCAAACAAATTTATAACATGATATTCCATTGTTGTCAAGAAGAACGATACTTTTTTCTAAAACTTATTTCTTCTTGACAAAAAATATGTTCTATGATATTATTTATTTTAGTAAACCAGTATAGATTTTATTTTTATTATTGGAATATTATTTGCTCTATGCTGGTTTACTGAAAAAAATAATTATTTATAATTATCCGTATTATATATCACATTATTGGTATAAGCAAGGGAATAAGGAGTAAATTAAAAAGAAAAATGTCACACAACAAAGGGTTACTACAAAGAATAATAATATTTGATGAAGAAGATTTAGAAGATGTTTATTTAGAAACTTTTTCTGATGTAAGTTTTGAAGATATAGATATTGATGAGAATAAATGCTACAATGAATTTTATGAAATCCTATTGGATGAAGCCATAGAAAAAGATGAAAATTATATGTGTAGAAATGAATTTGATTGGGAAGAAATGTCTTATTACAGATTTGAAATAAATGGTCAAAATATTTTAGATTATAATTATGATGAATATTCGTGTGGAAATTGGGATGAAGATATCAATAAAACATTAATTGATTTACTAAAAGATTAAAACAAAAGAAAGGATAATATTATGCATATCATTATAGGATTACTTTTAGCAGCTATTTTTAATTCAGGGAATAAAGAGAAAGTAAAATCTGGAGAATATACAGTTGTAGGGAAAGGTATGAACCGTAAATTAAAAGATAATAAAACCGGAATGTATATAATAACTTAAATTACTTTCTATTTATTGAGTTATTTTTTATTGGTAAAAAAAAAAAAAAAGAATATTACAACAAGGGAAATTTTCAATTTGAAAAAACTTCAACAGTATTACATTTTTAAAATTTCAACAACTCAATTAAATCATTCAAATTATAATATAACAATGTCTTTTGAAGAGGCGCAAAAATCTTCAAAAATTATTTCTTTAGGTGATTCTCAAATGTTGAGAACTCTTAGACAAATAAAAGGTATAAATATTGATACTGATGAAATTGATATATTATTATCAGAAAAAAGAAAAATAAAAAGAAGATCTCATAATAAAGAAAACCTGAAAGAATTATTGGAAACAGAACAAAAATTAAGAGATTTATTATTTGTTCCTGAAATCATTTCAATTTTTGTAGATGATATAAGACATTATAAATATATTGGGAAAAATGGTTTTATATTAAATAACAAAAAATATATTAGATTTGCTTGTGGAGCAGGTCAAGCAAGAAGAAATAATGCTTTATACATTGATCAGGAATATGAAGAAAAAATGTATTCAATTTTAAATAATGATAGAAATGATATCGAGATAACTCCTGAAAAATATAATGCTTATTTTAGTTTATCTACATCTGCATCTATTCCTGTTTCTGAACCTTATTTTTGTGTAGTTCCAGACAAAGAAGTTGTCAGAACAGAAAGAGTTGATTTTGTAAAAGAAATAGAAAATGGCGATGACGAAGTAATTGAAATGGACAGAGATATTACTTTTAATTTATGGGACGGTCAAGGAATCATATCTCCTAAAATGGCTAAACATTGGGCTGAAGAATTAGAACTAGACTATATTCCATCTTCTTTTATTGTTCGATCAAATTTTATAAAAGGACTGGTTGTCGTAATTGATTTTCATAAATTTTCTGATAAAATAGGAAAAAGATTTATTACTGATATTTATGGAAATAATGTTAATATTCGAGACATGGACGTTATTTTAACACAATCTCAATTTAAATTATGGAATGCCTTTTCTTCAATTTCAGAATATAAGAAAAAATCTAAGTCGAATAATTTACAATGGTCTATTACCAGGGTTGCTCCAAAACATGAGAAAAAGCATACTTTTTTAAATTATCAGTTTATTCAAGCATTAAATCTTGATAATCAATCTATTGAAAATCTTTGCTCCCCAACTGTAAAATATTTTAAAAGTATTATTAAATCTGATATATCAAAAACTTTATTATATTTTCTTGGAAGAATGTCTGATGGAGAATATGATAAAAATATTTTCAATAAGATTAATGATAAGGTTGTAAAAGCCATTATCTTAAATAATCAGTTATTAAAAGATCCATATGTACAAAACAACATTGTTCATAGTTTAAATAAAAAAATTAAACAATCATATATAGGAAAGTTAATAATTGATGGATCTTACACTATGATGGTTTCTGATCCTTATGCTTTTTTGGAATATATATTTGATCTTCCAATAAAAGGATTATTACAAAGAGGAGAACATTATAATAAATATTGGGTGAATAAAGGAGAATATATACTAGCAGGAATGAGAGCTCCTCTTATCTGGAGAAGTGAAGTAAATATTCTTAATTTAAAATATAATGAAAAAATAAAAGAATGGTTTCAATATTTAGATAACTGTGTTGTATATAATATTTTTGGAAATGATTGTTTAATTCATGGTGGATCTGATTTTGATGGAGACATAGTTTGTATCACAAATAATAAAGAAATAATAAATGGTGTGTACGGTGGATTACCTGTGGATTATGAAAATAAAAAAGCACCTAAAAAAATAATTAATAAAAACGAATTATATTTATCTGATATCCGAGGATTCAATAATTCTGTTGGATTTGTTACAAATGTCGGTACTACAGCATCTGCTCTTCTGCCTAAATTTGAAGAAGAATCAAAAGAATATAATGAAATCATAAAAAGATTGAAATGTTTTAGAAAAGAACAGGGAAGCACAATTGATGCAACTAAAGGATTAGAAATTAAACCATTTCCTATGCATTGGACAAAATGGAATAAGATAAAAGAAACCGATAGCGAAGAAATAATAAAAGAAAAAGAATTTTTAAATGCCATTTGTATAAACCAACGTGTTCATTTTATGAGATGGCTATATCCAAAATATAATGTAAAATTTAATAATTATTATAAGTCCATAGACTTAATTCATGTAAGAACACAGTTTAAGAAGAAATTAGAAGATATTCTTGATCAATATAAAAAAGATAAAACTCAATTAAGTGAAAAAGAACTATCTTTTGTAAATAAATATTATGCATTAAGTCCTTTTTTAGAAACCAATTGTGTTATGAATAATGTTTCAAATTTTATGATAAATTCTATAAAAGAAATGAAATCAGAAGATTTTAATAAAGTAAGTGAAGAAAATATCTTGATATTAAAAGACAGTGAAATTAATACAGATAAAGAAAAATTAAAAAAATTATATGATCTTTATAAACAATATAAAAAAGAAAAGAAAAATATAAATAAAAAAAATCAGCAACATTATGATTATAATTATGAAACCGTAGAACAATTTAATTCCCATTTTAGAAATTTGGCTAATGATATCTCTTCTAATGGATCTGAATTGGCAAATTTAGCAGTTGATATTTGCTACGTTATTCATCCATCTGACAATAAATCTTTTTTATGGAATGTTTTTGGAGAAGATTTAATAAGCAATATTATAAAAAATAAGCAAGACGAAGTAAAAGTTCCATTCTTAGATATAAAAGGAAGCATTAATTATTTGGGTAACAAATATGAAATGAAAACAATAGAAATCACTGATTACACTGGAGAAATTTATGATTATTTTGGATGAGTTTTCATATGCTAAAAATATGTTCAATAATTGTTTATCTTCTTTTATGAATGGAAAAGATATTAGATTATTAATTATGTATTTTAGAAACATTGGTGTGGAAGAATCTGAAATATACAATAAAATAAATAACTGGCTATTAGAACGTCAAGAAAACTATAATGAAATATTATATCAAGAATTTTTATTAAATATTATAAAAACATCTAAGAAAAGTAAAATAAAAAAATTTCAAAACATAGTAGTTACTGAGAACGAATTTAATATAATTAGAAACATAAAAAATTATCGCCTTGAAAAAATACTTTTTATAATGCTTGTTTTATCAAAGTATTATTTTATTATTGGTAAAAATTTTGATGAAAATAATACTAATTACTATACTTTGAAAACAACTCCTTATCATATATTAAAATTTGCAAAAACTAATGAAAAAAATAAAGAATGGATATTTAACCAACTTTTAGAAAAAAATATAATTAATACTAATTTTGGAAATGATGGTGCATATTACATTGTTAATATTAATAAAAATGATAATTCCGATCCAAAAATAATTATTGAAAATTTTAATAATTTTATTGATTATTACAAACCATATTGTGAAATTTGTGGAATTGAAATTGAAAAAACAGGAAAGAACAAAAAAATGTGTGAAAAATGTTTTAAGGAAAAAAGAAAAAAAGAAATAAATGAAAATGCAAAAAAATATTATAGTAATAAAAAAAAGAATTTTTATACAGTTTAAAGGTTGTGCTATATAGGTATAGAATATACTAAAATTAACAAAACTTCAACAGGAAAAACAAAATGTTAAAAAAAAATAAATACAATCTTCAAAATAGACCAGAAATAAATGAAATAACTACTGATAAATTTCTGCATTTAGTATCGCAAGATGCTGGATTTACAATATCAGATACTAGAATATTTTGGAGATCTGTAATTAGAATTATAGCTCGTGCTATTATTGCAGAGAAAATCTTAAAGATTCATGGACTTGGAAAAATTTATGTAAAAACAATTCCAGCAAGAAGAATGTGGATTGGATTAAAGAAAAAAGAAGCATGGGTTGACGAATCAAAAAGAATTGTTTTTCAATTTTCTAAAACCTTAAAAGAATTGCTTTATGATAATGTTTATTCTGAAGGCAGAAATTCAGCAAAATATTTTGAAGATATTGAATTAGATGATTTAGAAGATGATGAATTTTAATAATAAAAAACAATTTAAATAAAATTGCATTTAAACAAAAAAATAATGAAATGGGAGGAATTCAATGAAGCGTAAAATATTTTTAATTATTCTTCTTATTTTAATAGCATGTCTTTTATCTCGTAGTGTTCCTGCTTATGGAAATGAAGAATATCGGGTTTTTATTCCTCTTGTACTCAAAAACTATATATCTCCTCATTATGATGAAAATAAAGGAATAGCCCTAGTTACCAATCAGTTATCAGATTTAGATATGGTTGGTGCAGGTTGGTATTATGTATGGTCGTGTGATTGTACTAGATTGAATGATAATAGGTACATTCCTATGTCTTATGCTGGATTAGTTCCAGAATGTTTGCCAATAGATTATAATGGTTTTATTTTATTTTTGAATGAACCAAACAACGTTGCTCCCTATGGATCGGCAATATCACCAATTGAAGGCGCAAAAAGATACGCTGATTTCATACAAGCACGACCTAATGCAAAATTAGTAGTTGGAAATGTTTCAGCGTGGGCTTCATGGTGGTTTATAGATTTTCTTATTGAATTACGTGATAATTATCCCAATATTCAAAAACCACAATATTATGGATTTCATGGTTATGTAGAAAGTTGGATTACAGTTGAACAATTAGACATATGGTGGATTGATATGGAATATATGATTTATAGATTTTCTGATGTTCATCCTGAGATATGGGTTACTGAATTTGCAGACACAACAGGAAATACAGAATCTTTTTCATCATTATTAGATGTAATTGATAGCAAAGAATATATAACTAAATATGGCTATTTTACCAATAGATATGATCCTGAGGCTGAATATATCCCTGATGGTTGGTATGATTTCAACCTTGTAAACAATAACGGTTCTTTAACTCCAATTGGAGAGGTTTATAAAACAAAATAATTTATTGAAACAATATTGAAAAATAAAATAGTGATTTTATTGGATTAAATTATAAAATTTATTTTTATAGAATTTATTTCATAGTTTTCTCTTGAGGAAGAGGAAGAAAAGGAGATTAGATATGAGTTTAATAGTAATAAGTGAAAATAGTAAAAAAAGTTATCAGGCTTTATCAAGTGATATAGTTGGTGGTAAAATTGATAATGCTTCTTGGATTGGTGCTGATGTTTATATTATAGATACACAACAATGGTATAGGGTTGGCGAAGATTTAATTCTGTATCCTTTAACTTCTGTGTCTGAATCTGCACTGAGGAATGAAGTTATAACAATTATGGATTCTGGTTCTGGAATATCTGGTTCTGCCACAATTAGCAGTACGGATCTTGCAGCTTTAATTACTCCTTCAAATTGGACTACAAACAACATTTCTTTTCAAGTTTCTCATGGAGATGGTATTTTCCGTTCCTTGCAAGGATATGACACAGGAACAGAATATTACATTACTTCTGCTTCTGCTGGAAGATGGTATCCGTTAATTCTTCAAAATTTTTATGGGGTAACTGATTTACAAGTTATTTCGGGATTAAGTGCTTCTCCTGTTGCTCAATCTGGAAGTAGAATTATTACTCTTGTAACAAGACCTCTTTAAGGAGAAGATTGTGAGAAAATATGAATAAAAAAATTTTTTATCAAGATGGTTTAAATATTCAGAATAGTATTGACATCTTTACTATTCGTTTTACCAATCTGCTCCAAACTGACAGAATAATGCGATTACGACAACGATTAGCGATAAAGCAGGGGAGAGGAGTGTAGCATGCCAAGTTCAGCACAAAAAATGATACTATTGTTGGGCGGTAATCGAATCAACGAAGTCCAAACAACCTATGCAGGCGAGGCGGTTTATGGTGTATCATGGGATAAAACAGACACACCACTAACCCGTATCAATGGCAGTGTTGGATTTACAGCAGAAGCCGGAGTAGATGCCGGAGCTGCCACAAACGATTTCGATACCGCCGCGATTTATTCAGAGTTTGACACTTTCACAGACGATGACAGTAACGAGTTTATAAAGATACCAGCGTTCTACATCCGTAAGACTGACACAGCCAGCAAGAAAACATGGCAGATTAGTAAGGCAAGAATGCCTGGCAGTTATAAACCCTGGTGTTTTTACAATTTTACAACCGGAACATATAACGATTTTATCTATGTTGGCAAATATCCTGCAGGCACAACCCTGACGGGTGGTACGAAGTTAAACAGCTTGCCGAACGAATATCCATTGATAAACAAGAACATCGTCGAATTTAGAACCTACGCAGAAGCCAACGGT